GAAGAAGAAGAAGAAAATCTTGAAGAAATGATGGGCGGAGACTCCGCAGATGACCTGATTGACGACGTAGATGTCGAAGAAGAAGGTATATCTATGGAAGCTGACGATGAAGAAGGCATGGATGACATGGGCGGTGACGAAGCCGGTGGCGATGACATCGAAGGCAAACTCATGAACATTGAAGACAAGCTGGATGAACTCATGGCAGAATTTGAAGCTCTTATGGGCGACGATGACATGGGTGATGACATGGGCGGTGAAGAAGAGCTTGACATTGACATCGGCGGCGACGAAGATGGCATGGATATGGACGGCGAAATGGATCTGGACATGGATGCAGGCGACGAAGAGCCAATGCCAATGGGCGAAGCTATCAGCCTGAAAGCAGCTCCAAAGCCAACTACCAGTGAAGAAGGCGGTATCAACAAGAAGTCAATCGTGGCTGCAAACAGCGGCGCACGTGGTATGGAAGGCAAGCCTGTTCACACTGGTACAAGCCAAGGTGGCAAGCATGATGCAGCAGGTGCATACAGCAACAACGTAAAAGATCTGATCAGTGATGTTCAGAACACACCAGCCAAGGCCAAGGTCACTCAAAAGCCTGCACCTAAGCCACATCTAGCACAGGCAACTGGTGTTAACACCAAGAGCCCACTATAAGGATTGGCCGTGAATCGCTGTTTACGTGAAACCCTGACATTTAATCAAGCCCGTGTGGAGCTCTTGCAAGAAGAAGCTCCAGACGGCAGCGGTAAAAAACTCTATATGCAAGGGATTTTTATCCAGGGTGACAAACGCAATGCCAACGAGCGTGTGTATCCAATCCGTGAAATTAATCGCGCTGTAAACACGATTAATGAACAGATAAGCAGTGGTATGAGCGTGCTTGGCGAAGTTGACCATCCAGATGATCTCAAGATCAATCTTGATCGTGTGAGTCACATGATTGAGAAAATGTGGATGGACGACAGCGATGGCATTGGTAAATTAAAGATATTACCCACTCCCATGGGACAACTGGTGAAAACCATGTTGGACTCTGGGGTAAAATTAGGCGTCAGCAGCCGCGGCAGCGGCAATGTTGACGATAGAACCGGACATGTCAGTGACTTTGAAATAGTCACTGTTGATGTGGTTGCCCAACCCAGCGCACCTAATGCCTATCCAACCGCAGTTTACGAGGGGCTGATGAACATGAAATATGGTCATCGTGCTCTTGAGATAGCCAAAGAAGTTGGTACGGACAACAAAGTACAGAGATACTTGAAAGAGGAAGTCAAACGCCTCATCAAGGATCTCAAGATCTAAGGAGAATCTAATAATGTTAGATGCCATCAAACCATTACTAGATAGCGGCCTGATCAATGAAGATGTCAGCAAAGAACTCAACGAAGCTTGGGAATCAAAGCTGTCAGAAGCCAAAGAACAGGTACGTGCAGAACTTCGCGAGGAGTTTGCACAACGCTATGAACACGACAAGAGCGTGATGGTTGAAGCCCTGGATCGCATGGTAACCGAAGGTCTAAACGCAGAGATCGAAGGCGTTGCAGCTGAAAAGCGTCAACTAGCTGAAGATCGTGTGAAGTTCCAAACCAAGATGAAAGAAAATGCCACTAAGTTTAACGACTTCATGGTAACCAAATTGGCAGAAGAAATCGCAGAAGTGCGTAGAGATCGCAAGGCTCACAACACAGGACTAGAAAAATTAGAAACCTTTGTGGTGCGTGCTCTTGCAGAAGAAATCATGGAATTCGCGCAAGACAAACAAAAGGTTGTTGAAACCCAAGTACGTTTAGTACGCGATGCCCGTGTAAAACTTGAATCATTGAAAGCACGTTTTGTAAAAGAAAGTGCTGCTAAGATGGGTCAAGCGGTATCCAAGCATCTCAAGGCTGAACTCAACCAGCTACGTGAAGATATCCAAGTTGCACGAGAAAACAACTTTGGCCGTCGCATCTTTGAAGCCTATGCGGCTGAATTTGGTGCTACACATCTCAACGAAAATGCAGAAGTGCGCAAGCTCAATGTATTGATCGCTGATAAAAATGCCAAGCTGAGCAAGGCTGTACAAGTTGCAGAGCAAGCTCGTGTGGTTGTGGAAAGCAAAGAACGTGAAATTCGTATGATTCGTGAAAACAACGAACGTGCCAACACCATGGCAGACCTGTTGGCTCCTCTAAACAAAGAGAAGCAAGAGATCATGCGTAATTTACTTGAAAGCGTACAAACAGCTCGTCTGAAGAACGCTTTTGAAAAGTATCTACCAGCGGTGCTCGAGAACCGATCTGTGAAAGCTCAGAAAGTGATCACAGAGTCGATTAGCGAAGTGACTGGGGATAAAACTACCTCGCCTCAACAAGATGAAGATCGCAGCAATGTGATTGACATCAAGAGATTGGCAGGATTATAAGCAAAAGGAGACTATTATGTCAGAGCAATTACTCGAAAACCGCTGGGACGAGACCAAAGAAGCCCTAATGGAAGGCCTTAAAGGTTCACGTCGCAGCACCATGGGTGTTATCCTTGAGAACACTCGCAAGTATCTGAAAGAGAATGCAACTGCTGGCAGCACTGCTGCTGGTAATGTCGCTACTCTTAACCGTGTCATTCTTCCAGTGATTCGTCGTGTGATGCCAACTGTGATCGCTAACGAACTGGTAGGCGTTCAGCCAATGACCGGTCCAGTGGGCCAAATCCACACTCTGCGTGTACGCTATGCAAGCACAATGAATGACACTTCAGCTGCTGCTACTTCAACCATTGCTGGTGAAGAAGCACTGAGTCCATTCAAGATTGCAACAGCTTACTCGTCAGCAAGCACAGTAAGTGCCGGCGTTCCTGGTGCAAGCCAGACTCGCTACACTGGTGCTGACACTTCAATTCTTGAAGGTTCTGGTGGTCGTAACATCAGCGTTCAGATCCTGAAACAAGCTGTTGAAGCCAAGACCCGCAAGTTACAAGCTCGCTGGACTTTTGAAGCAGCTCAAGACGCACAAGCAATGCATGGCATTGACGTAGAAGCAGAAATCATGGCAGCTTTGGCTCAAGAAATCACAGCTGAAATTGATCAAGAAATCCTGTTGAGCCTGCGTACTTTGGCAGCAACTGAGTTCACATACAACCAAGCTACTGTATCTGGTACAGCTACATTTGTTGGTGACGAACACGCCGCTTTGGCAGTTCTGATCAATCGTGTTGCTAACCTGATCGCTCAGCGTACACGTCGTGGCGCTGGTAACTGGGCAGTTGTGTCACCTGCATCGTTGACTGTGCTGCAAAGCGCAACAACTTCAGCATTTGCACGTACAACTGAAGGCACATTTGAAGCACCTACAAACACTAAGTTTGTTGGTACATTAAACGGCGCAATGCGTGTGTTTGTTGACAGCTATGCCAGCGACGCACAAGCAGTTCTAGTTGGTTACAAGGGTTCAAGCGAGGCTGATGCAGCCGCGTTCTACTGCCCTTATATTCCATTGATGAGCTCTGGCGTTGTTCTGGATCCAACTACTTTTGAACCAGTAGTTAGCTTCATGACTCGTTATGGTTACATCGAACTTACCAACACAGCAAGCAGCTTCGGTAACGCAGCTGACTATCTGGGTGAGATCGCTGTTTCGAACTTGTCGTTCAGCTAATCAAAAACTCTCAGGGATGGGAAAAACTACCCCGCTTCGGCGGGGTTTTTCTTTGGTGTAAATATGCAATGTTTTTGACCTTGCGACACAGACCGGATCTTAGATTGGTGCCAAGTTCGGTGGGCGCGATATCTGAATTTTTTCCAGACACCAAACTGTTGATTTTGACTCTGCAGGACCTTAATGGAGTGAGTCGCATCACTTGGTTTGATCTGTACAATCGCATCATTAAGTGTGTACACGAGCACAAGATAGAGTTAATTGTGATAGATCGCACTGGCGAGCCCAAGATCTTGGACGAACCTGAACACTATGGACCCAATGACATCACCATAGCAGATTCACTTAGATCTGTGTGCGCCACGGTAATTGTAACCGATGACTATACCTATTACAATCAGTGTCATGAGCACGTGGTCTGCTTTCCCTATAATATTTGGCTACTAGCATCACGCAGTGTGGACCGGTACGAAAACTTTCACGGGAATGGGTACGACACAGGTCTGCCAAAAATTCGTTCCTTAATGTGTTTGAATAGAAAGTTGCATTGGCACAGGATTTTTCTATACCTGGAACTTCGCAAACGTGACTGGTTACATCGAGTGGATTTCAGTTTTATACTTGGCAATGATCGAATGGACACAGATTTCCTTCTGCGCGATCTAACTCACCAAGAAATTGACCAAATGCATCTAGCCAGCAATGAACTGCCAATTGTGTTGTCCGAAGAACAGGTTAGTGACACCGGCAACTTTACATCCAACGGCAGTACACAGCATTGGACTAGTGTGAATCTTCCGGTTTACAATCGCACAGCCATGAATCTAGTTACTGAAACCAGTTTGAATCACGGAATTTTGCTCACAGAAAAAGCAGTGAAGCCTATCATGGCCTATCAAATTCCTGTGATACTAGCAGCACCCGGAGCCAATGCATGGCTACAGAGTCTTGGTTTTGACCTATTTGCAGACTTTGTGCCCTGGGCACATTGGGACAGCGCAAAAGATCAACGACAAAAAATTCTCAGTATGGTGAACTGGCTAGACACTGTGATGCAGGATCCAGAACAAATAGTTTCATATCACAGACAGAGTCATCACAGACTACGGGCAAACAAGCAACTATTTCACAGCGCAGAGTTTGTCAGACAACTTGAACAGCCTATTAGAGCCTATGCTCAGTCCATTTCGTCCACTTCTACATAGTCATCCTCGTCAATATAGGTACCCGGGGCATCATAAGACTTGTAGTAGGCTTCGTTTGGTTTCATAATCCTAAAAGCATTTTCGTATTTCAAAGCAGCAAAGGTTGCTTCATCTTTTTTAAGCAGATCGCACACTACAAAGCTGGTGCCACAGTCGCCTCTTACGTTTTTAAAAGGTGAATGTTTGAACTCGTTTTTGCAAAGAGCGTCATGAAACTTGCTTCCATAATTGAAAATTATCCTGGTAATACCCAGCTTTTGATTACGCAGTCTAATCTTGTCCACAACAGATAAGTTTGAGATTTCAGCTTCGTTCACATCGTTGATGGTCAACAAACATTCTCGGAACTTGATGCTGCCTTTGGTATGGGAGTTGTCTGGAGTTTCTTTGGTACTCCATGGGATACTAGCAGTGACGTGGTCTACGTAAAAAGTTTCACCGTGTGTTTTTACGACCCACATTGGGATGGTTTCGTCTTCTAGGTGTTTCTTGTTAAAATGAAACACTAGGTCTTTACATGCGTATTCAATCTATGACATTTTATTTTCCTTTAAATTTACTACATATCAGTTCAAAATCTCTTTGACGCCCTTGAACTTGTCCGTAACTTGCAGTTGGATAACGTTCTCTATACTCTGTTTTTTGTTGTTCTAAACAGTCTTCATATGGGCGCGAACACCCTGCTACTAGAGTCAAACACATTAAGACGTACCGCATTGCAGTTTCCTAAAGTGACGGTTTTTTTGTGTCAGGAAACCGTCAAACCCCGTGAGCGCAGCCCATCCCGTTTTCGCGTCAGCGGAGCCGGAATATGGATACGGGTCCGGCTTAAAACTGGTGCACTAGATGGGAATCGAACCCACTACTTAGAGTTTTAGAGGCTCCGGGCCGACCGTCGGCACTAGTGCATACGTAATTATGCCAGAAATCTAAACACAGTTCAAATAATTTGGAAAACCACTAAATACTATTAACGCATCCTGCGTTTTATGCGGATACCACCGCGTAGTGGCTGAAACCCACATCGGACTTCTTTAAGGAGAAAACAAATGGGACGTCCTCTCAAAATTCAAAAATATTCAACAAATTCTGGTGTTGGTTCACCAGGTGCAGCAGTAGGCATTGACATTGGTTTTCCTAACTTTGGATCGTTAACTGATCCAGTATACAACACTAATCCTGAAACTCTAAGTGCAGCAGATTACCTTGGCGTTGTGGGTGGTCTTCGCACCACAGCAACATCAGCTACGAATCCCGTGATCAAGTGTATCGTAAACATTGCAAACAGTTACACAGGGGTAGACGATGGTGTAATTCTGCGTCAAAAAGGGTCACACAAATTTCTAGTGGCTACAAACACAGCTATTGATCCTGCCAATGCATTGACCGGTGTGAGTGTGCGTATTGCTACTCTAGGCGACACAAACTGGAATGCCATGGGCGCACCAGTGGGTGCAGCAGTGGGAACTATCTTTTTGGTAACAGCAGCCGCAGGTGCCGGAACCACAGGTACTTGTCAGGAAGTTGGAGTTTGTGTGCTAGATAATGATGCAACCCCAGCCGCTGGTCTTATGGCCATTGGATTCTCAGTAGGCGATTCAACTATCACTTACATCAGCAAATTAACCAACAAGTGGTTACTTGACTGGACTGGTGGCAACGGATACACACAATCTGACATTACCGGTGATGTTCGTTACGTGTCCAACTTCTTCACTGATGAAGGAACTGTTATCAAGTCTGGTACTGCTGATACTACAGTTATCCCAGGTCAACTTGAAAAATGGACTAGTTAATCTTTTTAAACTAACCCGCATCCTCTCAGAGCTACATACTGGGAGGATTTTTTATGACTACAGCATTTGCATTAGCCAACGGAGTAAGCCGACAGGGACTGGATTTGCCCTGGATACATCATTATGGACCTATCTACGGTTGCAATGCTCTTTACAAAGATTTTGAACCTGACGTTCTAGTGGCCACTGATGCGCCAATCAGCGGACGCATACAGGATTCTGGATATAGTCAACGTAGGATATTCTATACTCGCAGATGCTTGCCCAATTCTGGTGCTAGACAAATACCTAAAAAGTACTATGGAAATAGTTCAGGCCCAGTGGCTGCTGCCCTAGCTGCTATTGATGGGCATAGTCATGTGTATCTACTGGGTTATGATCTTGGGCCAGGGGCTGATGGTAAATTTAATAATGTGTATGCTGGTACAGAATTCTACAAAGCGCAGGGCACTCCGCCCACTTTCACAGGTAATTGGATCAAGCAGATTAGCACTGTAATACAGGATTTTCCTAAGGTGCGCTGGACTCGTGTTTACGGCGCAACTACTATGAAGCACGCGGAACTTGACAAACTAAGCAATCTAGAACATGTGGAAATGGCACTGTTTCTAGCACGTATAAATACACAAAAGGAAGCTTAGATGTCAACTTACAAACGTGTCAGCGGTGACTACAACATTGTTTCTATTAACCCTACAGACAATGTCAGCATCACAACCAATCAAGTAACCGTTTCAGGCAACATCACATCGACTCAAAATCTAACGATAGGTAACGTTGTTGCCAGTGGGAATATATCCACTGCTAACCTTACTGCGTCTGGTACTGTATCGTTCCCCACTGCTAATATTTCTGCTAACAATATCACCAGTAACAACATCACTTCAGTGGGTAATTTTGTGACCACTGGTGTGTTTATTGGTGACGGGTCAGGCTTAACTAACATTCCTGCGGGCGCAAACGCAGTAGGCAACAGAATACAATTTGGTCTTAGTCGAGTTGACATTCAAAATGTCAGTGGCAATATTAATGTCAATGTAGGTGGTACCAGCAATGTATTGTTGTTTACCACAGAGGGCGCAACACTGCCGGGCAACATCGTGACCGGCAATATTCTCACTGATGGATATTTCTTTGCAAATGGATTACCATTTGTTAGTGGCGGCACAGTTACCTGGGATGCTCAGACCACACCACCGCCTTCGCCTACAGCAGGTGATTTTTGGTTCAATACAACCAATGGTATTCTATATCAATATGTAAACGACGGTGACAGTGATCAATGGGTTGACATGAGTGGAATATCTACTCCACCTGCCTCGGCCAGTACCATAGCCAACACAGTGGTTCAGCGAGACACCAATGGATCGTTTACAGCCAATGCAGTGGCAACTACCACTGTGAGTGCCACTGGCAATATTTCCGCCACTTACTTCTTGGGCAACGGTAGTCTGTTGACAGGTATAGCTGGTGCTCCATCCGCTATTACCAACGGCACCAGTGCAGTGAACATACCCAGTGTAAATGGTGTAACATTCGCAAACGTTGCAGGCACCAATGTGGCACAGTTTGATAGTGCTGGCCTTAGAGTGGGTAACATCACAAATCTTGGTGCTAACAGCACAGGCAACATTGGCAACGCTTCAAATTACTTTAACAGAATTTTTGCAACTTCAACTTCAGCTCTATATGCTGACCTTGCAGAAAACTACACAGCAGATGCTGATTACGAACCCGGAATCGTGGTAAGCTTTGGTGGTGATAAAGAAATCACTATAAGTCAAGGCACACATGACACAGCAGTGGCCGGAGTGGTCAGTGCTAATCCAAGTTATCTTATGAATTCTGGAATTAATGGAACACCAGTGGCTCTCACTGGCAAAGTTCGCTGCCAGGTGCGTGGTCCTGTGGACAAAGGCTCATTGGTGGTGTCAAGCGAAATACCAGGTGTGGCTGAAAAGCTCAATCACAGCTTGTTCCGCCCTGGCTGCGTGATTGGAAAAAGTTTAATGCAAATTCAAGACAATTCAATACAAATGATTGACATAGTGGTAGGGAGGTTCTAATGGCATTTTTTCCAACAAGCCCAGTAAATGGTCAGCAGGCCAATGTTGGCAACATTACCTATCAATGGAGCAACGCTACTAGTTCATGGAACAGAGTAGGCACAACTGTTACTCAGTTGGTTGACGGTATCACCGTAAATATCACTGGTAATCTAAATGCCACTGGCACTGGGCAACAGACCTTTGCTGGTCGCATCAGCTCTGGTGGTAACATAACAGCCACAGGAAATATTCAAGGATCACACCTTACTATTAATCAAACCATATCAGCTGGCGGCAATATTGTAACCAATGGTGGTTTGACGGTGCTAGGCGCTACTTCAAATGTAGTAGCCTTGTATGCTACGAGTGTAGATGCTACGTCACAAATCTCAGTAGGCACAGCTACTCTTACGCCTACACAACTTAGTGTTGGTAATGTGTCTGCTTCAAACGCAGTGGTCTCGCCTTATGTTTCAACCACAACCTTGTTGGCATCAAATGCTGCGTTAACCACCGCTACAGTAACAGGTAATATCAATGCTGGCAACGTTGTAGGCGGCAACATTTTTGGTAGTGGCGGCAACATCACAGGTAATATCACTTTAGGCAATATCAGTACCACAGGCAATATTGATGCAGTGGGCAATGTCAGTGGTACTTTTATTTTAGGTAATGGCTTCTTTCTTACTGGGGTGCAAACAGGCGGCGGAGGTGGTGGAACAGGTTCTCGTGCCAACATTTCTACTACCATTGGGCCTATATCTAATGCAGTGAGTGTAAATGCAGATCTCGCAGGTTACAAGGGCTATGCTCTTTACAAAGTAACCACAAGTGCTGCAAGTTGGGTAAGATTATATACTAGCAACACAGCTAGAACCAACGATTCAACTAGAACCATAGATGTTGATCCTCAACCTGGTGCAGGTGTAATAGCTGAAATTATTAGCTCAGGTGCAAACGTAGTAACAGTGAGTCCGGGCGCAGTTGGTTTTAATGACGATACCCCGGTATCAAACAATGTACCAATAACAATTACAAATATCAGCGGTTCACCAGCAACTATCACAGTAACGTTAACTATGTTACCACTGGAGTCATAATGATTATTGATGGGATCAACGATCCAGAAGAAATTAGAAGAATTCTAGGCGACAATCCTCATCCACAGGCATTGCAAGAATTCACTCAACAGTACATTGGTATGAATCAGCCTTTGGTTATTGAACTAGGCCAAGAGTATCCTTATACAGTAACTTTGCATCGCGATATTAATCAGGAAAATTTTTACGACGAAATGGAAAGCGCAGGCAGTCGTGGCTATGTGCCTGAACGAGTAGTTGAGTGTTCTCAACGCATGCCCATGTGTCGTAGCACAGAGTACCTTTTGACTCCAGAAGAAGCAGCGGGTCTTGAACTTGATCCTAGAGTCATGGCCGTGGAAATTGATCCACAACATCATGGTATCCAAGCTAGACCTCTAGTAAGTCAATACAGTGCAGGATGGGATAAAACTGGTAATCTTGATCCTATATTTAAAAATTGGGGGCTGTTCCGGCAGTGGTTCCGTCGCCAGATTCCAAATTGGGGCGGCGGTGGGCAACAAGATCCCACACAGGCTGGCACAATTACTTTGACCAGCACCGGAAAAAATGTTGATGTGGTGGTGTTTGATGGCAACATTGATCCTGCACATCCAGAATATCAAAGAAATGCAGATGGCACAGGCGGCACTCGAGTGAACCAATTCAACTGGTGGAGTCTTAATCCCCAGGTCACAGGACAAGCAGCAGGAACCTACAACTACACCGCAGGTGTTGCTGGAAATAATGGTCACGGTTTTCATGTGGCTGGAATCTTTGCAGGTAACACTCAAGGTTGGGCCCGTGATTCTACTATCTATAATATTTCTCCCTACGGCGAACAAACCAATGGTACATCTACACCAAGTCTCACGCAGTTAGTGAATTATATTAGATACTGGCACAACAATATCAAAACTGTGAATCCAGAAACCGGGGTCAAAAACCCCACTGTGGTCAACATGAGTTTTGGTCTTTTTGGTAATCAATTTGCTAGAGAAAACGGCGGTCGAATTAACGTTAACCAACTATATTACCGCGGTGTCACTCAAAACTATCCAGCATCAGCTCCTCCAGGTCAATCAAGTCTCCAAGTAGCCTACAATGGTAACTGGACTCCTCAACAGTGGTACAATGCAGGTGTTCAGCTGTATAGTGGATATATTGATGCGTATGGTGTGATTTTGTATTTTTATACAGCTCAAGACACCGCGGCAGAACAGGCAATTATTGACGGTGTTAACGAAGGTATTATTTGGTGTGCAGCAGCAGGTAATCAGTGGAACGAAGCTGGATTTTTCAGCGATCATCCTAATTACGTTAATTATGTAAATCAGGCCTATGCACAGATTGGCAGTGTAGTTTTATATCGGGCTAGTTATCACAATAGAATGCCAGTACCTGCATCAGCAGAGTCAGGTCGCGGTACTGCTAACTTTAAAACTATCTGTGTGGTTGGCAATATTAGTGTACAAGCTAACCAGTCCTTGAGTCAAACCAGTTCTGCAGGCAACAAAGTCACGGTGTGGGCACCTGGTGAAAATATCATGAGTGCTTATAACGCAGCTGGTATTCCTGATCCAAGAAATGCTGCATTCTATATTACCAAACTCACAGGCACGAGCATGGCCAGTCCGCAGATCGCAGGTATCATAGCTTGCATGGCAGAACTGTATCCGGACAAGCGCATGATGGATTACATTTCTTGGATCAATGCCTATGCCAACTTAAACAATGTGCCTGATCTTGGCATACCTTTACCACCTGGGCCTGTTAGTAATTTTGGCCTACGCGAGGCTCCCAATGTATTTGGATTGTACTACAACGATCGCCCTATTAACGGTAACACATGGCCTCAAAAACGCTGGTGGATACGTCCTACTCAGGGTCTAGCTTATCCTCGACAAACCATAAGACGCAGAAGCACTGTGGTTTCAACTCCTGCAGCTCCGGCAGCTGACAGAGTGTTCACAGCCAGCGTGCGAACAGACAGCACGGCAGGGCCAATTATTGCTACTACCGGAAACATAACAATAACAGGGTAAACCGTGGAACAAAAAATTTTCCAACTTGGTACACACACAGAAGCTCAATGGGATGCTCTAAATCATGAGCTGATTTCACCTGGTAATCTAAGTGCTGCTGTGCCTAGTCGTGTGGTAACCTGTGTAGATCAACAGGTGCACAGTGCCACTCGCGGAACCTATATTTTAACTCAACAGGAAGCAGATGAGTTGATCAACGATCCAAGAGTTAAATGGATTAACATTGACTACAAAAGTTATCCTGAAATATACGCACCACCGCCTGATGAGCTACATGCTACCCCTGTGGCTGCACAAGCTCGCTGGGCTTCAAACGTAAAAAATTATCGCAGAATTGTTGGCAATACCACAGCAGAAAATGAAGCCAATAGAATGGGCTATGGGTTGTTAAGACACCAGCAGGCCGCAGAGCCCTGGCGAGCCAATGCTCTAGCTGATAGTGCTGTGTACACAGCCAACGTATCTCAACATGCAACTGGCAAACACGTTGATTTGATTGTGGCTGATGATGGCGGAGGCTGGCACGGTCACCCTGAGTTTTACAATGCGCCTAAGAGTTTATCTACGGGAAGTGCCTACGCTACACCACGTGACTATGCAGGAGGTAATAGACTACCTGGCAACGGTAAGTGTGACATGCTGGATCTTGCTTTGGATGCTCCTTACTATCTTGATCCAGACTGGTTCAACGCTAATCCAGCCACTAGACTGATTACTCGTTGGGATGGTACTGTGGTGCCGGTAGAGAGTGAAGCTAGATCCTGGTGGTCCAATGCCAGTAATCGCTCAGCAGCTTTTGCCGGTGCCGGTACGGTATCAGTGCCCGCTGCTTACACTAGAAACTACAACAACGGCAGCAACACTGTAAAAGCCACAAGTGGTCAACATGGCACACCATGTTGTGCTCTTTCTTTTGGTCGTACTCAAGGCTGGGCATACAATTCCAATAAGTGGGGTCTTAATCTTTACGGAACTAATGGTGTAGGGATTGAGCCAGGATTTGACTTAATCAAGATTTTTCACCAGAACAAACGTATCAATCCCCTGTATGGCAACAAAGACCCTACAGTAATGAGCAACAGTTGGGGATACAGAGCTAATAAAGATCCAAACGGCTCCACGTATTACTACACTCATAGGTCTTCTAGTAACATAAGCTACACCACAGAAACCGGAATTCCTTGGCTTAGCCACATGGGATTGACTGGTGATGCAGGAAGATGGAAGTCAGAAATGAAGGCGAATTCTATGTTGCAAGCTCTTGAAGAACTCATTCAATCCGGAGTGATTTTCGTAGCAGCGGCTGGTAACAGTAATCAGAAAGTTGTAGAGTCGTCTCACCCTGACTACAATAACTTCATTACAACTTCTGCCGGTGGCAACCTAGCAGGGTCTAATTTTAGTGAGTTTGGGGTAAACGTGTATGGCACCACTAATCGTCGTGGCTTCCCGCAACAAGGTGGGTCTTATATTGACGGTGGGGGCAACACAGTCTATCCTGTTATCAGCATTGGTGCCCTTGATGATGATTTTGTCACAAGCAAAGAAGCCAAAGTCAACTACAGTGATCGTGGCAACGGTATTGATTTTTATTTTGCCGCAGATGGAACTCTTGCCGCTAATCTAAGCTATGCTAGTGCTTACACTAGAGTAGATACCTATACTGGCTTTGGATTCACTGCCGATGACACGGCTTTTGGTGGTACCAGTGCTGCTTGCCCAGGGGCATCAGGATTTATTGCGTGTCTAATGGAATACAATCGTACCTGGACTTGGCAGGATATAAAAGCTTGGGTAGCAACATTGTCTGCACCTAGCGCGACTGATTTTTATTATGGTACTGAATCAACTACTGCCCTAACCGCAAACTGGGAAGATTACAACAGTTTGGAGGGAGGAACTCCGGTAATAGCGTATCAAACACCTGCTAGTTATAATGAAAATCTAGCAGGTGCCGCTGCAGGTTTCAACTTTACACCCTATCAGATGAACGAGGGTGCCACAGGCAATTTGAACATAATGACCGGTCTGGTAAACAGCGGTGATACCCTGTATTGGACCATACTACACGGATCTACTTCTGCGGCTGATTTTGTGGCAGAGTCTGGATCTTTTGTTGTGACCAATGATCGCGGCGCATTTACAGTGCAAACAGTAGCAGATCTCACCACTGAAGGCACACAATCATTTCAAATTGAGCTTAGATCAGGTAGTGTATCAGGCACAGTACTAGCTACTAGTACTAGCATACCTGTTTTGGATACATCATACTTTGCTACAGCCTCATTAAGTGGTTTTTCAAATACCATACCAGAAGGATCAAGCACCACAGTCACTGTGAATACCACTGGTGTGCCCGACGGTGCCACGCTGTATTGGACGATAAACCACGGAAATTCAACTCCAGCTGATTTCACAGCAACTTCAGGATCATTCACAGTTAACTCAAGCACGGGCAGCTTTGTGATTTTCACAAATGTAACCTAAAAAGCCAAATCTCTATTTCCGATAAATATTAGATCGGGAACTAGGACAGAGATGGCACAGCAAATAATCAACGTAGGATCACAACCAGATAACGGTGATGGTGATCCCTTACGCACCGCTTTCGTTAAAACCAACGAAAATTTCACTGAAATCTATCAAGCTGGGCCGGTTGGTAGCAATATTCAAATTGCTAACAATACCATCTCTACGTCCCAACTAAATGGCAACATAATTCTAGCTCCGCGCGGCATTGGCGTAGTTCAAACCAATAGCACCATGATGCCGCGGTTGGACAACGTGTATGATCTTGGCACGCCCAGTCTACGTTATAACACACTATATCTAGGCACTGGCGGGTTTGAAAGCGTGGGTAATATCGCAGGCAGTTACTTCATTGGAAATGGTAGTTTGCTCACTGGTATTGTTGCTGAATCTCCACGTGCGATAATCTGGGGTAACACCAATCTAAGTATTGCTAGTGTTAATGGAAATATTGCGCTGACTGTGACTGGTACAAGTAATGTTGTAGTGGTTGACCAAAACGGGTTAACTGTTGCTGGCAACATCAGTGCCACTAATATCACTGGTAACATTGTGGGTAACCTCACAGTGCCAGGTGCAAATACTGGAGTGGTGTTTAATGATAGCGGCATTGCCAATAGCTCAGCTGCATTTACTTTCAATCGATCATCTAATACAGTAACAGCCGCAGGTAACATTGTGACCTCTGGTAATTTTATTGGACAGATTCCGGCCAGTACCAATCAGATTTATGTGGCCAAGAATGGCAGCGATTCCAACAATGGTGGATTGAATACCCCATTCCTGACCATTCGCGCTGCAATGGCCGCAGCCACTGCTGGTACTGCGGTGCATGTGGCTCCAGGTACCTATACTGAAATCAATCCCATAACCATTCCAGCTAATGTGAGTCTCATAGGCGACAACCTAAGAAATGTCCAAGTCATTCCACAAACACCTGCAAGTGATGTATTTTACATGAGCAATGGCACTTATGTTTGGGGTCTTACGCTTAGAAATTATTTGGCTAATGGCTTCAGTTACAATCCTGCCACTCCTAGCCAAAATGTTTTTGTAAGTCCATACATTCAAAACATCACAAGTTCTACTACCACAGGCACTGTGGTGAAAATTGATGGTAACTTGGTAAGCGCAGCCAGCACCAAGGCCATGATTGTTGGCTTCTTGACTGCTATCAATCAAGGCGGTAAAGGTGTACATATTATCAACAGTGGCTATAGTCAATTGGTCAACATCTACACCATCGCGTGTGATGTGGGCATTAAAGTGGAATCTGGTGGATTTTGTACTCTAAACGGATCTGACTGCTCAATTGGCAACTATGGACTTGTGGCTGATGGTATTGGAGTTTTACAAACCTCAGGCGTGACCAGTGGATATAGCATCAATGGTTTGTTTAGCTTGACCAATCTTGCTAATGGTACTCCACATGTGAACACTGTGTTAAAGATTGATGGAGATCCAGAATATTATACCATTGACACTATTATTCCCACTGGTGCAAACACAGCTGATGTGATAATTCAGCAGACTTACTCTGGTAATCTTGCTCCTAATACCAACGTAGAATTTTATGTACGTAGTGCTATTATTGCCAGTGCACACACATTTGAATATGTGGGTGCAGGCACTAACCCCGCAACTGCGCTACCACAATATGGCGGCATACCAATTGAAGCTAACGAAGTTATACAAATCAATGGCGGTGTGGTGACGTTTACTAGCACTGATCAAAAGGGCAATTTTAAAGTTGGAACAGGCTTTACAATCAATCAAGCACAAGGCACGATTGAAGGAACTTATTTTTACAAGGCATTGTTTGCTCAGATGACACCCTACATCTTGGCCCTATCAGAAGGCACATAAGTAATTGGATAAGGAAAAATTATGGCAGGCGCACTAAACGTTTTTAAAACTGTTACAGCAAATCTAACCACAGCAATGACCTCGGTTTATACTCCTCCAGTGGGATATGCAACGGTGGTACTCATGGCGCAGGTCAGTAATCTCACAGGAAATACTATCACAATATCAGCCAATGTGTCAAATGTTAGCACTTCAACCTCAACTGCTTTGATTAGAAATGCAGCATTACCGTCAGCTGATGCTATCACTGTGCTAACCGGGCGTTTAATTTTGAATGTACAGGAAAATTTTCAAATTGCTGCCAGTGCTAACAACAGCGGGCAGTTAACTTTGAGTCTGCTGGAAACTTTGATAACATAACATGGCAAATGGACCAAAACTATTAAGCGGCCGCGTTCCAGTAGTTCCTCTTGATCAACTGTCAGCGGACCGGTATCAATATCTGTCTTTAGGACAAGCCGAACCAAATCTTGGCAATGGTGTTGCCAACAGTGTTCTAGTAATACAGAGCAACGGCAATAGAGTCTGGGCTAACTCACTGACTTTAACCACAGCCGCATTTTCTGGCAATGTAACCGCTGCAAATTTTGTTGGTAACATATCTGGCAATATCACAGCGCCAGGATCAAACACACAGATTCTATTCAATGATGCAGGTATTGTATCCGGCAACACTGCATTGACGTTTGACAAAGCAACGTCTACTCTCGCTGTCAGCGGGGATGCTTTAGTCACAGGCAACTTGTCAGTTAACGGCAATCTTGTTTATATCAATGTTGAAAATCTCACCATTGAAGATCCACTGATCAATCTTGGTCGAGGCGCTAACAATACTCCGTTGACCATGAACGATGGCAAGGATCGCGGTGAGCAATTGTATTATTATACCAGCAGTGAAAAGTCAGCATTCATAGGATATGACAACTCAGCTGCTAACCTGTTGTTAGCCACTGATGTTAGCATTGTAAATGAAATTGTAACTGTTAATAATTTTGGTAATGTTACTCTTGGCAATCTTTCTGCACAGTTTGTAACAGCATCGGCAAATATCAATGCAGCTAATATTATCGTATCAAGTAATGTTTTAGCCACAGGCAACATTTCTGGATCTTATCTATTAGGTAACGGTGCATTATTAACTGGTATTGACACAACCTTGATCTCCAATGGTACCAGCAATCTTAGAGTGACCACTGCCGGCGGCAATCTTGCTGCCAATGTGGGCGGCACGGCCAATGTGCTAGTGATCAGCTCTAGCGGTATGGAGATCACAGGCACTTTTAGTGCGACTGGCAACATCAGCGGCGGCAATGTAACCACAACCGGTGTGGTAACCTCAACAGGCAATGTGAGTGGTGGCAATGTAACCACCGCAGGACAAGTGTCTGCCACAGGCAACGTATCCGGTAACAATCTATCCGCTGTGAACATCGTATCTGGTAACACAGGATCTTTCACAGGCAATGTTTCAGCTAATCGTTTCATTGGTAACATTGACGCCGGCGGCAGCAATACCACAATTCAGTTTAATGACAATGATGAGCTAGCAGGCAGTGTGGCATTTAGTTTTGACAAGTCATCAAATCTTGTTACAGCTTTGGGTAATATAACAGCCGGTAACCTTAGTACCAGTGGGCATGTCACAGCTACTAGCAATGTTAATGCACCAAGGCTCCGAAGTACCAACACCAACTTAGCTGCCCCAAGTCCAGGCAACTATAATAGCGAACGTGTAACTCTATATGATTTCAATAACAATGTTAAAACCAATTATGCTATTGGTGTTGAATCTAGTGCTATTTGGATGGGCGTGGACAGCAATCTTGAAGCTCAAGGCTTCAAATGGTACGGCAACACCACAGAAGTAGCCAGACTCAGCGGAGTTGGTAATCTAACGCTGGCAGGCAATCTCATAGCCACTGCTAATGTTGTAGGCGGAAACATCACCACCGCAGGACAAGCAGTTGTAACAGGCAATGTCACAGGCGGTAATTTAACCACGGTTGGTACTGCCAACATAGGAACTCTTGCAGTCACTGGCAGTGGCAATGTAGTAGGCAACGTTAATGCAGGCAATTTTATCTCTGCTGGTAGATTTGGTTGGTCAGGTACCGGATCAAATTCTCGTATCACTAACGATGGATCAATTTCACTAGTTCCGGATACCAGTTACGATGCTACTGCTGGTATACTGATTGGGGGCAATGGATATGTGCTAGGTCCTAATGGTTCCCGTAATTTAACTCTAAACTATAACAGTGAAAACGGTGTCGCAGGCGCATACAGACTGGGCGTGGTTGGCAATCAAGTCCAAGCCATTACCAATTTTGGATCAAACACTGTGGGTACCATTGGCAACAGCACCACTTATTTTGGTAATGCCTATGTAAGTAACATTTGGACAGGTATTGTTCAGGCTGCAAACATCACTTCCAGTGGTAACATAGCCGGCAATTTTGTAGCACCTGGCGCCAACCGTGAAATGCTGTTCAATGATAACGGATTGATAAGCAGTAATGCCTTGATCACGTTTGATCGTGCTGGTCCTACCTTATCATTAAACACTGCCACAGCCACAATCATCACAGGCTTTGTATCCAGTCTTGGTGGTAGCGATCTTGCACTGACACCTGCCACAAGTAATTTGGTTATTTGGGCCAGTGCCAATCCAAGATTCAGTAATACTTACACCTTGGGCACAAGCACCTTTCAATGGCGTAATGTCTGGGCCGGTAATGGAAACATTGCAACACTTGGTGTTACCACTCTTTCAGTTACTGGTAACATTTCCGCAGGCAATGTAGCTACCACAGGCATAGGCAATATTGGCACGCTAGCGGTCACAGGCACAGCCACTATTACAGGCAATGTCACAGGTGGTAATCTTGCAACCGCTGGCGGAGTAAATGCCACCGGAAATATCACTGGTGGTAATGTTGTGTCAAATGTAGCACTAACAGCAGTTGGCAACGTCACTGGTGGTAATCTAATCACATCTGGTTTAATAAATGCCACAGGTAATGTAAGTGGCGGTAACCTAACCACAGCAGGTCAAGTTGTTGCCACCGGAAATATCACTGGTGGTAATCTAATCACATCTGGTTTGATAAACGCAACTGGTAATGTCAATGGTGGAAACATAAGCACCACTGGTGTGATTAACGCCACTGGCAATATCACTGGTGGTAATGTTGTGTCAAATGCAGCAGTAACAGCAGTTGGAAACATCTCTGGTGGTAACATTTCTACTGTTGGAATAATACAAGCCACTGGTAACATAAGTTCAAATGCAAATGTAATTGGTGCGAATCTTGCCACGGCAGGCAATGTGTATGGAAACCATTTGATTGCCGCGGCTAACGTTGAAGTTTTAGGAAACAAAATCACGTCTGGTACCACTACAGGTATTGAATTTGAAGCTGGCAACGTAAGCCTAATTTCTGGTAACCTAATTGTTGATGGCAACTATATCTATAGTCAGAACGGTGACACTGCTATTGCACTTGTGAACAATGGTGAAATTGGTAGTATTGGTATCTACAACAATTTACAAGTTGGTAAAGATGGCCAAGGCAATCTTGAGGTGGCAGGCTATGCTAATGTAACCAATAATTTAACAGTTGGTGGTAATACCACAGTGATTGGCAATATCACCGGCGGCAATTTAAACACTGGTAATCAAGTTGTGGCCACAGGTAATATTACTGGCGGCAATATAATCACCAGCGGCAATGTTACATCAACTGGCAATATCAACTCCACGGGAAATGTGGTCGCAGGCAACGTGGTGTCTGCAAACATTGGCAGCGCAGGTGATATCACTGTGTCTACTTTGGCCAATGGCAACATCAATCTAAACCCTAATGGTGCGGGCAATGTTGTATTGGCATCAGATACCTACATCAATAATGTAAGATATCCAGCACAAGACAAAGACGCTGCCTCAAAAATTTATGTTGATACTCTTGCAACGACCTCAATTTCATACCATGAGGCTGTGTTTGCTGCAACTGTAGCCAATCTAGCCACTGCCACAGGTGGTACTATTACCTATGCACAGCCCAACGGAGCAGGCAACGGTGTGGGAGCCACAATTACCACTACTGGATCGTTCAATCTTATTGACACGGCCAATGTGCAAACTGCCAACACACGTATTTTGGTTAAAGACGAAGGTAATGCCGTGCTCAACGGCATTTATGTTTGGTCAAACGCTACAGCGATAACTCGAAGTGCAGATGCTGATACCTACGGTGTGGCTAGCTCCAACAGAATTGCTATCAATGATTATTTCTTTGTATCATCAGGCAATGTCAACAAAGGTTCAGCCTACATAGTTGATTCACCTGCAGGTGTAATTACGTTTGGTACCAGCAATATTCAATTTGCACAGTTTAGCAGTACTCAAGTCTACACTGCTGGAAATGGTATAGATGTATCAGGCACAGTGATTTCAGCCAGGGTGGACAACAATACCACTGCGTTCAACAACACTGGTGAGATTATTGTCAAAGCCGGTGCCAATCTAACCACTCCAAATATTGGCGCAGCCACTGGTGTGAGTTTGACTACAACTGGCAATATCACAGCCAACAATATCTCTGCCAACAGTTTTCTAGCAGCCACAACAATTAACGCAACAGGAAATATCACAGGTGGAAACATCAACAGCAATGGACTGGCCAACATTGCGGGCACTGTTGCAACTGGCAATCTCACTGTAACTGGATTTGCCAACATTTCAGGCAATCTAAGTGCAGTTGGTAATATACGTGTTGGTCAAGATTTGAGTTTTACTGCTGCCTATGCTAACCTCCAATATGCTGGCAGTGCCAACAGTTATGTCCAATTAGTAGCACAAAACAAAGACAACGGATCAGCAGCCAGCACTGACTTTGTGGCCACTGCTGACAATGGCACAGACGCAGATACCTATATTGACATGGGTATCAACAGTTCTGGTTATAGTCAAGCAGAATTTGGTTTACAAAAACCCAACGATGGTTATTTGTATGTAGCAGGTAACACCACGACCGGTGGTGGCAATCTAGTACTCAGCACACTAGAGAACAACGATATCATATTTTCAACTGGTGGAGCCAACACCGGTGATGAACAAGGCCGATTCCAGTATGGCAACGGATTCAAGGTCACAGGCAATGTTTATGCAACAGGTAACATACATGCGCCTTGGTTCATTGGTAACATTTTTGGTAACATTTCAGGTAATCTTACTGTGGTTGGCCCGAACCGTGGAGTTGTGTTCAATGACGACGGTTTTGCTAATTCTGGTGCAGCATTTACCTTTGACAAATCGTCAAACTTAGTTTCAATCACAGGCAACCTAAGCCTAAGTGGAAATGTCACAGCAAATGGTAATGTTTCTGGAAATTATATTCTAGGTAACGGTGCGTTCTTGTCTGGTGTTATTACATCAGTGGCCAATATCAACAACGGCACATCTAATGTTCGCATAGAAACCTCAGGCGGCAACATCATGGCCAACGTTGGTGGAACAGCCAACGTTTTGACTCTAGCATCAACTGGCGCATACGTTGATGGACTAATCAATGCCACTGGCAACATCACTGGTGCGAACATATTCACCGCTGGTATAGTCAGTGCCACAGGCAACATCACTGGCGGCAACCTCATCACATCCGGTCAAATTCTCGCAACTGGCAACGTAACCGGAAATTATTTCTATGGTAATGGTTATTTCTTAAATGGTGTGGCACTTGATGTTGCTAGAATTTACAATGGCTCATCAAACGTGCGCATTGACACCTCCGGCGGTAACATTTTGGCCAATGTTGGCGGTGTTGCTAATGTGTTTGCGATTACCACTGTGGGCGCCAATGTAAGTGGCAACCTAGATGTTACTGGAAATGTCAGTGCAAACTATTACCTAGGCAATGGTGCATTCCTAACAGGAGTTATTACTTCTGTTGCTAATATCAACAATGGCACTTCAAACGTGCGTATTGACACAGCAGGTGGCAATATCTATGCCAATGTTGGTGGCTCGGCTAACGTTGTTGAAATTTCTAGTAATGCACTAACGGTCAATGGTAACATTGAATCTGTAAATGGTTACTTTGTTGGTAACGGTGTGTTCTTAACCGGTGTTGTGGCGTCAAGCTCAAACAGCACTGGTGTAACCAATATCAACTATGGTCTAAGCAATGTAAGAATTGACACCCCTGGTGGTAATATTTCAGCTAACGTAGGCAGCAGTGCCAACGTGCTGGTACTGACCACAAATGGTGCAAACATCACTGGTAATCTTGCTGTAACTGGAAATGTCAGTGCCAGTTACTATATTGGTAATGGTAGTCAATTAACAGGCCTAGTACTGGGCAGTAGTTCAAACATTGCAAATGGTACCAGTAATGTAAATATTCCCACAGCTAATGGCAATGTGAACACCACTGTTGGCGGCACAGCCAATGTGTTTGTTGTAACTGCAGGCGGTGCCAACGTTCTTGGCAATCTTGCAGTAACAGACACAGTTAGTGCGGCATTCTTAATTGGTAATGCAAATGCTAGCAGTCTGACATCTGGAACAGTACCCAGTGGTAGATTGACCGGCACTTACGCTATTGACATCAGCGGTCATGCAAACACTGCAAACACAGTTACAGATGCAAGTCAGCCAAACATCACCAGTGTTGGTACTCTAAACAGCCTAACAGTCACTGGTAATATCACAACCACGACAGGCAATATCAGTGGCGGCAACTTATTAACCACAGGTATAGTACAGGCCACAGCCAACATCACAGGTGGTAATCTTGTTACTGCTGGGCAAGTAGTGGCCACTGGAAATGTCGTTGGCAACTATTTTATTGGCAATGGTGCATTTCTAACTGGTATTGATACCACACTGATCAGCAATGGCACCAGCAATGTAAAAATTGTTTCTGCCAACGGCAACGCCACAGTCAATATTGATGGCACCAGCAATGTTGCTGTGTTTGCCAATACTGGAATTTATGTCACTGGATTAGCCAGTGTATCAGGAAATGTTGTTGGTGGCAACCTAAGCACTGCTGGACAAATTAGCGCAACAGGCAACATCACTGGCGGTAATCTTGTATCCAATGCCGCAGTATCCGCAGTCACAGTTGCAGCAACTGGCAATGTGTCAGGCGGCAATATTACCACAGTTGGTTTAGTATCAGCTACGGGCAACGTTTCTGGCGGTAATGTTACAACCACTGGCAACATAGACGCCACTGGCAATATTTCTACTGGTGGATCAATCAACGCCACTGCTAATGTAAATGCAACAAACTTCTTTGCCAATGGCGCAGTGAGTGCAACAACAACTATCACAGCCAATGGCAATATAACTGGTGCAAATGTGTTGTCAAATGCTGCTGTGATCGCTACAGGCAATGTAAGTGGTGCAAATATCACTACCACAGGCGTAGTTGATGCCACTGGCAACATCACTGGCGGTAATGTTACAACCACTGGTATAGCCAACATTGGAACACTTCAAGTTACTGGCACTGCGAATATTGTAGGCAATACCAATGTTACCAGCAATATTGCTGGTGGCAACATTTTGACCACAGGACTTATCACAGCTACTGGTAATATCACCGGCGGCAATCTCATTACCAGTGGCGATGCAGTGATTGCAGGCAATCTTACAGTTTCGGGCAATACCACTTATGTCAACGTAACCGAACTTAATGTTGAAGATCCAATTATTGGACTCGGACGCAACGCCAATAACACTCCTTTAACAGTAGATGATGGCAAAGATCGTGGCACACAACTTTGGTATTACAGCAGCGCAGAAAAATCTGCATTTATTGGCTACGACAACAGTGCAACCAAACTTATTGCAGCTAGCAATGTAACCATTGCCAATGAATTGGTTACTGTAAACGATTACGGTAACTTCCAAGTAGGCATGCTAGAAGCGGCTAATGCCAATGTAACAGGAAATATTAATACTCAAGGTATAGTGGCCAGCGGAAACATTTCTGGCAACTACTACTTTGGCAATGCTGTGAACATGACTGGTATTGCCACAGCTACTTCGGTTTATAGCACAATTAATCTCACAGGCAATGTCACTGGTAACAGTGCTGGCAATGTTACACTACGAGCTGCTAATAGTCAAGGTAATCTAAATCTACAAAGCGGCAATGGTATTACCATGTCAGGCAATGCCACTAATGGCAACTTAATCATTGCTATAATTGGTAGCACCAATGATGGCACCTTCTGGGGAGCAGGTGGAGATGCTGGTCTTGTCACTGACGCTGTAACCGAAACCGTAGACAATGGTCTAATTACAGATGCAGTAACATCGTCTTACGACCTTGGGGTGTTTGAATACGGTGGTGGTACTGGTGGCGGCACTCTCACCGCAGCCACTATCGCACCAAGCAGTCCAGCTGTAGGTGATCAGTGGATTGATACGTCAGATGGCACATTGTATCTGTACTTTAATGATGGCAACAGCAATCAATGGGCACAGATGGCATCAGTATACAGCATTAACCAGACCCCTGATCTGACTGATGTTGGCAGCAATTTGATACCGTCCAGCAATGTTACCTATAACATTGGTAACACAACCAATTCATGGAACACAATTTATGCAAGTGCCCTGGTAACTAGTGCAAATGCAAATATTTCCGGCAACATAGCAGCCGGAAATATCAGTGCCACTGGTAACATTTTGGCTAGTTACGTACTAGGCAATGGTAGTCAGCTTTCAGGTATCTCAACGGGTATATCAACTGGCAAAGCTATCGCAATGAACATAGTATTTGGAGGATAAAATGGCAAACCCTAACATTGTAAATGTTAATACAATTACTGGACAAACCGCATTAGCAAACGCAACTTCAGTTCTAGCTAACATAGTCACAAACGGTGCAAGTTCTGGCGCGGTATTGAAACTAAACACAGTGACACTGGCAAACTTTTCAACAGGCAATGTATACTGTAATGTGATCATAAACCGTACCGGAGTAGGCAGTTATTACCAACTTGGCAATGCTTTAATTCCAGCACAATCAACCATGGTTGTAGTAGGTAAAGATACCCCAATCTATCTGCTGGAAGGAGATGTGATACAAAGTAATGTCAGTGCTAATGGTGCTGTGACTATCACAGCATCCTATGAACAGATTAGCTAAACATGCCAAGACAAAGACCTAATTATGGTGTAATAGGCTCAAGACGTGTTGCGGCAAACAGCGTGCCTCAAGGCATAGTTTCTAGAACCGACATGCAGCTTTTTAACATACCTGCAGATTTAGTGGCTTTAACAGTCTATGCATGGGGAGCAGGTGGCGGTGGTGGACAAGCAGGTGGCTGGAGTTATGGTGCACCCGGCGGTGGAGGCGGTGCAGTGCAAGGTGTCTATGCCTTGACAGCCACTACAACGTTCGCTATTATGGTAGGCGGACCAGGAGTGACTAACGGTACATCCAGTCCTGCTGGAGGTGGAGGACCTGTGATTGGTGGTGGGGACAATCGGTACGGTGCTTCAGGTGGCGGCCTAAGCGGGTTTTTTTTAGGCAGTTACACTCAGGCCAATGCACTGTTAATAGCTGGTGGAGGTGGAGGCGGTGGATCAAGTCGTGCTGGAACAGGTAATCAAGGCGGAGCAGGTGGCGGCACTAACGGTGAAAACGGATATAGTCCTTATGATGGCAAAACAGATTGGCGCGGGCAAGGTGGAACACAGTTTGCGGCTGGCGGAGTGATTAATAATTCATCATCAGGTCAAGGTGCTCTACAAGGTGGTACTTGTACAGCTGGTTCCGGATATGGCGGTGGTGGTGGCGGAGGTTATTGGGGCGGTTCCGGTGGCGGGTATTCCGAATCAAATACCATGAGTGGCGGTGGTGGTGGATCCGGATATCTGGCTGCTAGTATCACGCAGGGTGTGTTGACCGCAGGAACAGCAACTACCCCAGGAGATAGTAGCAATCCGCTGCGTGGATCATATGGTAATGCAGGTGCAGTCGCAAGTACAGGTACTCAAGGTGTTGTAATCGTACAGTATCCTGGGGCACAACGGGGAACTGGTGGAACAATCACCACAGTGGATGGAAACACCAGGCACACCTTTACTGATACAGGTGCTACTAGTTTCACTTTGACCTTTTGATAGTGAAAACTATGCATATAAATATAAGAATACTCAAACACTATGGCTATTTTAGACTTTCCAACTAATCCTACTACAGGTGACATTTACAACCTAGACACTAGATCTTGGCAATGGACCGGCACGGCATGGAAATTGTTAGCCACTAACTCAATCAATAACACGCCAGTGGGCAACGCTACAGCCAACACCGGTGCTTTTACCACGCTTGTGGTCACAGGCAACATCACCAGTAGTTCAGGTTATATTCTAGGTAACGGTGCCTTGCTTACTGGTGTTATAACCAGCGTGGCCAATATCAACAGCGGAACATCTAACCTACGAGTTGAATCTTCAAGTGGAAATATTTTTGCAAACGTTGGCGGTGTGGCTAATGTTTTTGGTATTACCACAGTTGGGGCCAATGTAACAGGAAACCTTGGGATCACTGGAAATGTGTCAGCAGGTAATGTAACCACCACAGGAAATGTCAGTGCAAACTATGTATTAGGTAATGGCGCAGAACTTACTGGAATCACTGTCACAACTCTTAGTCCATTTTTATTAGCAGGAATGTAAAATGCCAACAACATACAAAATTTTAGGTCAACAGAATCCCAGCGCAAGCACATTGACCACTGTGTACACAGTACCTGCAGCGACACAAGCAGTGGTTAGCACAATCACCTGTGCTAATTTTGGAGCCACTTCAAGCAACGTATCTTTGTCTGTGCATGTTGCCAATGCAGCGTGGGCAGCAAATATGCAGATAGCCAACAATATTTCAGTGAGTACTCAAAACAGTCTAGCACTTACTCTTGGTGTGACACTTGGAGCTGGTGACACCATCAGAGCTAATTGTTCAACCGCAAATATTGCTGTGAATATTTTTGGGTCAGAGGTAAGTTAATGTCAGTAAAGTTTCTTGGCAATGCAAACATTGCCATTGGAGCACCCAACGGTCCATACTTTATGACTACTATACTGAAAGATGGCTCATCGCCTGATGCTGCGGCAGTTAGTGCAGCAGCTATAAAAACGCTCACAGGTACAAACACAGATGGTACCTATTGGATTAACTTGCCAACAGTGGGTCCAACATTGGTTTACTGTTTAATGAATTCTTCAGCAGATGGCGGTGGCTGGATGATGGCCATGAAAGCCACACGTGGTACCACATTTAGCTACAGTGCAAACTATTGGAACACTATCAACACTTTAAATCCCACGGCTTATAATCGTAATGACGGCGACGCTAAGTTTGATATCATGAATTATTTCGCATCAAAAGATATCATGGCACTTTGGCCAGACATCACAACCAATGGCGGCGGCCTTGGCACAAATCCTTATAACTGTTGGAGTTGGTTGCAAAATAATTTTTATTCAGGAACTACAACTACATTGGTTGATTTTTTCAACACTCAGGGTACTTACAATACCGGAACAGTAAACACTTCTGGCAACTATGGTGGTTATTTTACAGGCCTTGCAAAAAGTTCTACAAGTTGGGCCAATGGCGTATTTTCCTCACAAAATGCAATTAATTTTTACGGATTCAATTTTAAAAATTACCCTAATCCTTCATATGGCAATGGTACTGCCAAGGTGCGCTGGGGATTTGGTTGGAATGAAAACAGCGAAGGCAACTACACAGGCCCAGCTACACTGGCCAGTGGAGGCGCCCCGGGGTCTGACGACGTAAGTGGGGGCATAGGAATGGACTCAAGTTTTGGTAGTTACAGTGGAGGAGATTACATTGCGTGCTGTCAAGATTCATCAGGTATCAATCGTTCAGCTAGAGTTGAGGTTTATGTAAGATGACTGTTGGAATTATTGGAACATCTCAAAGATACACAATGGCTAATTCTACCATGGCAACTAATATTGCAGGAATTTCAGCCACAGGTGGGACCGAATCCACTGCAAATAGTGGTGGAATCAATTACAAAGTACACACGTTTACCTCAACCGGCAATACTGCTTTTACAGTAAGTCAAACTGGAACTTCTGGTTACAACACTTTAGAGGTGTTGTGTGTAGGAGGTGGTGGCGGTGCAGGCGGCAACGATGGACCAAATGGTGCAGGTGGTGGCGGCGGTGCCATTATGGTAGCTAATGTGTCTGCAACAGCAACCACTTACTACGCCAGTGTTGGTGGAGCTGGCGGTGGTGGAACTGGCTGCTGCTGTGGTGGATGCAACGGTTCAGCAGGTGCTAATTTTGGAGCCGCAGGCGGAGCAGCAGGCTCAAGTTGCTGTTCAGGCGGTGGAGGTGGTAGTGGGGGATTAAGTGGTTTATTCAATGGTACTCCAGCACTGGGCACAGCTTTGATTGTTGCAGGTGGCGGAGCTGGTGGTGGAGGTTCGAACGAAGGACCAGCTAATGACAGTCCTGCCTGTGGCGGCAATGTACAGGGAATTGGTACAAATGGTACCAGCCTGGATGGTCAGGCTGGATTTGGATATGGTGGCGGTGACGGCGGGGGGTATGGCGCTGGCGGCGGCGGATGGTTTGGTGGAGCTGGGCAAAACGGTGGTAACACATCAGGCGGTGGCAGTAATGTTGCTGCTAGTGCAACTTTAGTGTATTCAGCTAATGGGAACAATGGCGGGCAGAGTGGTACTGCTGCTGGCCCAGTGTATACATGGACAGGATGGGCTGGCAGTGGATATGGCGCTGGGGCATCAGGTGGCAGTCAAGGTGCAGGTACTGCAGGCATTGTTGTAATAAGGTATAGGGTACCAGGATGATTTATAAATTTGCTATCACAGGCTACAATGTCACGGTAATTGATCAAGGCACTAAATGGGTGATACGTGATATATCTTGGATATACAGCGGAAGAAATCCCAATAACGTCTATGCGTCAGTGGCAGGAACCACCGCAATTCCGTTTGATCCTAGTCAGTTAAATTTTGTTCAAATTGAAAACGTTACCAAGGAAATGTTAACCCAGTGGCTTTTTGAACAACTTACCGGAGAATTTTTACGTCATACTAAAGAAAGCATTGATGGAACCATTACCAGAAATGCTCGAATTGCAAACAATGAAGTTGACCGGTGTACATGGTTACCAATGGCTGCACCCTGGGACAATGGAATTGATGAAGAGGTTTTAAATGCATATCTTAGTAGATAAAGAAGTCAGCGCAGCTCGTATGGTAATATGCGAATCATGCGAATTTTATGGCATGCTTGATGCAAAATTAAATTGGATGGGTGCACAACGTTGCCAAAAGTGCAATTGTTATATGCCCATGAAAACTACGCTGGCAATAGCAAGTTGTCCAGAAGGCAAATGGGGCAAAGATACCCAGATGCTAAATAGTATAGATACACAAAAAACTGCCCAGGAATAAAGAATGGCTATACAGGTACAATTTAGACGCGGAACAACAGCTCAAAACAACGCATTTACTGGAGCTATAGGCGAAGTCACCGTTGACACAGATCTCATGACTATTAGAGTGCACGATGGCGTGACTGCGGGCGGAGTTTCCTCGGTGTCCACATCTGGTACACAGACTCTAACCAATAAAACCCTGACAGCTCCATCTATTGGTGGCGCAGCGGTTATCAATATCACAGGCAATGTTGCTGCAAATTTTGTTACTGGCACAGGCAACGTAACAGGTGGTAATTTGATCACTGCGGGTCTTGCATCTGTGACTGGTAATATCACAGGCGGTAATATCACAACCACTGGTATTGCAAATGTTGGCACAATAATCATAACCACAGCGGCCAACATCACAGCAAATACTATATCTACTACCACTACCAGTGGGGCTCTAACAGTAGGTGGTGGCGCAGGCATCGTGGGCAATATCTATGCTGGAGGTATTGCGGCTGTCACAGGAAACGTCACAGGTGGGAACCTCACCACAGCTGGCATCCTTACTATCAACTCAGGTGATGCTGCCGTAGCCATAGTCAATGGTGGCAGTAATGCAGTAGGCAATATTGGATCAAGTTCAAAATATTTTAACACCGCTTTTGTAAAAGCAACATCAGCGCAGTACGCTGACTTAGCAGAAATGTACGAAGGCGATGCTGTATATGCACCAGGCACAGTGGTCAGCTTTGGTGGCGACCATGATGTAACGCTGAGTCTGACTGATTGTGATCGTAAAGTAGCAGGTGTTGTGTCAACCAATCCTGCTTACATAATGAATTCTGTGATGGACAAGGTCACTGCCACAGCAGTGGCTCTAGTAGGCAAAGTCCCCACTCGAGTTATTGGGCCAGTGGCCAAGGGCGATCTAATGGTGTCAGCCGGTAATGGCGTTGCTAGAGCAGAAGCTAATCCTCCAGTAGGATCAGTTATTGGCAAGGCTCTTGAGGAATCCCATGGAGGGTCGGCTGTCATCAACATAGTAGTTGGTAGACTCTAAGTTTTTCTCCAGCGTAGATATTTTTTCAACAATGGCCTGCATGTGTACTGTGTTCCATAAACCAGGATGCATTGGCTTTGGCCATGTTCCAGTATCAATCCATGCGTATCCTAGATGTTCATCATTTAGAACAGGCACAAACTCCTGATTGACTTGGCAAAAGAAGGTATGATAGCTAAAGCTTTGATCACCAGACGTCCATTTTTCTAACGGCAAAAATTTGGTGTTCACAAAGTCTAAATCAAGTTCTTCTTTGCATTCGCGATGTATGGTATCCAACAGGCTTTCTCCTGCATCACACTTGCCTCCTGGTAATCCCCAGGTATTAGGGTGACGATCATCGTTGCGCATGACATATAGATAGCGCCTAGTAGTTACACTGAAAAACATCACGCCAACTGCGTTTAAAGAATTAGATTCCATGATCCCCCCGGATACAACCCATCATAACTTTTTACCCACTCTGCTCCGGTCCATTTGTATTGTATGTTAGTGGTTATGTTAGTTACATATTGTACATCCGCAAGGCTCTGACTGTCAAATACAACACGCCAGCGTTGACCATCAAATTCCACAATGTCGTTGGCATTGGCAATTAAAGGTTGTCCGTTGACACCACGCCATGCCAAGGGATTGGCGTCAAATGAATAGGGATCATTAAACGGATCAGTTCTTGTGGTATAGTTATCGGCACTGCCTGTGGCTTCTGTAAACAGATATCGCTGGCCAGTAAGACTTGAGTCTAGACCATCTCCTGGTGCACTTAGCAAGGGATTAATCACAGCGTCAATTGGTTGCAATGTGTTTGGAGGTACTGTGTCTGGATCAATATTAAACAACAAAAATCTGTCATCAGCGGGATTCAAAGCCACAGTACCTATGATCTGTAGGTCAGGTTCCCAAGGATTGTCAAGTGTAACATAACTGATTCCTGGCCTTAAAACGCCATATAGGTTAATAACGCTGGGCCATACTATTTCGTCGGCCACCGGAGATTCTGGTGGTGTGAGACTGGTTATTGGTTGTGATATTACATCACTGGGCTGTAAAATCTGTAGCTGTCCGTTAAGCAACAACACCTGATAGCTATAGGGTGTAACTTTGACACGTGTGCCCAACAGCAGGTCACTGTCTATTACAGCGTTGGCGGCATCACCTTGTGAATCATAGATACTGGCTATCACACGTTCAACCACACCCAGTTTCTTGATTTTAGCCGGACTTGAAATCCAAATTGGCAAACCAAATCTAAGACTACAGACGTCAATGGGATCATCTGTGCCCTGCGGTATACTGCGCCCACTCCAGGTCACACTTTCAAGTTCTACTACACTCAGACTGGTCCAGTCAATATAGTTGTCCGTGCCTTGTATTTCCAATGCGGGATTAAACAGTGTGAGTATCTGTTCAAGGATCTGCATTTTCTGGTTGGTATTGCTGGTCCAAATATCCAAGGTCAAGGTAAGTTTATAGGGCACCGGCATCAAGCGTTCAATGGTAAACGCATTTCCCTGTGTTACTTCATAGCTATCATTATCAGTATCGTAGTAACGTTGACGTACATTGATTTTGTCAACAAAAGTTGGCTCTTGGATGCGTCCACGGTCATAATCAAGACTGGAAATATAAAAAGTCATGATTGGAGTGCTAGGCATGCTGTTGGTTGAATTTTGTTGAATGATAGTCTGAGCATTGCGACTTGCATCACCATAGCGCACAGGCACACGATATAGGGTATCTGGTGGGGACACCCCAGCTTGATTTTGTCCAAACTCTACTTGAAAGTTGGAAAAGATTCTTGTAAATTGCAGCAAGAATCTACGAATTTGGCCGTCATAAAAAAACTGTTGCATAGTTAGCTTGATGGTTGTCCGGGCTGGGTAGGCGGATATGGTTTAGGAGTTTTATTACCACCTTGATCTCCATTATCGGCTCTAGGTTTTAGTGCCTGACTAAGGCTTTGTCTACTAGGTATTGGACCAAGGTCAGTGCTGTTTACAGTGTATGTATTGTTCACAAAACCTGAACGCAAGGTATTGTTGTCTGCACCAGGTGTAAGGTTGGTACGCACCACTTCTTCAATCTTGACCCAACGACTACCGTTGAATCTAAATAGTCTGTTTGGAAAGTAATCCAGCCGCAAACAATACTGTCCAACTTCGGCTTGCAGAGGAAAACGTACTCCAGGCGTCACAGGCAAGCCATTAGGAGCAATGCCATCACCAGTAAGATAGCCAGATGTATAACCATCTGCTCTTGGCGTAAGATTCTCATTGCTTACAGTGCGGCTAGCGTCAGTTTGAGTGTAGTCAGCTGTATATGTACCAGGATCAGCAGGAGAACCGTCTGGGTTGGTGGGCAGGATATAGAATTTAACAGTATCATAGCCACTCTTGGGTACTTCTTCCTCGGCCTGTACTAGGATAGCATCATTGATTTCAAGATCTTTGTTGCGTGTGCTTGCACTGTCTGCCAGAGTATTAATACGTGTTTTTTCAGCCCAATAGTCAGTGTTAGAAATGTCTATGTCTGCAGGTGTGTTTCGAAGAGCCACATAGTATACATCGTCATAGTTCACAATGCTGCCAGCTGGATAGAAGTTGCCTGGATCCCAGATGTTTTCAGGCTCAAAAGGCTGTTGAAGAATGTCTTGATATTCCTGTGCATTGACCATGGGCGTGGCCTTAACACGCCAGATGTGCGGTAACCAGGTTTGACTGAATCCTTCGCTAGCAAACGCAGCATCCTGCACTACATAAAACTTTGGCAATGCTCGTGGTATGTTTGAATCCAGGGGATGAAAGTCACGTAGATTTGGAACTTCTAGTACGTCACCGTTCATGATCTTGCGTCCCAGTGTGTCAATCATGTCGTTGTAGTGAAATGTCACAAACAGAGTGTCATTGTTAAGGAACAGGCCAAACTGAGTTAGGTCAAAGTCAATATCTTGTGCACGGTACACTCCACGCATCACATATACATCTGGATCATATGCACGATCGCGATTTTCTAGTAGCAGCAGATCTTGTATAAACAATGGACTTTCGCTGGCATAGTTTGGGATGGTAGCATCATGCTGAGTATCGGTGGAACTGTCGCCTGTGACCTTGGGTCCAAGATACTTGTGTAGGTAGATATCAAGTCCGCCCACAGTGTATTGTTCCGAAATAGTTCGGTCAAAAAATTGGTAATCGCGAGTTCGATTAGGGCGGTATAGACTGAGTCTGGGCATTTGAGCGTTCCTTGCTGTATTTACCGGTTGAGCCGATGGCGGCTGTGGTTGACCAAATATCCCTAGGGTGTTATAATTACTGAATATTCAAAATGGAGCTGCTATGAGCAATGCAAAAACAGTTAAACCCACACGGCCTCTCAAGGCAATGACTTCTAAAACTGATGTCAAATACACCGGCTCTGAGCCTGAATGGAGAATACAGCCGGACAGCGATACCCGGTTAAGCAGCCTAAGCAGGGCGTTTGGATGGTATCACTACAGTTTTGGTAAAAAAGAAGCCAAGGAGCTGATCATTGATTGGTTGTCTAGGAACGAGCGATCAGTAGATGCCAAGGCCTTTGCTCGTGTACCCGAGCAATCAGTTAGTTGTACGTTTGGTTGGCTCAGCAGGATGAACCTAAGAGGGCTAGAGTTGCTCACAGAGGAAAAGAGTCGTTTGGACCAACATGTTGCAGATTTAATTGGTGCAGCAAAAAATATCAAACATATTGTAGAACAAGATTCAGAAGTAGTTGCAAAACCCAATATTCAAGAGCGATTGAAAGAAAAAGCTCAGGAGGTAGCAGGTGAACTTGAAGGAATGTTGGATAATATTATACAAGACAACGTTAAAATCACTGTCGAACACAAGCCTATAAATCTGCTTCGGGGCATGAATATCAGTCAGCAGCATATCAGCGTAGTGAGAGACACATGGATAAAACATCGCGATGAATTTGCAGACGCTGTGGCGGGCAAGGATGCACAGCTAGTAGAAGCCTATGGTCACTTTGGTAAAATTCAGCTGCGAAACTTATTAAAGTTTGCAGAACAGGTGTTAGCTGACTGCGACAGTTATGTGCAGATCAAAAAGGTAGAGCGCAGGCCACGCAAGAAAAAGCCTGTAAGTCCAGAAAAACTCACAGCTCGGTTCAAATATCTAAAAGAATTTCCTGAACTCAAGTTGGTTAGCGAGCCTGTGACCAAGCTTGTGGGTGCAGGTGAAGCCTGGTTATATGACACAAAAAAGCGCAAATTAATCCATGTGGTAGCGGATCAGCATGTCAGTGAGTTCACTGTTAAGGGATCGGCAATCGTGGGATTTGACGGCGGCGCCAGTATACAAAAAACACTGAGAAAGCCTGCGGAACAGATCAAGGCCTTGATGAGTGGGGGATTGCCTGCTGCTCGCAAATACTTCAAAGATATCAAGAGCACTGAAACCAAGTTTAATGGACGTGGCAACGAGAACCTAGTGCTACTGCGAATCCGGTAAATACTGGATCAGGAGCAATTATGCACGCAGGCACTCTAGACCAAATGAAACAGGAACTCATCGAATACACACAGCTTCAGCTGGGTGCCAACATGATTGATGTAGAGCTTGATCCTGCGCACTACGAAGCAGCATATCAAAGAACCATAGGAACCTATAGACAGCGTGCACAAAATGCATATGAAGAATGCTATATCTTTATGGAATTGATCACTGATCAGAACGAATATTTTTTGCCGCAAGAAGTGGTGCAGGTCAAACAGATATTCAGAAGAACATTTGGTATAGCAACCGGGCCATTTAGCTCTGCGTTTGATCCCTTTAGTCAAGCCCAGATGCAGGTGTATCTCATGAACTTCAATCAAAGTGGTGGACTTGCTACCTATGATTTTTATACTCAGTATGTGGAACTAGCAGCTAGAATGTTTGGTGGTTTCATTAACTTTACATGGAATCCTGTTACCAAAAAGCTACAACTCATACGTGATCCTAAAGGCACTGGTGAACAAGTGCTACTATGGGTATATCAACTCAAACCTGAAGTTCAACTGCTGCAAGACTATCAAATCAGCCAATGGCTGCGTGATTACATGGTAGCAGCCAGCAAAATGATGGTAGGCGAAGCACGTGAAAAGTTTGGGACTATTGCTGGTCCGGGCGGTGGTAGTACGCTTAACGGTACTGCCATGAAAGCAGAAGCTCAAACACAGATGGATGTCTTGGTGGAACAACTCAAAAACTACATTGATGGATCTCAACCCTTAACCTGGGTAATTGGCTGATCACTCAGGCTTGACCTGCTGTGCATAGGCTGTTATAATAGCTCTATGCACTTAATGATTGACATTGAAACTCTAGCCACAGCGCCGGACGCCACAATCCTCACTGTGGCAGCACAGTCTTTTGATCCTTTAGGACAGGGCTACTACGACTCCTGTTACTATGCAAGGGTGGATCTTGATAGTCAAAGCAATCGCAGCATTGAACAAGGTACCATAGAATGGTGGTCCAAACAAAGCGATTTTGCTCGTGAAGAAGCCTTTGCGGAAGACAATCGTGTACCATTGGATCAAGTGCTTGATGATCTAGGCAAACTTATATGGAAAAGCAGTGCCATCTGGGCCAACGGTCCTACGTTTGACATGACAATCCTAGAGAATGCCTATAAAAGTTATCAGAAGCCCTTGCCTTGGCAGTACTACAAAGTCAGAGATTGCCGTACGGTTTACATGCTATGGCCCAATGAAAAATTCAATGATACACCAGTGGCACCAATGTTGATTAATAATCAAGCACATCGTCCCGCTAGTCATCATGCTTTGGATGACTGCAAACGACAGATTGATTTGCTACAAGAAACACTCAGGGCCATTGGCATAAAGGACTTGGTATGATCATAGGATTTGTGGGACTCATAGGGTCAGGCAAAGACACCGCAGCAGATTACCTTGTGAACTTTCATGGGTTTCGCCGGGACAGCTTTGCTGCCACGCTGAAAGATGCTGTGAGTGCTGTGTTTGGTTGGGACCGACTGATGCTTGAAGGCAGAACAGCTGAAAGTAGAGCCTGGCGTGAACAAGTTGACACCTGGTGGGCGCAAAGACTCAATATGCCCCATCTTACGCCTCGTTGGATATTGCAGCACTGGGGCACAGATGTGTTGCGCAATCATTTCAACGATGATATCTGGATAGCTAGTCTTGAGCACAAGCTACAACGCAGCACCGATAACGTTGTAATATCAGATGTGCGTTTTCCTAATGAAATCAAAGCAATTCGCCGCGCTGGTGGGTATATTTACTGGATACAGCGTGGTGAACTACCACCATGGTACGAGTGTGCCTTGACAGAAAACACCACAGACGAGTATGACCAATGGTTATTACAAGATGCGCACAAACTCATGGAGCAGTCTTGGCCTCAGGTTCATAATAGTGAGTGGGCCTGGGTTGGGCAAAGCTTTGATGCTGTTATTGACAACAATAACAGTGTTGATGAACTTTATGATCAGCTTAAAAATCTGGTTCAAGATCACCGCGTCGCCATGGCCGATCTTGCCGCTTGATATCCTCCACACAGTTTCTACACACACTACGTAGATTGCGCGGCTCTACATTGTTTAAATCTCCATCAATGTGGTACACCAGTATCTGACTGGTACTTCGGCTTTTGAAACCACAAAGATCGCAGTTAGATTTTTTCTTGTATCCTGATTTTTTCCATTTTGGTTCTCTAGGACGTAGTTTTCTGTGTTTTCTAGAACAGGTATCGCACTTAGAGCGATAATGCACTTTATCAGGGCTATGGTAGTTTACAGCACAAGGTCGCTGTTCACAAACAATGCAAATTGGCCTTTTCATATTGTTATTTACTAGCGTGCCTTTGCAAAGGGCAGCGTATCCTAGTAGTTTTTGGGGTTTCCGCTAAATATCAATAACTTGTAAAAGGAACCATCAATATGGCACTTACATCACCTGGCGTAGAAGTTACCGTAATCGACGAAAGTAACTACATCCCTGCAGCCACCAATACCGTACCGTTTATCATGATTGCCACTGCTCAGAACAAGATTTCTGGCACTGGTGCAGGCGTAGCCCCAGGAACACTGGCGGCGAATGCCAACAGAGTTTACACAATTACTAGTCAGCGTGATCTTGCCGCTACTTTTGGCGTACCGTTTTTCTATCAAACTTCAGCTGGCACTCCTATCAATGGCTATGAGCTTAATGAATATGGATTAATGGCAGCTTATTCATGCCTAGGTATTAGCAACCGTGCGTATGTACAGCGTGCTGACATTGACCTAGCTGAACTAACTGCTACCCTGGTTCGTCCTACCGGTGACCCAGACAATGGCACTTTCTGGTTTGACACTGGCGTTAGTCGCTGGGGGATATTCCAGTGGAACGTGGCCACCGGTGCTTTCACTGAAATCACACCTTTGGTATTGACTAGCACTGATCAAATTGAACCAAGCCCAAGCACTCTGCCTCTTGAGTCAATTGGCAGCATTGGCAGCTACGCTATCAATGCTTTGAATGCTAACAATCCTGTGTATTACAAAAACTCTGTGAACGAATGGGTATTAGTTGGCAGCGATGCCTGGAAACTCAGCTGGCCAACTATCCAAGGAAGTTTGGCTCCGGTTACGCTGACTGAAAACACCACTTTCACAGTTAACGACACACCTATTAACATTGCTGTGTCACCAAACAACACTGTGACCAGTGTGGTGTCTTCAATTAATGCTGCAAACATCCCTGGTGTAACAGCAGCCGTGGTTGATGGACGGTTGACTATCTATGCTGACAGTAACGCTACCAGTGATGGATCAACCGCTAATGGTGGTATTGTTACTGTATACAATGTAGTAGGCAACCCACTTGGTGATCTTGGTATTACCCCAAGATCATATTATGCACCTGCACTGCAACAGAGTCCTAATTATCAAGTACCACGTTGGCGCGATACTGACGCGGAGCCCAAGGCTACTGGGTCTGTTTGGAACAAAACAACTTCTGCCAACCTAGGTGCAAATCTTGTAGTAAAGAAATACGATAGTATACTAGGTGCTTTTGTACAGCAGAGCTGCCCAATCTATGCCAGCGATCAAGCTGCTAACAAAGCATTGGATCCAGCAGGCGGGGGGCAGAATATTCCTGCCAATACAACCTATGCAGTAACCAATGTTGAACAGGATGACACATTCACTCTTGAACTGCTTAAACGTCTGGCCACTGGGCCTACGAATGCCACTGGCAACGAAATTGATCCAGTGTTTATTAATGGTACGAGTTTTACACTAAGAGCTAGCACTGCAAATAGTGATACGCTGACCAACGCTGTGACTGTGACCATTCTAGGATCAACACCTGCTGCATTTGTAACCGCTGTAAGCGCAGCCAATGTGCCCAATGTTTCAGCTTCTGTGAATGCCAATGGCCAGATTGTGTTTACTCATTCACTAGGTGGCGTTATTCAAGTGGAAGATAATTCAGGTACGCCTTTGCTTACTGCTGGTATTGATCAGGCAATTAATGCAAGACAAAATCCTGATGGATCATATACTCTGAGCAACTGGGTTGAATTTGATTACACAGCCAGCAGCAATGCTCCTGATCAAGATCCGGCCAATGGACGTCTATGGTATTATTCAGCCGTGGATCAAGTTGACATCATGATTAATGGTGATAATGGCTGGTCTGGATATCAGAATGTTACCAACGATGTGCGTGGATACAATTTGAGCCTGACCAATGCCACTGGCCCACAGTTTGCTACATCAGCGCCTACAACACAAAACGACGTAGCTCAAAGTCCCTTGGTTTATGGAGATCTTTGGATTGACACATCGGATTTAGAAAACTATCCACAACTTTATCGTTGGGAAAACGCCGACGGCGAAGATCAATGGGTAAAAATCATCAACGCTGATCAAACCACTGAAAACGGTGTGTTGTTTGCTGATGCACGTTGGGCAACCAACGGATCAGTAGATCCAATCACAGATACTATCCCAAGCATTGTGAGCCTGTTGACTTCAGATTATCTGGATCTTGACGCTCCAGATCCTGACCTGTATCCCACAGGCATCCTGTTGTTCAACACACGTCGTTCAGGCTTCAATGTAAAGAGATTTGCTGTGGATTATTTTAATGCCACAGATTTCCCTGATCAAACATTACCGGCCCAAAAGAATGCATGGGTCTCAGCTAGTGGACTCAAGAACGACGGCAGCGCATACATGGGCCGTCAGGCACAGCGTGCATTGGTCGTAGAAGCTCTTAAGTCTGGCATTGACTCAAACACTCAACTGCGTGAAGAGCAGTTGGTATACCAATTGATCGCAACTCCGCAGTATCCGGAGCTGGCTGTGAATATGGTGGCCTTGAACAATGAACGCAACAACACAGGATTTGTGTTGCTTGATACTCCATTGCGTTTGAGTCCAGAAGGCACTGGTATTACTGATTGGGTAACAGACAACAACGGTGAAGGCCTACCAACTGGTGACGGACTGAACACTGCTAACCAGTATATGGCCACATTCTATCCAAGTTGCCAGACCACCGATCTAAGTGGCAATCCAATCGTACAGCCTGCAACACACATGATGCTGCGCACATTTATCCGCAATGACGAAGTGGCTTTCCCCTGGATGGCTCCAGCGGGCACACGTCGTGGTATAGTAGACAACGCTGCTCGCATTGGATATATTAATGCATTGACCGGCGAATTTGAACAACTAGGTGTGCGCCAAGGACTGCGTGATGTGCTGTATGAAAACGCAATTAACCCAATTACCTTTATTCCTGGTGTGGGTATCACTAACTTTGGTAACAAGACCGCTACCAGCATTAGCTCAGCACTAAATCGTATTAATGTAGCTCGTTTGGTTGCATTTATACGTGGACGTCTAGAGCAGATTGGCAAGCAGTTCTTGTTTGAACCAAATGATCAAATCACACGTGACGAAATCAAGAACAGTTGCGAGAGTCTAATGATTGATCTTGTGGCCAAGCGTGGTGTTTATGATTATCTAGTGGTGTGTGATCTAAGCAACAACACACCTGCCACTATTGATCGTAACGAACTCTATGTGGATATTGCAATTGAGCCTGTCAAGGCAGTTGAATTTATCTACATTCCGCTGCGAATCAAGAACACTGGTGAAATCAGTGCTGGACAGACAGCATCAGCACAGGCTATCTAATAGAATATGGACATGATTTTCCAGGATTGTTGTGCCATAAATACTGTATATAGGAGATAAACATGGCCGTATCATCACTAACAAGAATGACAGTGCCACTGGCCAGCGATCAAAGCTCATCGACCCAGGGCCTGTTGATGCCCAAACTCAAGTATCGCTTTAGAGTGATATTTGAAGGTTTGGGTGTGAGCACACCGCGCACTGAACTAACCAAACAGGTTATAGATTTTGCTAGACCAGAAGTGACTTTTGAAGAAATTCTAGTTCCAATTTATAACAGCACACTGAAGTTGGCCGGCAAACACAGCTGGGGCGACATCACAGTCAACCTACGCGACGATGCTGGTGGCAACGTGCAGAAACGTGTGGGCGAGCAGTTACAGAAGCAACTAGATTTCATGGAACAGGCTTCTGCAGCAGCAGGTATTGACTACAAATTTACCACCCGTTGTGAAGTACTAGACGGCGGTAATGGTACGTCAACACCAGTGGTGCTTGAGACCTGGGAGATCTATGGTTGCTATCTAAAAGGTGTCAACTACAACGACCTGAACTATGGAACAAGTGAAGCAGTTACAATCACAATGACCATGGCATTTGACAACGCATTGCAAACTCCAATTGGTTCTGGTGTTGGTGCATCAATTGGTCGTACTGTGGGTGACGTAATCACAGGTTCATTAACAGGCGCTCCAGCAGCGTAATCTAATGCCATCTTGGGGACAAGATTTCCTTCAAGGATTCTTTGGTGTTGATTCCTTAAGAGACTATAAACACGCCAGCAAAGTATTCCGTACTAACGGATACGAGCTGGCTCCTCGTTTTAAATTCCTTTATCATGTGAGCTTCACTGTAAATGATGTAAACATTCCACAGATGTTTGCCGACACCGGTGCCTTCACCAGCACTGATATTAATAATCTTGGTTTGACTGTGAAAAATGTGCAATTGCCACAGTATGAACTTGCTGTAAACACTCTGAATCAATACAATCGCAAGAGACTGGTTCAAACCAAGATCAACTACCAACCTGTGCAAATAGTTTTTCACGACGATGGCGGTGATCTTGTGCGCAACATGTGGTACAACTATTTTAGTTACTACTACAAAGATCCAAGCCAGGCCTATAATGGCGGCGCAGGTACATCTGGAACCAATGGCAACGCAAATAATATCTCTGCTGGCTTTGACTACAATGGTCGCGACATCTATCAGAACACACGCAATGGCAACGACTGGGGATTCATTGGTGAAAGTTATCAAAATCCTGCAGCCTATAGTAATGGAACAGATGCCAGCGGCAAGCCTGCGTTTTTTAAAGACATTAGAATCTTTGGATTGAACCAGCACAAGTTTGTAAGCTATGTGTTAATTAATCCTGTGATCACAGCATGGAATCATGATACATTTGACTACAGTGACTCAGGGACAATGCAGCACACTATGACCATTCAATATGAAACAGTGAAGTATTACAGCGGTGCTGTTGGGTCAAGGGCTCCAAAAGGTAGCGACAATCCCACTGACAGTGATGTTAATGTCAAGGGCTTTGCTGATCCATCAAGATATGACACACAACGTAGTCCCTTGGCACGGCCAGGAAGCACTGCATCAGTGCTTGGACAAGGCGGTTTACTAGACACAGGGTTAGGTATCATCAGTGATCTACAGCGTGGAGATACTGCTGGCATCCTTGGTGCTGTGCAAAAAGCAGGCACTTCCTACAATACATTTAAGAAAGCAGACATTGGTGGAATCATCAGAGAAGAGGCCACTGGTGCAGCCAAGGATGTGATTAGAGCCAGCGCGCCAGGCGCCACTAGAGCAGTGATTAACAAAAGCGACAGTGTGTTCTTTCCTACACCTCCTAAACGATGACTAGTGTAAATGAAACCAATCTCAAGATTGATCAAACAGTAAGAGTGTTTGATGAATTTTACGGATTTGAACAAAATATTCCTGTGGCACAGTATGATGCTGTGTTTTCTTATATGCGTTCGGTATTTGATACTGAGCAAGCTGCTGCAAACTTTACTACCACACTATTCAGAGCCAGCGGCGAATCTGGTATCAATGTCATGGACTTGCTGCAAGAGATACAACGCTATGGAAAGCCTGAACTGACTTCGGTACTGGCATATTACCTCAACGGTCTACGTAGTTCATCAACACTACTAGGAGTACAGGCTAGAGTGTTGCCAAACTACTATGTGGCTAGAAATGTGATACCATGAGACGTTGGGCACAGGGCGTCTATACAGTAAAAAATTCTAACAAGTATGTGGGCAAGAACAATCCAAGATATCGCTCAGGGTGGGAGTTTGCGTTCATGGCCTTTTGTGACAACAACGACAACATCCTGCAATGGGCCAGTGAAAGCATCAACATACCCTATCTTAATCCCTTGAGTGGTCGCCAAACAATCTACGTACCTGATTTTTTTATAACCTATCGTACTCGTGACAATCAGGTCAAAGCAGAAGTCATAGAGATAAAGCCCAAGAAACAAAGCGTGATTGAAAGCAAGCAGAGTGCTAGAGACCGTGCGGCTGTAGCGGTGAACTATGCCAAATGGGACGCTGCTACCAAATGGTGCAGACGTCAGGGACTTACCTTTAGAGTTATCACTGAAGACGACATGTTTCATAACGGTTCCAAATAGCCCACAACAAGATTTAGGCCGCTAAATATGGCATGAATCGTAAACTTGAATCTTTGTTTGACTTACCTGATCACACTGAGTACGAACACGCTGATATTCCCCCACCTCCATTGCCCGTTACCACTGAAACACTCGCTGCTATTGACAAGATAGAAGCTGCACTGCCTGCTGTTCGAGGCCTTGAAGCCAGCGACGGTGAAATGGATGAAATCGCCAGCAAGGCCATGGAAAGCTACAACAATCTCATGGACCTAGGTATGGCGGTTGAAGCACGATTCGCCAGTGAGATATTTGGTGTGGCCAGCAATATGCTGGGACATGCTATCACAGCCAAAACAGCTAAGATGAACAAGAAGCTGAAAATGATTGACCTGCAGATGAAGAAGCTCAAACTAGACCGTGACAGCGGTGCAGACGTACCAGTAGCACAAGGAGAGCTCATTGATCGCAATGAATTGCTGCGCCAGATTATGGCCAATAATCAAAACCAGCAGAAAGAATAAATACTGTATAGGATCATGACATGAAACATTTTAAAGAATATCTAGTAGAAAGCGAAAAAACCTACAATTATCGCATCAAAGTGTGCGGTGAAACACCTCCGGGCTTTTTTAAAGATCTTAAAGATCGCCTTTCACAATTTGAAGTTGTAAAGATGAGCGATGCAAAAAACACACCTGTGTTACCATTGCCCACAGACTTTCCCAACTTCAAAAACGAGCGAGTGAGTTTTGTAGATGTGGAGTTTCGTTATCCTGCTGTTGAGCCGCAGATTAAACAGCTGGCACAATTGACAGGACTTGATCCAAATCGGATTGTGATGCATACTGAGGATTACACTGAAAGTATGGGCCAAGAGTACGAAGAGATTGAAAACAACGAAGATCTATTAACCAAAACTGATTACCCAGCACCCAGTCGTGAACAAAAGGCTCTCAGCAAAGATTATGCCGCTGACCCACACGATCATGAGGTGCTGAAAAACTCTTACCGGAGCAAGTTTGCAGTGGCAGGTGGTAAAACACCTTCAGCTGAAACAACCAATGATTTGCCCATGGGCAACAAGAGTGCAATTACTGGCACCAACAGGCTACCCTCTGTAAAATCCAATGCGAGATAACACTATGAACGATAACGACAACGCCAACATGTATGAAATTTTTGAACGCCTGAATCGCGTTCAATCACAGACTTCAAAAATTGATGAAGCTGCTACAACAAAAGCTCGCCTTGATGAAAGTGCATTCCAAGCAGCAATTGGTAAAAAGAAATATGGCGACGAAGGCATGAAAGCCTTGCAAAAAGCTGGCCGTGATCATGCCAGCGACAAAACCATGAAGAACATTCGCGACAAGTACGACAAGTATGACGAAGCTCAAGTCAATGAACTAAGTCCTGATACTTTATCAAGTTATGCTGACAAGGCAAGAGGCCAGCGTAACTGGGCTGCTGGCAGAGCAATGGCAGCGCAGCAAGGCAATCAGTCAGCTGATCCACAAGGTAAGTTTGACAAACTTTGGGATAAAAGAGCAGCTGGATATAACAAAGCAGTAGCTAAAGGTGCTAGAGATATTGATAAGACTCAAGGACTACAAAGTCGCGGTGGACCTGCATCAGGCTGGAACTGGAGCAAAGATGCAGAGCCAGCAGCCTTGAATAGACCAATGGAAGAATCAAAACCTGACTTTCTTGACCTTGACAAAGACGGCAATAAAAAAGAGCCTATGAAGTCAGCGGCCAAGGATGCCAAGAAACACAAAAAAGACGTTGAAGAAGGCATGTTTAAAGATGCACCAGCCAAGAGCAAGGTGCCTGCGTTTCAACGCAAGGCCAAAGGTAGCAACTGGAAAACCAGCATGCAGGATCTTGAACATGAACGCAGTCAAAGTCCTACTGGAAGAGCAGGACTTGAAAAAGCCAAACGTCGCCTTGGACAAGTCAGCGAAGGGCTTGATCAAATCATGCGCACCATGGGCCGTGACATAGAACAATTTAAACGCAGCGGTGAACTCACAGATGAACTTTATTCTGCATTGTATGATTATTACATGGACGAAATGCCCTATGGTGTGGCCAAGGCCCGCACAGGCGATCCCTATGAGTGGATCATGAACAAGCTAGAAAGTGAACTAGGTGTTGACGAAGGTAATCTGTTCACAGGCAATCTTGCCAAAGCTCGTGCAGCTGGTGTAAAGAAAGCCGACCTTGACGGCGACGGCGACATGGAAAAAGTCAACGAGCTTGACATTAACTTGATCAAAGCAGCTCAAAAAGACGCTGCTAAAACTGTAAAACACAGTGATCCAGAAAGCGATCGTAACATACACAAAAAGTATGGACATCGCAGCGATCGTGATGACACTGGCAATGACGACGATTATGATGAATTTGGCAATGAAAAGAAAAAGAAATCACAGCCAGCCGCAGGCGACAAGCGTGGCCGTGGACGTCCTAAGAAATATACCGCAGACAAACCACGTCAAGAACGTGTCACAGCCAAGAGTCGCAAAGCAGACCGCACTGCCTATACCAAAAAGAAAGTAGGCGAAGAAGAGCTAAGTGAAAAGTCTGTGAGCAAAGCACAGCAGCGGTTTATGGGCATGGCACATGCTATGCAAAAAGGCGAGAAAGTTCCTGGCGCAAGCAAGGAATTGAAAAAAGTGGCCAAGACCATGGGCAAAGGCGATGTTAAAGATTTTGCTAAGACCAAACACAAAGGTCTGCCAGAAAAGAAAAAGAAAACTGACGAAATGACTACAAGTGGTGGTGTAGCTCCTAGCATGGCACCAATGGGAGTGCGTCAGACCAAAGAAGAAATGACTGATGTATTACGAGCAGAAAAAGGCGGAGTCAAAGGTGCCACACAGCCTCCAGCAGATAGCCAATTTGCTCCTGGTGATAAAAGAAACTCCACACCAGCGCCATCAAGCACTTCGGCTCCAAAAGCAGTAAAAGAAACTGACAAGGTACCAACAAACAAGCCTAAAGAAAAAACAGGATCAGGCAGTATGCAGTTTGGCAAAGGCATCTATGATTCGTTTAATCGCAAGCTTGAAGGCATGATAGCCGAAGGTATGCAAATCAATGCTTCTATGAATACAGATGCTCAGGGTGGTCCAAGCAAAACCTTAACTATCACAGCCACTGACGAATCAGCAGAACAACTCATGATGTTGCTAAAAATGGCCGGCCTTACGCAAGACTCAGAAGCGTGCCCGCATTGCGGCCAAAGCCCTTGTGGTTGTGATCATGTAGAAGAAGATTTAGCCAATAGTCCTGACGAAGTCACTGCCAGCAGTGAAGTGGTTACACAGGGCATGTCCGGCGGTTTAAACAAACCCAAAAGTACAGGACAAACTACAGTTCCTGTGATGAACGTTGATCCCAAGCGTCAAGGCATGCTTGAGACTATGCAACGACAATTATGGAAAAAGTACCAAGGCTGATCATGAAAACACTGCGTGATTATTTTGAGCAACAAAAACACATACACGATCGTCCGGTAACGGGCGATCTGTTCGCGCTGAACATGCGTGAAGAATGTTTGTTAGAAAGTGAAGTTATTGAGCACGACGACGAAAGCATTACGTTGTTGGCTGATAATCAACTCATGCAAATGCTTGAAAGTTATGGTGCCTTTGAAGACAAAATGATTGATGTTGATGGAACTGATGTTGATCAGTATGATTATGACACTGAAGAAGAAGTAGCAGAAGGCAGCGAACAACAAATCAACGACTACGATACCTGGAGTGACAAAGTCTCCGCACAAGGTGGTGAGATACACCCACAAAAGGATAGAGTTCGTATGGTAGCACAAAGCTGGTCCGGTGACACCATTGGTGAATTTAATTTGCGAACTAATCAAGGTTATATAATTCCCGGCTCTCAAGGTGTAGCGGAAGAATCAGATGACAAAGCCGATGCTAAAGAACGCCTGGCACAATTAGAAAAACAATTTGATTCTAGTTACGAATACAGTGACGATCACAGCGTGTGGAAAAAGCACAACGCTATCAGACAAGAAATGGATAGTTTGAAAAAGATCATTGGACAAGATGTATCTGAAGAAAAACAAAAAGGTGTTGATGGCAAGGCCTGTTGGAAAGGCTACAAGCGCATGGGCACCAAACAGAAAGGTGGCAAGACTGTAGACAACTGTGTGCCTATGGGCGAAGACATCGAGGTTCAAGAACAGGAAATGTCTCGTTTACGTGAACTTGCAGGCATGCGTCAGTCTATGTGTAACGAGTGCGGAATGAGCGAAAGTAACTGCGGTTGTGAAGAGCCAGATCCGGCTCAATCAGGTGAATACGATTTTGAAGGCGACATGGCCAAAGACGATCTCTACAACATTGTCAAGGCCGCACGCAGACTCAACGGCATGCTGGATGATAACGAAAACATGCCAGAATGGGTACAAAGCAAAATCAATAAAGCCGAAGACTATCTTGATGTAGCAGCAGACTACATCGAAGCCAACAAGGCCAGAGATCAGGTAGACATGGACGAGGCCAAGTACCAAGGACGTGAAGTACAACTCAACAAACCCACAGCTGGTGATGTTGGCAAGTTCAAGGTTTATGTAAAAGACCCCTCAACTGGCAACGTTAAAAAAGTCAACTTTGGCGACAAAACCATGCGTATTAAAAAATCTAATCCAGCACGTCGCAAAAGTTTTAGAGCTCGACATCGCTGCGAAAACCCAGGTCCAAAAACCAAGGCACGTTATTGGAGTTGCCGCAAGTGGTAAACAAGGAATAAAATATGGCCAGTCAAGTAAATGTTTATACCGGAGCACAAACCAATGTCGCCTGGCGCACTGACAAAGTGCAGATCAACACAGGCACAAACGCAGTAACCTTTCAGGTAAATGTAGCCAATGTTGCTAATGCCGGAGTAACCAGTGACACAATTTATAGCAATGCAGTGGTAGTACCAGCCAACAGTATCATGGAGATGTTTGTGGGAGTAGGCAACTTTATTACTATTGCCGGGGGTAATGCTTCAATCAGTGAACTAGGAACCGAAAGTTCAGGTAATGCCGCTGTAATGGCCATTTAAGAGGTTGTATGCGAGCCCGTGAATTTATCCGTGAAGCACAAAATGCCAAACTCAGCAAGCGTAAACAATTTCCCACACGCGGTTTGCATATCTTCAGTGATGGTGACAAATGGAACAGCGATTACACACTTAATCGTGTGATGATGGCCTTGGCCTCTACAGATGGCACATTTGTTCCTGAACTCAATCCACTTAGCTGGGTAGGCAAACATAAAACTGCACACCCATACACTGAAGAAGAACAGCAGATGTTGAAAATGGCTTACAAAGCCGCAGGCGCAGACTGGCATGATCTTAACAAAGGTGATATGGAAAGCCAAGAAATGCCTGACACCGACAAGCAAAGTCCAATCAAAGCTTTCAAGGGATATCCACGATGAGAGCACGTGAATTCATACGTGAGCAACGCGATCTGCCACCAGAAACCAAAGAACCTTTAAAGAATACATTTGTATTACCAGGACTGAAATCATCTGATCCATACAACAACTATAGATTTGGCGTGGCCATTGCCCGAGCAAGAAGCGATGCTTCACCAGACGCAGTGAATGAATTTAGACCAGAATGGAGTGCTGAAACTCCTTTTGGTGAAAATGCAGTGATAGTAGGCTTCAATAACAACGTTGATCCCATAATTGATGCTGCACTTAAAATGACCAAGACACCTGGCGGCAAACGTTTGGTGTCAACCCCCCAAAGCCAAGAACCAGATTTTGTAGACAAACAGAGTCCAGTAAAGGCATTCAAAGGATACCCTAGATAATGGCCTTTCCAGAACCCACAGAAGTGTCCCCTTGGTACCTGCGTAATATCACCCAGGCTCTTGAGTTAAACGCAGCCACCGGGCAGGTGTTTGTACGTACCAACGCTGCTATTGTTGGCAATGTAAGTGTGGGCAACGTGGCCATTGGCAGTCTAGGCAACGTTGACATATCTGGCAACACACTGCCTATATCTGGCAACATTGTTGTATCCGGCGGAAACATAAATGCAAATGTGTCAGGTAATGTAGGTATCTTAGGCAACGTGAATGTCACACAAGGAACTGATCCTTGGATAGTATCCGGCAATGTTGGCATAAGTGGTAATGCAAATGTAGTGTTGGCCGATGATGCCAACGTGGTGATTTCTGGGTTCTCTGGTGCTGTGTCAGATGCTTTTGGTCGTTTGAGAGTGAGCGATCCTTATAGTCTTTTTGAAACTCAGGCACGTTATTTTGATCACAAACAGTTTGCCAACTCCATATCCGGCACGGCTAATGTGGTTTATGTTCAAGATCAAAGTTCTTATCAATTAAATGTAGGACAGGTGTCAGGCGACAGTGTGATTAGAGAAACACTTAAACCGTTTCCTTATCAGCCTGGCAAAAGTCAACTTACACTAAACACTTTTTGCTTTGCAACACCCAAAATTGGCTTGCGTCAACGAGTGGGATTGTTTGATGCCAATGATGGCGTGTATTTTGAAACCAGCGGAACCACAAACTATTTTGTCATACGTTCGGGATCTACTGGTGTTGAAGAACGCATCGCTCAGAGTGCATGGAATGTGGATAGACTGAATCCCAGTCTGGGTCTCAACCCCAGTGGGTACACATTGTCAGTTGATCGCACACAGATCATGTTTGCTGATGTAGAATGGCTGGGCGTGGGATCAGTGCGTGTGGGGTTTGTGATTAATGGCGCATACTTAATTTGTCACCAGTTCAATCATGCTAATCAACCAGGCAATACCAAGGTTTACATGACCACAGCCACACTGCCCATTCGTTATGAAATAACCAATACAGCCAATACCACCAGTGTGAGTCAACTGACACAGATCTGTAGTACGGTGATATCCGAAGGTGGTTTTCAATTGGCAGGATCAGGAAACCCTCGTGCAGCATCACATGATATTGCAACGCCGGTAAGATTGCCTAACGATCTAAGTTTCAAGCCAGTGATTGCCATACGTTTGAAAAGCACTAATTTAAATGCTGTGGTCATACCTATAAATTATTCTCTAGTGCCTACCGCTGGTAGTATCTTCCAGTTCCGTGTGTATAAAAAAGCCATTACGTCTGGCGGCAGCTGGGTAGATTCGGCGGCTGATAGTTCGGTACAATACAATCTTGCACCTACTGCCTTGGTATCCGGAGACATTGCCGAACAATCATTCATAAACTCAACTAATCAAAGTACTGGAGCACCTACTCAAGAAAGATTCACCTTTGAATATCAGCTGGAGCGGGATCCATTTACCGGAGTGCCGTATGAGTATGTGATAACCATGGCTACCACAGGTACCAATCAAGACGTATATGCCAGCGTGGAGTGGCAGGAGATCACCTAAATGAAAAAATTATTTTTAACCCTATTGTTATTGCCTACACTGGCATTTGCACAAAAATCGCCACAAGGTGTTACATATGATGCAACAGTTATTCGTGTGAACGATGGAGATACAGTGGTCATATCAGCGCCTTTTTTACCTGCACCATTAAAGCCTGAACTGGCAGTTCGTGTATATGGTGTTGATACCCCAGAAAAAGGTCATCGCGCTCAATGTCCAAGCGAAGATCAACGTGGACAAGCTGCTACTGCGTTTACTAAAAATGCTGTAGCAAAAAGTCTAAAGCGTCAAATAATACTTTACGGTTGGGATAAGTTTGGTGGTCGTGTGCTGGGTGACATGATCCTAGACGGTCAAAGTCTACGTATGATGCTTATCGCCAATGGTTTTGCACGTGAGTACTATGGCGAAGCCAAACAATCGTGGTGTCAATGACTCTAGAACGTCTACAACAGCTTAGTGGTGTAAAACCTTTTGGTAACGCAGCTCGAATGACTGCGTATGTGCCCGAAGGATCTAATATCAGTCTAACAGGTAATGAAAAAGCTGAATTACAACGCAAACACAATATTCAACCCGGTACTCCTGAATGGTTTCAACTCTGGTTCAGTTTGCCTTATCTAACTGGTGAACGCCCAATCTAAACACTGTGCAGCACCATGGCGCGGCTTACACATCAATCCACGCGGTGATGTCAAGGTATGCTGTGCAGGTAATCCCAATATGCTGGGCAATCTTAACACGCAATCAATCACAGAAATTTTACAAAGCGACAGCCTTAAAGCAATCAGACAGAGTGTTCGTCAAGGCGTGTTGCCTGCTTATTGTGAAAACTGTATTAAGGTTGAAGAATATGGACCAAGTGAACGCAACTGGCACAACAGTCTAAGTCCTAACTTTGATCCCGCTACTGCTACAGACAATGATCATGTGCCTGTGCTTGCAGATCTTAGATGGAATATAACCTGTAACTTGAGCTGTAACTATTGCGATGAAAAGAGTTCTAGTCGTTGGGTTGCAATGAAAGCCATACCTTTCCGCAGTGGCGCACGTCCCTACTTTGAATCTGTGGTTGAGTACATACAACAACATCAAGAACATCTAAAAGAAGTGGCACTTGTAGGCGGTGAACCACTGTTGCTGCCAGAAAATGATAGGTTGTTGGATGTTGTTCCTGCTCATTGTGTGGTTACTTTGATCACCAATTTGTCTTGTAATCTAGATTCTAATTCTATTTTTCAAAAACTGTGTCAACGTGACAAAGTGGGCTGGAGTATTAGTTTTGATAATATCCAAGAAAGATTTGAATATGTAAGATTTGGCGCCAAATGGACAGCGTTTGAAAACAATCTTGACAGGATTATAACCTTGATGCGCAGTCGTGAACAATGGGGCGGTATGCATGCTGTGTACAACATCTACAGCGCCACAAGATTAACAGAGCTTGTTCAGTATGCTCGAAACAAAGGTATTACCATGATGTGGCAACCATTACATCATCCAGACTATCTTGATCCCAATAAACTTGGCAAAGAAATCAAACAGTTGGCACACAGCGAAATTCACGCAGTATTACAAAGCGGATTGTGTTTGCCAACGGAACAGGATTTTTTGCAACAGGTATTGGCAAATCCTAGTCAAGATGATCTTAGACCTCAGTTTCGTCAACATATTGAAGCAATAGAAACAAAGTTTCATGTATCTACTCAAGGTCGTTTTGCACAGTTATGGCCGGAAATCGCACAACATCTTGGTCAAACGCAGTAAATAGACCTATGAGCACACTAGAAACCGTATTAATTAAGCCAGCACACAAGCCTATGATGTACAGCGAGCGAGAGCTCACTGATTTTGCAAAATGTGCTGATCCTAAAAGTGGTCCTCACTATTTCTTAGACAATTTTTTCTATATTCAGCATCCTACGCAGGGTAGACTGCTACTACATCCATTTGAGTATCAACGACGCCTTGTTGACACTTATCATCATAATCGCTTTAGTATTTCCTTGATGCCTAGACAGACAGGTAAGAGTACCCTGGCTGCTGGATACCTACTCTGGTATGCTATGTTTATTCCAGACTCTACGATTCTAGTAGCTGCTCACAAATATCTTGGTGCGCAGGAAATCATGCAGCGTGTGCGCTTTGGTTATGAATCTTGTCCAGATCACATTAGAGCAGGAGTTGTAAATTACAACAAAGGCTCAATAGAATTTGAAAACGGTTCACGCATTGTGAGTCAAACCACAACCGAAAACACAGGTCGTGGTATGAGTATATCTTTGCTGTACTGTGATGAGTTTGCTTTTGTGCGCCCCACCATTGCCAAGGAATTCTGGACTTCTATTTCACCCACACTAGCAACTGGTGGTAAGGCAGTGATCACATCTACTCCAAACTCAGATGAAGATCAGTTTGCCTATATTTGGAAAGGGGCAAACAAGTGCGAAGATGAGTTTGGCAATCCCACTGAGCTTGGCATCAATGGGTTCAAAGCATTCAGAGCTAAATGGCAAGAACATCCAGATCGAGACCAATCCTGGGCCGATCAAATGCGAGCCCAGCTTGGCGAAGAGCGTTTTCGTCGCGAAATGGAATGTGAGTTCGTAATCGATGACGAAACCTTAATATCAGCAATCAAACTGCTGGACCTTGACGGCACCGAGCCCATACGCAAAACTGGACAAGTGCGCTGGTACAAACAGATTGACCCAAACAAAATTTATGTGGTAGGACTTGACCCAAGTCTGGGCACCGGCGGCGATCCTGCTGCGATACAGGTGTTTGAAGCAAATAGCACCATCCAGGTTGCTGAATGGCGACACAATCAAACTGACATCCCAGGGCAAGTGCGTATAATGGCAGGCATTATTGATGAAATCAATGAAGTGGTCAAAGATCCACAGTCAACCTACTACAGTGTGGAAAACAACACCATTGGTGAAGCTGCCTTGATATCAATTGCTGAATGGGGCGAAGAAAACATCCGGGGATATTTTCTAAGCGATACTAATAGTCCAGGCCAGCGTAGATTTCGTAAGGGCTTTAACACCACAAACAAAAGCAAGCTAGCTGCCTGCGCCAAGCTTAAAAACCTAGTAGAGTCTGGGCGCATGAAAATCATGAGCAGACCTTTAGTCAGCGAGCTAAAGACCTTTGTGGCTAACGGCAACAGCTACATGGCCAAGGCCGGTGAAACCGACGATCTTGTTATGAGTACAATTCTAGTGGTACGTATGCTGCAAACGCTACAGAGTTACCACAGCGAGCTTGATCAACAGATCCGGGATCATGGAGATGTGGTGATAGAACCCATGCCTTTCATAAGCCTAGCTCGCTAAATATTACACTATGAGCACATCCAATATTTCCACAGATCTGTATAACTTGTTGACTAGCCGAGGGCTAGATCCTGAAGTGCTTGATCCCAAAACAGGTAAAAATCCAGTAGATCCCAAGACTGGTGATGTTGATATCAACCAAGGTAAACTGTTTGTTTTTGATTGGGTAAGTTCGTCGGGCAAGGATTATGGCACAGCGGAAATCCTAATTGACAGCGACAACGTATTAAATCTTTACTTTGGTGACAATCTTGGGCGCAGCATGGAAGACCAGGACAAAGAAGAGTGGTTTCAATTTCTAAGGCACCTTAAAAAGTTTGCCAGCAAAAACTTCATGAACTTTACACCGCAAAATATCAATAGATTGAAGTTTGCTCTCAACAATCTTTCAACAATTCATGAAGGCTTATTTGAGAGCTACTATGGCACACGCAAGGTTAGTTACATGGGTGAATCTACACATGCTAGACTAGTGATCAAGCACAATCGCACACTGGGTGAGAATGATGCTAGATATCGCTATGTAGAAAGCTTATTCATTGAAACAGTTGACAGCGAGCGTTTCAAATTACCATTTCGTAATCTTGCTGGTGGTAGAGCAATGCTAGAACATGTACGCCAAGGCGGCCGTCCTTATGATCCAAGAGGCACACACATTGCCCACATAGTTGAAAGTCTGTCAATTCTGTCAAGATTCCGCAAGGCCAGTCAAGGGCGGGTGCTTGAAGGACAGGCCGGGCAACTGGTGGAACATGGCAATCAACACTATGACGCACTGCGTCAAAATCTAAAGAGTATACAGACCAGTCGTGGCTACAGTAGATATTTTGAAAGTTGGCAGCCTATGGAAATCAGCGCCGAAGACACTTTAGTTGAAGAGGTGCGGCAACTGTTTATTGAACAAACACTTGATCAAAGAATTGAACAAGCACTTCCGCTGCTGGTTAGTTTACAACAACAAGAAACCATGCCACGAGAAGCTGAAATTTTTGAAACTTGGGCTAGTCGCATGGTAGAAGGCACATGGCATACACCAGATACACCAGAAGCGCAACAACAGTTAATTGATTTGCTGAGTAATGCCACATTGCCAGTTGGTGCAGATGCTGAAGTAGTTATATCACAGCTTGATGGCGTTCTTGGAGACGATGAATTATATGATCAACTGTTGACGTTAGCTGATAATGATCCAAATGCTGATGCCAAGCCCATGATAATGCAGCGCCTAGAACAAATGGCTGGTGATCCTGATATCAGTCAAGTATTGGTTAGTCTACAAAAGGCAAGCAAACAGCCTGAACCCGAAGTTGATGAGGCAGACAATCTTGCTACTTTTGAAGGTAATCCTGCTGAGACCGGCGTAAGCATCATGAAAGAAACAGATCTGGCAACATTAAAAACGCTAATAGGCAAGATATAAGATAAATAAATTTGACACAGAGGTAGAAAGCGCATATACTCCGTGTGTATGCGCTTTTTTATTGACGTGTATAGGCATCATGCCGCAAGGCATATTAGGCAAATTTTAGGCATATCAAAGGAGAAACCATTATGGCCTCATTAGCAGAAATCCGCGCACGACTCCAAGCCGCAGAGTCGAACAAAGGCGGTCAAACCGGCGGCGACAACGCAATTTTCCCACATTGGAACATAGCAGAAGGAACCAGCGCATTGGTGCGCTTTTTGCCAGACGGCAATTCCAAGAATACTTTTTTCTGGGTTGAGCGTGCTATGATTCGACTGCCATTTAATGGCGTCAAAGGCGAAGCAGACAGCAAACAAACCTATGTACAGGTACCCTGTGTTGAGATGTGGAACGAAGCCTGCCCAATCTTGGCAGAAGTGCGTCCTTGGTTCAAAGACAAGAGTCTTGAAGAACTAGGTCGTAAGTATTGGAAGAAGCGCAGCTATGTGTTTCAAGGATTTGTGCGTGAGAATCCACTAAGTGAAGACAAGACACCAGAGAATCCAATTCGTAGATTCATTATTGGTCCTCAGATCTTTACAATCATCAAGGCAGCATTGATGGATACAGAACTAATTGAAATGCCAACTGACTACGCAGCTGGTCTAGACTTCCGCATTGCCAAGACACAAAAAGGCGGTTATGCTGACTACAACACTTCCAAGTGGAGCCGCAAAGAATCATCGCTCACCGCAGAAGAAGCAGAGGCAATAGAAAAGCATGGCCTATTTGATCTGGCCGGCTTTCTGCCCAAGAAGCCAGGTGAAGTTGAACTGCGTGTGATGAAAGAAATGTTCGAAGCAAGTGTAGATGGGCAGCCATTTGACATGGAACGTTGGGGTCAGTACTATCGTCCAGCGGGCATGGCAGCACCTAGCGGTGCCACTGACGCAGACGAAGACACTCCGGTGTCACGCGGAGGTGGAGGTGTGCAATCAAAAGTTGCTAGTCCTGCAGTCACAGCCGCTGTTGATGAAGAAGAAGACGTACCAGCAGCTACAGCACCAGTGGTAACACCTGCTGCGGGCGGCAACAAGGCCGAAGATATCTTGGCCATGATTCGGGCACGTCAAAAGTCTAGTTAACAATGTACGCACGCTTGGTCTGGCAACCATCTGGAGATAGTATCAAATTCCGTGTGGTCTGGCCAGACCTTTTTCTTTACTGGCTTGGACGTCTAGACTCATACAACAGTTTTGAGTGTGGTGTGAGTTCGGATGCTATAACCATTCGTGATAGTTTGCAGGCCAATGTTCATGCTATTCAAGCAGCACCACTAGGCTTGCCACCTTTGATCACTGAATGGCCCACTGATTTGTTTGATCAAACGCAGTTGAATAAGCTGCATAGAGATTGGGTCGCAGCAGGACAACGCTGGTCCAAGCTGCCTTTGTTGTTACAACAATTAAATCTAGAGTCTGCATGGCGTGGTATAAATCATGACATACATCGTCTTGAAGGATGTTTTACCTGGCAGTTTCAAAACTATCGCGTGCATCCATGGCAAATACCCAATAAATTTGGTACTAAATTTTTAGACCACGCCACTAGTAATATCATGTTGGCATATGATAATCTTGGGCGTAGTAGTTGGGAAAAGTTTTGTAATCATGACACTGATGGGTTTGATGTTGATACCAATAACTTTGAAATGTTGAGTGGCAAATTAGAAATCACGTTGTCAAAGCCTATGATGTGGACTCGCCCGGAAAATTACAGCAATTGGTGTGCGTTACACAACGTGCCAGAAGTAGGCAGTAACATGCGAATTGGTAATTTTGATGATGATGTTAGAACCTTGACCACACTTAGACATCTGTTTGTGCGCAACCAAAATGAACCCTCTAATACAATCTGTTTTGCAATATAGACCCACTGACACCTGGATTCAAGTTCACAGCGGGTTGTCGTGGTTGGCACTAGATATTGATGTACCTTGTAAACAGATAGCACAGGAAGCAGCACAGATTTTTGATCAACGAGTAGAACACCGTGATCAAGACAATGTGCTAGGCTACCATAATCAAGGTTGGCATAGTCTATGTTTGCATGGCGAGTCGGCCACTGCCACTAGCAGTGATCAAGGCACAATGTCCTGGACACCAATTGCAGATAAATGTCCTGTGACCACAGAATTTGTACAAACCTATTGGGACACCGGAGTATGTGGGCGAATAAGATTCATGTGGCTAGCACCTGGAGGCTATATCATGCCACATCAAGATCGAAAAGATCCACAGTTATTCGAATGTAATATAGCGATTGAGCATCCGGACAACTGTAAAGTACAGTTTTTAGACTACGGTCAAATACCTTTTGAGTCTGGTAGAGCATTTATCATAGATACCAGCCACAGACATTTTGCAATTAATCAATCTGATTCTTGGCGTCTGCACATGATTGTGCATGCTGATCTGAAGCCAGGCATCCTGCGTAGAAGTTATGAAAAAAGTTTTTATAGTTGATCAGTATCAACATGCCCGACTGTTGCACTTCACACAGGCCAAGGTCATGTTTAATGCTAAAAATCAATATACTACCTGGGCTGATGATATAGTAACAGTGCCAGATATTGAAAGCGTTGGTCATCAGGCAGGTGTGGTGATTGCCAGCGGTGACATAGTTACTACAAATTTTAGATCAAGGCCCTGGGACTGGCAACAAACAAATATTCAACTTCATGATTCAGATCTAATTAAGTTTGACGCAGATTACAGCTATCAAATGCATCAACGTCCTCCATTTGAGAGTGGATCAAAACAACTGTATATCTTAGAAAATCTTTATCGTGTTGTTTTGCGTAGCAGTAAGTTGATTTATATAGACAATACCGAAACTTATGAACCAAGATCGCTCACAGGATCGGTATTATATGGTTTGGCGTCAGGATGGAAAACTGTAAGAATGTTTAGAGATGGCAACTTTGAAAGAGTGATAGTGTATGATAAAAATCAAACACAGTTGAATTATCAACAGCGTCTACACAGTCAACCATACATAGCTGACCAAATTGATATTCAAGGTGATGTTGTAGGATCAAGAACAGTGCCAAAGGATATTCAGGATTTTTGGCCTAGCTGGCATCGTATGAAAGTTGAGTTTAAGCTAATAGATTTGTTTCACACGCCTGTGCTAGAAGAGCACAGCGTGATCTGGGTGAGTAATGTGTTTTGTTACGAACCTACAATTTTTAAACAGGGATGGGAAGCTTGTAAATTGGCACGAGTCAGCTTGCAAAATGCCAACCCATCGTGTACAATTTTAGAATACTAGGAGAACCTATGCCCAAGCCATTTGATGTAAGCAAGTTTCGCAAAGAAATAACCAAGAGCATTGACGGACTGTCTATTGGTTTTAATGATCCAACAGACTGGATCTCAACAGGTAACCATGCCTTGAACTATTTGATATCAGGAGATTTCAACAAGGGTGTGCCTTTGGGCAAGGTCACTGTGTTTGCTGGTGAATCCGGCGCAGGTAAAAGTTATATTTGCTCTGGCAACATTATCAAACACGCACAGCAACAAGGCATCTTTGTGGTGTTGATTGACAGTGAAAACGCTCTTGATGAAGCATGGTTACATGCACTAGGAGTGAGTACTGATGAAAGCAAACTGTTAAAGTTGAGCATGGCAATGATTGATGATGTAGCCAAAACAATCTCAACCTTTATGCAGGAATACAAAACTCTAGCCGATGGCGATCGTCCCAAGGTTCTGTTTGTGATTGATAGTTTAGGTATGTTGTTAACACCAACAGATGTTAATCAGTTTGAAGCAGGCGAAATGAAAGGTGATCTAGGTCGTAAACCCAAAGCACTTACAGCACTTGTTCGGAACTGTGTCAACATGTTTGGCAGTTACAATGTAGGTCTAGTATGTACTAACCATACCTATGCTAGCCAAGACATGTTTGATCCCGATGACAAAATTTCCGGCGGCCAAGGTTTTATCTACGCAAGCAGTATTGTGGTCGCTATGAAAAAACTCAAGCTAAAAGAAGATGAGGATGGTAACAAAGTCACTGATGTTATGGGTATTCGATCGGCATGCAAAGTCATGAAAACACGTTATGCCAAACCATTTGAAGGCGTGCAGGTTAAGATTCCATATGAAACAGGCATGAACCCCTACAGTGGCCTAGTGGACCTTGCTGAAAAGCGTGGCTTACTTAAGAAAGATGGCAACCGTTTGGCCTTTACTACCACTGACGGAGAAATCATCAAACAGTTTCGCAAGGCCTGGGAATCAAACGAAGACGGATGCCTGGACAAGATAATGGCAGACTTTACAAATCAACCTGAAGAACTAAGTACCACTGAAGCAACAGTGGAGGAGTAACATGCATTCAACATTGGTAAGCGAACTTTGGTATGAACTCAAGCGTCACATTCCCGCAAGTGACAGAGCAGATGCAGCTGAGACTGTGGTAGCGGTGTTGGTCAATAATGATGAAGACATTGACGACATTAAAACAGCTTTCAAAAGCGATCGTGAAATTAAAACAGCTTTGATGGCCTATCTTGACACAGAAAAAAGCTACGACGAAGAAGACGAAGAAGAATACGAAGACGAAGAAGATAACGACGAATGGTAATCTGTGTGGTATAATCGTATTGTAAGCGACCTCAGCGTAATTCCAGATTTCATAACACACTATGAGTCTGAGCTTGCCGCGGCCAAGAGCGACTGTCGTCTTGGAGGTGTGATTGAAAAAAACATCACAGCACTGCCAGGGATCACCGAACACAGGTTTAACCAATTACAGGAGATAGAAGCAGTGCTTAACTATCTTAACATACAGCTACGCAAGATCCGCAGACGCCATTTTCAAAAGTATCTTGAAGCCTACGCTAGGCAATTGACTAGTAGAGACGCAGAAAAGTACGTAGACGGCGAGGATGAGGTTATTGATTTTGAAACTATTATCAACGAAGTGGCTCTCTTGCGTAACAAATGGCTTGGTATCATGAAGGGGCTTGACAGCAAGCAGTGGATGGCTGGACATGTTGTGAGGCTAAGAACTGCTGGCATGGAAGATGTGCGGGTGTAAATAATCAAATGACTGAAAAAACCACAAGACCCTGGGGATACTATAGAGTATTACACGAAATTAGCAGCGTAGTAAAAGTCAAAGAGCTCACAGTTGATCCATTTAGTAGCTTGTCTATGCAAAGGCACAAAGATCGTGCTGAGATATGGTTCATAGCCGAAGGAAGAGCCACCCTTTATCGGATAAACAAAAGCACAGACAGTGACTTGGTAGGACACTACGAGCAATTCCAAACTCTTTTTATCTCCAAAAATTCATGGCATCAGCTCGCAAATGAAACTGATCACCCATTAAAGATAATTGAAATACAATACGGTGATCAATGCGTAGAAGAAGACATAGAAAGACAATCTTAAAATAAAATGCATCAGACTAGCGTGACTGAGCAAAAGTCAGTTGACATGCTTTTGCTCAGTGTGCCTTATTCCGAAATGAGTTATCCTCCGTGTGGACCTGCTGTGCTTAAAGGCATAGCGCAGTCTCATGGTTTTAATGTTGTCACATGGGATCTTGCAGTTGACTTTGATCAATTTATGGATCAATATCCGCATATTGATCGCGTGGAAGTGATGTCAACTTGGGTTACAGCGTTTGATCATACACATCGTCATTTTCACACTATAGAAAAATTTTATCAGTATTGCATTGAAAAGGTTGTTAAGATTGACTGTAGATACCTTGGTGTGAGTGTATTCAGCGGACATCAGCACAGATTTACTTTTGACTTTTGTCAGCGTTTAAAAAACTTTACTTCAAACTATCATGTAGTGTTAGGGGGCAAAGGATGCAGTGTACATCATAATGTTGCAATAAAGAATCTAATTAAGCCAACAGAAAAATATCTTGAGTTCTATCAAATAATGCAACGTCGTAAATTAGTACATCAGGTGGTAATAGGTGATGCTGAAGATGCCATTGTTGATCTACTTTCTGGCAAATTAGATGCTGACGATACTTCTCGAAAGCAGCCATTGGTGCCTGATTTATCATATCCTTTTTCAAATTTTGACGACTACGACTTTGATTTTTATGGCAATGCTGAAATAGGATTCAGGCAACTACCTGTAGTAAGCAGTAAAGGGTGTGTGCGTAGTTGTGATTTTTGCGACGTGGGTGCGCATTTTGTTAAGTTTCAAAGTAAAAACGGTGTACGGCTAGCCGAAGAAATGATATATTTGCGCAACAGGTATAATGTTTTCAGTTTTGCTTTACAAGATAGTATTGCAAATGGCAACATGAAAAGTCTTAGAGAGATGTGCAATCATCTTGCTGAATACAATAAAAACAGACCTAAAGATCAACACATACGTTGGGCTGGTAATTGGATAGCTAGGCCAACTAACACTATCAAGCCTGTTTTTTTTGATTTGTTAGCAGCATCAGGGTGCGAGTCTCTTGTAATTGGTGCTGAGTCAGGCAGCAACCGTGTGCTAGAATTCATGCAAAAAAAGACCACTGTAGAAGGCTTGTTCTACGAACTTGAACAAATGGATCGCTGTGGCATACAGGTACAAGTCAACACAATTGTAGGCCACTGGAGTGAACTATACGAAGATTTTGTTGATAGTGTAGACATGATCCTCAAATTAGCACAGTATCATGCCAAAGGCACCGTCACAGGATTGATTAGTAACTCAGGATTTATGGTATTAGAAAACACTCCTGCTAGCCGTTACCCATACAGCGGTATACACAAAGAAACAGGAGACTGGGTAATGCTGTGGTACAGCGACAAAAATCCCAGCTTCACAGCTAGAGCTCGTTTTGCTAGGCTATATACCACGTGGAAGATTTACAAATTGTTGCATATTTCTGCGTTTAATGCCAACGAGACTCTTACTCCTGTGATTGAAGGCATGATTGATTTACGCGACCAATGGGCAGACTTTTATGAACCCTTGTTGCCAGCTGATTACAAAGTGTGCGAACAGTCAGTGGCACTCCTGGATCAAGTGGATAACTTTTTGCATGATAGATTACAAAAACTTTTTCCAAGCACAGAAGTTACATTTACAGTTGAATCTAACTCGTGTAACGGAGATCCAAGATTTTTTGTACGGTACAATAACAAAGTGATCTATGAAAACCTGCTGACACACGGCAAACACATTGTGACTTTACATCTAGACTATGATTATGATCGTGAGAATCATTTTATAGAATTTGGCATGAATAACAAACAACCAGGTCAAGACACCGAAGTTGATCAAGATGGTAACATCATAGCAGACAAACGCATACTGGTAGAGTCACTAGTGATTGACGGTATAGATATCTGCGAGAATATTGATCTTTATTATCACCATAGTGAATACAGAGATCAAGGACAACTACAATCAATAGCAGCACCCGGATTTTACTCTAATGCTAGCATTGGTTGGAAATTTCAAGCACCGTTTTGGCGAAAGGTATTACAACATCGAACAGATGTTTTTTCACACGAATATGGTGCTAATAGAACCGATAGACTTCTTGAGCAGATGCGGCAAGAAATACAATTGCTAAAGTATTGACAAATTGTAGCATTGATGTTACAATCATTATCACAGGAGAATATACATGATAGAAGGTAAAGTCTGGGGACAGACAGAACTATTAGAAGCCACCGGAGTCTTGGAGTTTCATAGGATTAAAATCAAAAAAGGCGGAGTGTGTTCTAAGCACAAACACAAGCACAAATGGAATGGATTCTTTGTAGAGCAAGGCGCCCTGCTGATACGTGTGTGGAAAAACAACTATGATCTAGTTGATGAAACAGTGCTTATGGATGGAATGTACACCAAGGTATCACCAGGTGAGTATCATCAGTTTGAAGCACTAGAAGATACAATTGCGTTTGAACTTTACTGGGCAGAGTTTGATCATGATGATATTGAACGCGAAACTGTGGGATTTACCAAATGAAGAAAATTTTAGTTACTGGTTGTTCAGGTTATATTGGCGGACACCTGGTACAACTGCTGAAAAAAATCACTGACCATGAGATACATGGCATTGATCGCCGTGCACCAGAACATGTGGCTCCGCACCAGTTCCTCCCATTAGACATACGACATCTGCGCAATGATTTAATGCCAGAATTTGATTGTGTAATACATCTGGCAGGATCAGTAAACGTAGGTGCTAGTGTGCATGATCCTTGGAAATATTATGAAACCAATATTGTAGGTACTCGTAACGTGTTGGATTTACGTAGTAAAAATTTTGTGCTTGCTAGTACAGGAGCAGCCGCAGGGCTTGGCAGTCCCTATGGTATTAGCAAGCGTGCAGCAGAAGACATAGTCACACAAGTGTGTAGAGAACGCGAACGCAGTTATACAATATTTAGATTTTATAATGTAATTGGGTCCGATGGCGTTCCACCTACCAATCCTGATGGGCTCATGATGAACTTGATCAAGGCTCGTGAAACCGGCGAGTTTCAGCTCAACGGCGTTGATTATAATACACGGGATGGCACATGTTTGCGAGACTATGTACATGTGAATGAAATCTGTCATGCATTGATTAAAGCCATTGATCAGCCAGCTAATGGTCTAGAGAATCTTGGGCATGGTGCAGGTATCACTGTGCAGGAAATGATAGACATGTTCAAACGTGTAAACAACTGCGATTTTCAAGTGCGTGTGGGACAGCGTCGTAGTGGTGATCTTGAAGCCAGTGTACTAGATAATCCCAGCGATTATTTGCCCAGACTTTACAATCTAGAAGATTTGCTTAAGATCTAAATTCTGCGCCGATACGACTTATAAATATCGGCGTTATGAAATCCATTCCTATTTTTATCGGGTTCGATCCCCGTGAAGCAGTGGCATATCATGTGTGCTCAAACAGCATCATACGTCACTCCAAACATCCAGTATCAATTACCCCTTTGGCATTGAACAATCTTGGTGATTACACCGAGACTCATGCCGACGGTAGCAATCAATTTATCTACAGTAGATTTCTTGCACCTTTTCTATCTGATTATCAAGGATGGGCGTTGTTTATTGATGGTGACATGCTGCTCCGAGCTGATATTCAAGAACTCTGGAATCTGTGCGACCAATCCAAGGCAGTCATGGTGGTCAAACACGATTATCAAACTCGCATGACCGAAAAGTATCTAGGCAGTAAAAATGAAAATTATCCAAGAAAAAACTGGAGCAGCGTGATATTATGGAACTGTGCACACCCAAAAAATCTTGTGCTCACCCCTCGTTGGATCCAGAATGCCACAGGGGCTCAATTACACAGATTTACCTGGCTAGATGACAGTGATATAGGCGAGCTACCACGAGAATGGAATTGGCTGCCAGATGAATACGGGGCCAATCCTGATGCTAAGTTATTGCACTACACGTTGGGCACACCATGCTTTCATGATTTCGCTCTGACTCCCATGGCAGATGAGTGGCATCGTGAGCGAATCTACACAGATTACAGCACCCAGCGAGGTCTAGATTAATATGTGGAAAGTGTACATTGGATGGGATCCGGCACAACAAGAAGCAGCAGAAGTTTGTAGATACACACTGTTAAAACACAGCACTATTCCTTTGCAGGTTAGTTTTTTAAGATTAAAAGATCTTCAAGAGCAAAAAATAATTTGGGCAAAAGATTTAGAAGCTACCACAGAAACCACACTCTCTAGATTTCTTGTGCCGCACCTAAGCCAATATCAGGGCTGGAGTTTGTATGTTGATCCTGACTATGTGTTTATGGGTGATGTAAGAGAACTGTTTCAAAGCATGGAGTCTAGATATGCTTGTTCAGTAGTAAAGGTACAGTACAAACCTCAACAAGAAACCAAACTAGACGGACGAACACAGGTCACATATCCAAGAAAGTGCTGGAGTAGTTTGATTTTATATAATAATTCACATGGAAAAATCAAGAGCCTTACTCCAGAATTTGTGAACCAATCCAAGCCAAGTTTCCTACATAGATTTGACTGGATAGCAGGCAACGAACTTGGTGGATTAAATCTTGAATGGCAAGTGATTCCTGGGTACGCAGATGCCAGCATAGAAACATCCAAGATTAAAGCTCTACATTTTACCGCCGGCGGCCCTTGGCACCCACAAGCACGCAGTGTTGAATATGGGTGGTATTATAGTGAAGCACTTAATCAATTCAAACAGAGTCAGCAACTGCAACCTCCTCCCAAGTTGTTTGATGCATTGCCTCAATCAGTAACAGATGTATTCAACAAAATCATAAACTACAGACATGACCCTGCAGGTCATTATTATAAAGATTCAAGTTACGAGCAAATAATCAAGGACTTAGCTATGTTAGACAACAAAGCCTGCGTAGCAGTTGAAGCCGATACTGAAGATGAAGCCAGCGACAAGCTAGAAGCCAAAGGACAAAACTATGATCCATTTCTAAAAAGTTTTATCATTGGATCTGGTGGACAAATTTCAGTATGGGATAAAACTAGCGAAAGCAAGGCGCCAGTGGTAGTACGAGGTGTGACCAAGCGCAAACAAATGGATGCTTGTAGAAAATCCGGACGAGATTTTTACTATATTGACACAGGGTATTTTGGTAATGGCAGAAAGAAAACCTATCACCGTGTTACCAAAAATAACATGCAGTATCTTGGAGAAGTCAAGCATCGGCCTAGAGATAGACTGTCAGCAACTGGTTGGCAAGTACGTAAATTTCGGCCAGGAGCAAATATATTATTGGCACCACCAAGTCAAAAATTGCTGATGTGCTATGACATTGATCTAGATAAATGGCTAGAAGAAACAGTTGCACAAATGAAGTTGTTTACTGACCGTGAGATAATCATTAGAAACAAAGCCAGTCGCAGTGTAAGACAAAGTACTGATACTATGGAAATGGCTCTAGAGAGAAATGTTCATTGTTTAGTGACATTTAGTTCTATAGCTGCAATAGAAGCCATCTGTCTGGGCAAGCCAGCGATAGTGCTTGGTCCCAGTGCCGCAGCCCCAGTGTGTAGTCGGGCAGTCAAAGACATTGAAAATCCTTTCATTCCCACACTTGATGAAGTAGAGGAATGGTTAGCACATCTAGCTTACTGTCAATTCACAGAGGCTGAGATGCGCGACGGTACGGCCTGGCGGATTCTCAATGACAATTGATGTTGTAGTTTATTTCAGTAGTCTGCAAAAACAAACACCCAGTCGCAAGATTGATGTGTTGCAGGCCTTTGCTGACGGCGCTCGAAGTCAAGGTGCATCAGTGGTGATAGAGAAAAGCTACAATATCAAACCGGCTAGGTTGGCTGTGATATTGGGTTGGCCTAGTCCATTGCAAGATGGACCCAACATACGTCTTAGACATGCTGTGGTAAAAGAACAAAAAAGAACAAATAATCATGTCATGGCCATTGATGCGAGTACATTTAAGTTTCATGACAGCACCGGCAAGTACCTACGCTATAGCTTAAATGGCGTGTTTTATGACACAGCAGAATACGCTAACCGTAATAGTGATGCTGCAAGATGGCTTACTATTAGTAAAGACCTAGGTCTACAACTTCAACCCTGGCGTTCAGGTGGTAATTATGTGCTGCTATTGATGCAGCGTGATGGCGGCTGGAGTATGAAAGGCCTTAATCCTATAGAATGGACACGCAACAAAATAGCCGATCTACGTCGCGTGACAGATTTACCTATCCTAGTAAGACCCCATCCTGGTAAAAAAATTGATTTATCCGACCTTGCGAATCTCAATGTCATGATCAGTCCCAGCAAAATCAGATCATTAAATGATGACCTAGCTGATGCACAATCAGCCTGCGTGTTTAATTCCAGTTCAGGAGTAGCATCTATTCTAGCAGGAGTTCCTTTGTTAGTTGATGATCGCAGCTCGGTTTGCTGGGACGTTTCTCATCATGGCCTAGACGAACTAGCAGAGCCACGTTGGTTCCCTAGAGAACAGTGGATTTATGACCTAGCTGCATGCCACTGGAGCGACGAAGAAAGCCGTCGCGGGCTTGTATTCAACAAATTTTTGCCCTTCCTATAAATACCCTTGGGACGCAAGATCCCTATAACAATAATAATAAAAGGGAAAATGAGAAGTGGATCCACTCACACTATTTGCACTGGCAAATGGTGCTGTCAAGCTTGTAAAAGAAGGATGTAAACTTTACAAGGACATCAAGGGAGCAGCCGGCGACATCAAGGATGTTCTGCAGGATCTTGACGACCAATTCAATAAAAAATACAAAGATCACCCACCTACAGTAGCTGAACGTAATCAGTATGTTCAAGAAAAAAATCGCATCATTGAACTCAACAAAAAAGATGGCGAAACTGTCAACATCTATCAAGAAATTGGCGATCAACTAGGCGCATACTTTGACAACTATTACAAGTGCATGGCGATCTTTGAAGAGGAAGAACGTCGAGCTCATACCGAAGTATATGTAGGTGAAGACAGCATAGGTAAACGTGCTTTAAAACGTGTGCTGATGAAAAAGCAACTCATACAAATGCAAGCCGAGCTTCGTGAAATTATGGTGTATCAAAGTCCTCCTGAACTAGGAGCACTTTATACAGAAGTAGAAGAAATGATGAAAGAGATGGGCAAAGAACAGGTAGTGTTAATTGCCGAGAAGATGCAAAAAGAAAGAGCAGCACTGATTGCCCGACGCCGTAGAATCAATCGTATACGATGCGATGCATGGAAATGGGGATTAACTTTGTTATTTGCAGGGTATATTGTTTGGTTGGCCTGGGCAGTGGTTCAAATACGTATTGAAGCGCGGCCTGAACTAGGAAGGTGTCTATTGCCCAAAGGCACTTTGTTTTATGAAAAATATAATAACCTTAAATGGATTGATTGCGAAATAAATGATTGACGAACCAATAAAACCAAAAAAAGCCAAAAAAAAACTTGCTGTACCACCGGAGTTTCTTGAAAGTGCCAAGAGTTACGATGATAAACTCGTATTGGTCAAATACCTAGCAGAAAAAGAAAAAGGTCGATTTATGCTGTTGGTAAAAAAAATGTTGGAACCTGAACCTCCAAAAAAGCCTCCTAGGTCTTAGGAGCTTTCAGCGTCCACCACGCCACAGCGGCATCAGCTTTTTTATACTGTGATACAAAATCATAGGTAATTTGCCACTCATCTGGATGCTGATAGTTACCTCGTATCAATGGCATGTGAGTTCTCACAGTATAGGCACGAGTTTCAGGAAGCATTAACAATCTAAATGTTCTATTGCCGCTTTTGAGTTTTTTTAGATTTTGACTTTCCCACAGCGGGGCATCAGTGGGTGATATCTTTGCTCTATTGGCACAGATAACAAAATCTTGCACTTTGGGAAAGCCTTGTGCAGGAATACGGTTATAGTTTTCTGCAAAGTCTGTGACCAACTCCATGCCAATGTATGCAAGATCATTTTCGTTGTTGACAATCATTGACATTTCTTTTAAGATAACATCAACTGCGGCATCGCTGAGCCAGACATCAGTGCGCATTTTGATTATGTGCTTTTCTGTCATACGCGACAGAGCTTGATAGAAATCCCAAACTTGTATTACACCTGCCAAGTCGCTGGGACAATTTCTTGACCATGCTTTATTCCAGGTATAATCATAGATTTGTATAGGCCAGTTTTCTCTTAACCGGTTCCATAATTTTTCATGATTTACACGACCAATGTCTGAGAATCTTGGTTCACCAATATAAAATATACCTATCATAATTTTTGCCAATCCCACCATTCATCAACTGTTATGTCTTTTGGCGCCCACTGTTGTTGTGATCGCCACCAATTCACAGCATCCTGCATGGGATGCGGAATTGCTAGGTTTTTCTTGCCAGCTTTTGCTTTGTCGTCAACAATATAACTTTGGATGTAATCTCTCACAACAATGTTGTTATCTGGATATTCTTCATAGGTTTGTCGAACAAGCCAGATCTGACACAGGATTCTATGTGCTCTACTAACTTGATCTAGTCCATCCATCTTTAAAATGTATCTAAAAAGTTTATTTCCGCTGCGGCGTTTGTTAGGGTTTAACAAATCAATATCAGTTATCACGGTGTTAAAATCTTTGAGACCATCGCGACGAGCTGCAATCACAAAATCTTGCACGTGGTGGTCGCGATGAATGTTTACTGGTAATTTTAAATTAATCATTCCAATAGCTTCGTTGAGCCAGTCACTGCCAAAATATGCAACGTCAGTTTTGTTGTTTAACAACAGTTGTATTTCATCACAGATTACCTTTACACTTGATTCAGTAAACCAAAGATCCGTTCTCAATCTAATCACAACGGGTTCTTGAGTGCGTTCTACACCACGCATAAAGTCCCAGACTTGCACAGCACCACCAAATCCACGGCGGTATTTGTTGTCTGGATCGGCTTGTCTGTGTGGAGGATCATAAGGACATTGTGTACGCTCAGGATCATCTCGTGTGAATCTATACACATTGACTTCGCAGAATTGACTCAGCTGATCAATCAGTAGTTTGTGATTGGCAGCAGCTATGTCTTGATTGTGACGAACGTCGCCTGTGTAAAATACTGCTATCACAAAAAATCTCCTATGGTATCACTGTCTCGTGGTATGTTCACGGCTATGGCTCGTGGATAAGGATTGGCTGTGTTGTAATCGTTAATTAATATACGTTTGACATTCTTCAATCCAGTGATCAAAGTAAAATCTTTAAACCCTAATGAGTCAAGCATAGCGTGGATTTCGTCATATCGCTCTGTGGGTCTTGCTGTGGTAAACACAAGCTGTGAACCTTGTGCAACCATGTCTTGTACTAGTTTGATATTTTTAACTAGCGGCACAGGTGGCTCACCAAATTCTTCTCTAGCCTGCGCATGTACAACAGTTCCATCAATATCACAAAAAATCACAGCCAGGTCATTGTAAGCGTGCCATTCTTCAGCAGTGCCAACATCAACATATTGGTCAACAAGCTGTGCAGAAAACACATGATCTTGTGCTAAACAATGTTTTATAACATGGCTAACAAACACTTCGCCGCTGTGATGGCTCAGCTCATCATAGGCTTGAACAAATGTTGCAGCACTGCTAAATTTGTATCCACCCACACAAAACAATTCACTTATAACTTGTTTTTCCGCAATGTCAGTAACGATATCATGTGTGTTGACACGTACAAAACTCTTGCTGGCCAGCCGTTTCAAAACTTCATGTTGAGCAATGTTGCTGACACATACGTAGTTGCCAGGTGGATTGTCATGGGAAAAGAAGCTATCACAGTCTTTGATTAGTATTTCACTGCCTAGATCAATGTTGGCTTGTGTAATTATTTCACGTACTGTGTGCGCCGGACCGGTTGTGATTTGTTCTAGGATTACAGGATTGACGTGATCGCTGTATTTTTCTTTGAGGTATCGCAGCACTGGATAGGATTCAACATGTTGTTTGAGTACGCCAATTGTAACACGATGTTGTCCTACGTATTGCTCAATAGCACGTTCAATCATCATTGCACCACTGTGATCAGTCAGGGTGTATTTTGGTCTCATGCCCGGAAAGCGAGTGCTCAACCCAGCAGCTGGTACTATTATTTCCATAAATTTTCAATTGCCTCTACAATAAATTTTTGTTCTTCGCTGGCAGCATCACAGTAACGATAAACACGCAACAGCATTAAAGTTAGTAAAATAGAATTGTTAGCATCAGGCCATTGAGACAGTAAGCCTTGCTCTAGATATTGTAATTTTTGATCAAGATCCGCTGGATTGTTTCTCAAAAACCAACCGCACTTGATGTCTTGTCTAAGTTTGCAAATATCAAAGATATAACTATCCCAGATACCACTCTGTGCATCAATAAGATAAAAACCTTTAGTGGGGTGCCACAGTATGTTTTCAAGTGTTAGGTCGCCGTGATAAGGACTCTTGGGTAATTTAGTGGGTATAGATTGTAAAATTTCCGCAGCGGCGAATGGCATACTATCAAGATCAATTATATCTAAAAAGTCCTCTGCTGTGGATTGATAGTTAACGGTTTCAATACACATAGTGAATTTTGTCAGCACTGACTTTAAAAAAATCAACAACGGTTCAGGATCATTATCAAGCAAATATGTACGCATGTCAATGCCATCAACGTATTCCATGTCTATGGTATCATCAAACACATGGTATATTTCTGGCATTGGTACTGACGGAATTTGTTTTGATAATACAGTGTACCTGTCAAGATTCCTGGCAATGTTACCTTGTTTGCGTACAAACAAACGGCCGTGTTTGGTCATCAAGAAAATCTTGCTGCCACTGTGTCCGTGAAACTGCTGTACGATACGTGCTGCCATTATTTTGTTGCCACCACTCTTGAGTCAATGCTACTTTTACCGTATTGGTTGGGTTGTATTTCTGTGCGAGAAAACCCTGCTTCTTGAAACATACGACACATGGCTTCAGCACTGTATCCCCATTTGTGTAACATTGTGGGATCAGGATAACGTGCTGAATCTCCGTAGATACCAGATATTGTACGTTTGGTTAGACGCTTGTCAGTGGTCCAAAAGCAATCAGGATACTTGATTACTTCCTGGCACATTTTCAGCAGATCCGGCCACTCCATGGCAACAGATCCTCCAGGGCGACATATTCTATAAAATTCACGGAACATAGGCATCACATATTGACGGCTGAGATGTTCTACTACATGCACAGTCAGTATTTCATCTACTGTGTTGTCTGCCAGTGCAAATGGCTTGGTGATATCTTGTATTACAACGTCCGGATCATGCTGCATGTACTCACCATCTACGTTGATCCATCCTGCTAGTTTTACAGTGCCACAGCCAAGGTGCAAGCGCACGGGTCCAACACAGTTTTTTACAGTTTGTTCAAGCATCTTTTTTAGTTCCTAACATCATAACCAATAGGTAAGGCAAATATTTTTTTTGACTGCCATCATCATTAATATGTATCAAAGTCCATTTACTATCGCGTCCTATCTCGCCGCGGCTGACCCAGCGTATATCTCCACCTTGTTCTCCGGCATAAGCAAAATTGTCCCAAGTAAAGTCAGGATACAACGTTTCAACGCCACGATGACTAAATCTAAAATAGTCGTCAGGATAAGCATGATAACGCCAGGACCAAGGCACACTGATAAACAACTGTCCGCCTGGTTTGACTACTTCTGTGATTTTTTCTGCCATGATCCAGGGTTTTGTAACATGTTCCATGACACTGCAACATAGCACCAAATCAAATGTGTTTTTTGGCAGTGGATTTTCATCTGCGGTTAAATCGCAAACATAGTCAACGTCTGGTCCTTCTTCAAGGTCAGTGCCAAAATACTCAACTGTGTCAGTGTGTTGGCAATTGTCACAGGGTTCAGTAAAAAACTTTCTGAATCCAGTGGTGTTGAATCTTGCTCCAACTTCTAAGATTGACCCATTGATTTTACCCACGGTTTTCTTTATATACAACAAATCATTTGGACTACCCACGTACTACTCCTAGCCATTGTTTTGCTATTGCTTGCGGACTATAATTATCAATAGTGTATTGTTGTCCGGATTGAATCTTTTGCAGAGTCTTACCAGGGTGTTCTTTTGCCCAGCGAATGCCTTGCATTGCATCCTGTTGCCAAGTCCAAGCATCAAACTCTAAATAACTGGCCAAGGGCGTTGTTATTACAAATCTACCACTCATCAAGCCATCAATTAATCGATTGGCACTTTTAGTATCAGTTCTATAATTAGTATGTACCACCGGAATCAACACAATGTCTGTGTCTACTAGCAGTTGTCCTTGTAAATCCCAATTCCACTCTTGAAAATGCAGTCTATTAAAGTTCACGCCTGAAAAAACACCACGTTGTTGACGCTCCTGCATTTTGTGTTTGATACGATCAGCTTTGGCAGTGACCATAGTGAATTGATAGTTTTTGATTTGTAATTCCAGTTGCTGCCAAAGTTCTACCCAAGGCACAAATTTTAAACTTGCACTGCTACCAAACCATAGCAAGTTAATGTCGTTACCTGGAGCAAACTTTGGTTCTAACAGCGGGCGTTCAGCGGGATCGGGAATCACTGTGCTGTCACGTCCAGTGGTTTGACGAACACTTATTCCCATTTGTTCGCTATTGACTGTGATAGCATCGGCGGCAGCACAGCAAGGTTCGTATTCTTGTTTTTCATCAAACTTGTTGTCACATAGATCATAGATGGTATGTGCACCAAGGCGCTTGGCTTCAAGGATGTCTGTGGGCTGCGAGTTTTTTAAGAATACAACAGTGGTGTCCGCATCAACTCCCTCAAGACTACGACCACATGTGGCGTTGTATCCCATGCTAGCCAATGTGTTGGCCATAAGCTCACCACGCAGTCTATGGCTAGCACGTTTGTTCTTAAATCTACTGCTGAAAAATACAATCTTCATTTAACGTTCCATCCCATAATCCAGTCATCTTTGACTTGATCTAGACGTACCATGCCCCATTCTTGTAGTAATCCAATAGCCGCATGTTGTTTGTATTGATCACTGTAGGCATCGTGCGGCTTTTGTTCTACAACCACAACAGGACGACATCTTAGAATAGTTTCTTTGGCGCCTTGTATAATACGATACTCAAACCCTTCGCAGTCCATCTTGATGTAATCAATGTTTTCATAGTTGTAATCGTCAAGTCTGCGTACCTCGGTATCACCGTTGCCAAAACTAGCAGGATCAATATGAGTATGACCCATGTTGTCCATGGTGATGTTCATGCGAGCAGTTGTGGCTTGATCGCCCAGCGCAATGGATTCAACTTGTAACTTGTTGCTGTTGACATTTTTAGTCAAACAGTCACGAAATATCTCTACAGGTTCAAACGCAATTACTGATTGAAATCGTTCACATAGATCACGACTCCATAGCCCAACGTTGGCACCAATGTCCAAGGCCACTCTGAAATTTTTAACATACGTCAAACTGCGATCTCGCACTTGGTATTGATAACGTGCAGGGCCACCTTTGGCCACGCTTTTGTCTAGCATTTTTTGAAAATGTGTTTCACCTTCGGGAAACCACCAACCTCTGTGTTCTTTCATCTAGGCCACTCTTGTCTTATAATTGCTTCAGCAGTGCCATTGCCTAGTTCATTATTATGAAACTGTCCATAGGCAAGATGCCGACACCACTGTTGTACTAAATCCTCGTCTGGAAACCAAGGATCGTCAATTTTGGTAAAGTCTTTGTTGCTAACTGGCAGAGCAGCACTAACTGGCGCCCTTACAAATACTGGAACACCGGCCAGCACTGCTTCCACAGCAGCATTACTGTTATAGGTCACCACGGCGTGAACATCCGATAGCGCGGCACTGAAATCATTTACCAAACGTTTTTGCCGATTGGGATCACGTTGTCTAACTTCAATAGGTCGATCCGTGTGTGTTTTAATTGCACTGATAGTATCAGTTAGCCACTGTTCAAGTTCAATTCCGTATACCTGACAGGGTTTTACATCAGGTGCAGCTATTAATATTTTCTTGCCAGTTTTTTGGCGAGGATTTGGTTTTATGTTTAACCGTTCCCATCGGTCGCTTGGACGTTCAATTATTTCACTGTGTTGTATGTTGTCCGGGACCACACGATGCCAGACTTTCCAGCCATGTGGATTCAGTGGATTGGGACGATTGCCAAAATAACCAGTGTCCATGTAAAGAAATGGTCTGGCATCTGTCCAGCAGCGTTTGTATATCTTGTGTTTAAGTATGCCGCGTAGAACCAACGGGTCTTGGTTACTATCGTAATTCCAACTTTCCAGCACAGTGGGAGCTTGTCTTGCGCCCTGGGCAAACAAATTGATATACTCGTCTACTCCACCTTTGCTAAGAAATATCCATTTCATCGCAGATTCTGCCAATATGCTTCTGTTCGTTGAACTTTGATATCATGCTGTAGACTATGTCCGGCTTGCTTGCGATTGTCACCTTTGAGATGATCAAGATATGCACCCCATTCTGAGTTGATCAAGGGATGCCCTTCGCCTGGCGAATTAGCAGGACTACGACGTAGATCTCCCAGCCTTTCGCTCCAGTTCAATTCACGAAGCCCATCAATACGCTGGCGCACAGCATCAAACACAAAACTATCATGCCACTCGCCTAGAGTAAAAATTCCATTTTCAGCATCATTATACATGCGTTGGAATTCTTTTATGAATCTAGTGGTACCTTTGGTACCAATCTGCATGGCATACAATCCGCATTCGCTAAACTTCCCAGGACGCCCAAGAAAACAAATATCTTTGTCTTCTGGGCACATTGTGTCTAAGAAAGTTTCATTTAACGAACTATGGCATACCATGTCAGCATCCATCCACAGTACCCATTGACTCTGAGCGTGCTTCACTGCATGAAACACCGCATAGACTTTGTGTGCAAAGCGCACAGCATCCCACTTGAATGATTTAGCATGATCTTTGCGTTGACCTCGTACAGGATCACCTGAGATATCTCCAGTGGCCTTGGGCACTGAACTCCAACGATCTTTGAATGCCACTAAATCTGGGCAGGTTGATTCAAGATCCAGGATTTCTAGATTAGGTGCACGTTGTATGACCTCACAACGCTCCGCATACACCCGTAAACCTGTGCTCGAAGGCCAGGTAGCCAACCAGGTATCAATCATTCGATTGGCGTATAAGTTATATCCAGCTTGGTGGAAAGTGGTAATTACTTGATATTTCACAAGGATATTTAGTGATACGTACTCTTGCCTATTTTCAAAATCTCTGCGCTTTGAACAGTCGCGAGCCGTTGGCCGCTTTTCTACAGGGCGCACAATCACATGGGATTCAGCCCTTGCCGGATAGCATGGATGCAGATGCGGCTGTGATATGGTCAGTCTTATGGTCTGGTCGTATGCGCGGTAACCGAGAAGTATTTCAACATTATAGATCGCAGCTGAAACCTGTGATAGTGATAGATGTTGGTGCTCTGGTTAGAAACGTCACATGGAAGGTAGCGGTTAATCATGTAACTGCGCAGGGCGCCTACGGGCATACTCATACGCTTGATTTTGATAGACCAAAAAAACTTGGTATTGCACAACACAATGTTCAACCTGGATCACCTGCTGTTTTAATATGCAGTCAGCATGCTCAAAGTCTGCAGATGCAAAACTTTGCCAAGATTGAAGACTGGGTAAATCTTGCTGTGGCTCGTGTCAAACAACACACTGATCGACCCGTGATTATCAGGCCACATCCAAGGAGTTTACTGCGTATGAATTTCCTCACGCCCGGAATTGATATACAAGATCCACATAAACTGCCAAACACCTATGATAGTTTTGATCTTAGATTTAACTATCATGCTATTGTTAATCATAATTCTGGCCCCGGCATTCAAGCAGCAATTAGGGGATGCAGGCCTGTGGTTGACAGCACAAGCCTAGCCTATCCAGTGAGTGTGCAACCGGAACAACTTGAGCAGCCCTATACAGTTGATCGTGATCAATGGCTGGTAGAAATCTGTCACACTGAATACACAGTGCCTGAACTACAAGCAGGAACCTGGGTAACTAGACTAGCTGAATTTTTATGACCGACAAACATGCAAAAAGACTAAGACGAGCAGTAGAGTATGAACTCCGACAACAGGATCAACAAAGAGAAGCTCGTGCGTTGCTCAAAGCACAAAAACGTTTGCAAAAAATACATGCACACAAAGAAAAAACACCAACCCCGGCATTAGAGGAGCCCACACCAGCACCATTGATTGGTCCTCTACATGTGGCCTGCTTGATTCATGGGCAAGCCTATGACTGGATGTATGTAGAGCGACTTTACAATTCTGTGCGTAGAAACACCACATACGAGATTGTGTTTCATGTGTTTACAGAATACTCACGTGAAGTGCCATCACACATGATTAAACACAATTTGGTTGAATGGGCCGATGTACATGGCCCACGAAAGAGTTGGTGGTACAAAATGCAGATCTATAATCCAGCTCATCACAGCGGCCCATTGTTGTATTTTGACCTAGACACAGTTATATTGAAAAATATTGACTGGATCGCTAAACTGCCCATACGATATTTTTGGGCTAGTAAGGATTTTAGGCATCTTTGGCGTCCAAATCACAGAGGCATTAATAGTAGTGTGATGTGGTGGGACACGCAGCGATTTGATTGGATGTATCAAGAATTTGAAAAACGCAACATCTATCATCTCATGAAACAATATCAAGGTGATCAAGACTATGCCAGCGAGCTGCTTACAGACCGAGATCTTCGCTATTTTCCGCCAAACTACACAGCCAGTTGGCGCTGGCAGTGTCTAGATGGTGGCATGGATTTTAGGACAAAAAAATACCGAGCGCCCAACACAGGCACACAGGTTGATCCCCAGACATCTATATTGATATTTCACGGATCACCCAAGCCCCATGAGCTATTGCATGATAGAGTGGTCAAGAACTTCTGGCAGTGATAAATATACTAGATATTTCAAATATGCACACACGCACTCTAACATTTACCGGGTACAAACTTGGAACTAACAATGCTGAAATTACAGTGAGTTTTGATGGTGAAACTGTGTTTTCTGGCAGTGTAACCAATGACAGTTTGGGAACCATTTTTACTCATACCATCCCAGTTACAAGTGTAGATTTGGCAGATTTTTCAAATCCTGGATCTGCAAACATCATCCCCATAATTACTTCTAGTCACACTGTTAGAGTAACGTGTACTCAAGGAAGCATCGCGCTTGAAACTGTTACAAGTCCTGCGCTTAACGAGACAGATAACTTTAGTGTGATTCCTGATCCACTTTGGTTTGTTGAAACTTATTCTATAATTCATGGGCAGGAGCATGATAGAACAGCACCTTTGCCGCCGGCGCCACGTGAGGCCACTGTTGATCCAAAGTATCATGTAACTCTTGATGGATCTGCTGTAAATAATCAGGTAACGTCCAACGACAATGGGCTATATACTCAAACTATTCCCACTAATTCTACATTAGAATTTAAGATCATGATCAGGAATCTAATTGCATTTAAAGAACCAGGTTTTATACCGCCAATGGTCCTGTGGCAGCAATTAGAAAAACCGCTTAGAGGAGAAACATATGGCGACCAGTAGAACACTTTCATTTCGTGGATACAAATTAGGTTTAGACACAGCCACAATCACTGTTACAATCAATGGACAGCAGATATACTCTGGTCCTGTTAACAATGACACAGACGCTGAAATTTTTAGCTACATTGTACCTGTTACCGAAATAACCTCTGCGCAGATTCCGCAGGAAATGACCAATGACATCATTCCAGTGATCACTACAGAATACGCCGTGGTGGTAGAATGCACAGCTGGAACCATGAGAGTAAGTGATGTTAGAACTCCAAGACTGGATGCATTTGATGAACTGCCTTTGATTCTGGATGGTGATAATTATGGATTTCCCGGACAGCCGGCCACTAATTTTGACAGCAAATATGATGTACATTTAAACCTACAACCAATCACTGTGGAACGTTTGGAACAGGCCACTGGTGGGTGGCATCATACTGTGGCAGCAGGCAACAGACTCAGCTTCAAAATCAGGGTGATGAATCACGTGCAAATTTCGTAACATTGTTGATTTGTTAACAAAAACCCTGCTTTTGTGCAGGGTTTTTCATGGTTGACCAATAATACCCAATTCGCTATAATACTGACATACTAACAAAACGGAGCAAAAGCAATGTCTACTATTTTAGTTCGCAGCGGTGTGTACCGCAATCAGCCTGTAGTCAACCAAATCTTTACGCTGGTAAAGGGTTTCCAAAGTGGTCGCAAGGGCGGCTATGTTACAGTAAAATCAGACGGCGTGTTTGGCCCAGAATTTGATGTTGTAAGAATTCGGGTAAACGGAATTGACAGTATTGAATACACCGCAGGAGAACCCGTGAGTAGTAATGTATTGGAAATGCCCAAAAGCACCAAGGTAGAGACCGACGAAGAAGTCATGGATCGCATTGAACAGCGTTTCAATATCCTAGACGACATGACCAAGGCCGCGATAAACGGTGACATACGTGCTATGATTGTACAAGGTCCTCCAGGTGTTGGTAAATCTTATGGTGTTGAGTTCCAATTAGAAAAGGCCGGCTTATTTGACAAAATGAGCGGCCGCAAGATCAAGTACGAAGTGATCAAAGGCGCTATGACGCCAATTGGCCTGTATGCAACATTGTACCGACACAGTGACCCCAAGAATGTCTTGGTGTTTGATGACTGCGACAGTATTCTGCTTGATGACCTGGCGCTGAACATTCTCAAGGCTGCATTGGATTCGGGCAAAAAACGTCGTATCCACTGGAATGCTGACTCTGCTCTGCTGCGTCGTGAAGGCATACCAGACAGTTTTGACTTCAAAGGTTCGGTAATTTTTATTACTAATCTTAAGTTCAACAACATCAAGTCTAAGAAACTGCAAGACCATTTAGAGGCATTACAGAGTCGCTGTCACTTCCTGGATCTCACACTAGACACAACACGTGACAAGATCCTGCGTATTAGACAGATCTTTCGCAAGGGCGACTTGTTCCAGGACTACAATTTGACATCCGAACAAGGTGAACAAATTGTGCAGTTTATGCAAGACAATCATGCTAGACTGCGCGAAATAAGTCTGCGCATGGCGCTGAAGCTTGCGGATCTTACCAAGATATCCAGCAACTGGCAACAGTTGGCTGAGAGCACTTGCATGCGTCACAGTTGATTGCTCCGTGGGACTCCAGTCCCACATGATTGGGCCCTTGCTCCGGTCCAATCTTTTTAATAGGCACTGAATGGTGCCTATTTTTTTGACTTGTGTAAATAAGCGTCATACAATAGCACAATGCCACAAGCCAAACTAATCATACGCGACGAAGTTAATGTCAAGATTGAAGGACTAGAACTTGATGCAAAACGCACTCTAGTCAACAAATTCAAATACGATGTGCCCTATGCTAGATATTTGCCAGCTGTAAGGCTAGGACGCTGGGACGGCAAGATTGCTTATTTTCAACTAGGCGGCAGTACCTATGTGAATCTACTGCCTGACATCATTCCTGTTCTTGATGAAATGGGTTATGATTTTGAACTTGATGATCAACGAGAGTATCGTAGAGATTTTGAGTTCGAACGAGTCAATGAAAACACATTTGCGGAATTGACATGGCCTCGCGGACACCCGCAAGCCGGACAACCAATACTGCTGCGCGACTATCAAGTTAGTATTATCAATGATTTTTTAACCAATCCGCAGTGTTTGCAAGAAGTAGCCACTGGTGCAGGTAAAACTATCATGACCGCGGCTCTGAGTTATTCTGTGTCACCGTATGGGCGCAGCATTATTATTGTGCCCAACAAAAGCCTGGTTACACAAACTGAAAAAGACTATGTAAATCTTGGACTAGACGTTGGTGTGTACTTTGGAGACCGTAAAGAATTTGGACGTCAACACACTATCTGTACATGGCAAAGTCTCAATGTGCTGTTTAAAAATACCAAGAACTCTGTAGGCGATGTTACTATACAAGAATTTATTGAAGATGTTGTGTGCGTTATTGTGGACGAAGTACACATGGCCAAAGCAGACGCACTGAAAACTCTGCTCACAGGTGTTATGAGTCGCATACCCATACGCTGGGGACTCACAGGCACCATTCCCAAGGAACAGTTTGAAAGTCAAGCACTAAAAGTCAGTATTGGTCCTATTGTGAGTCACTTGGCTGCTGCTGAACTACAAGAACGTGGTGTGCTGGCACAGTGTCATGTTAACATTGTGCAATTAGTTGATCATGTTGAGTACAACAATTATCAAAGCGAATTAAAATATTTGCTAGAAGAATCAGGAAGATTGAATGCTATTGCCAACTTGGTTGCACAGATCAAACAAACTGGCAACACTCTTATTCTTGTTGATCGCATCGCAGCAGGGCAGGAACTGGTAAATAGATTGCCCAATGCAGTTTTTATTTCAGGGTCCACCAAAGCCGGGGACAGACAGGAACATTATGACGAAGTGGCAGAGGCAACAGACAAAATCATCGTCGCTACCTACGGCGTTGCTGCTGTTGGTATCAATATTCCCCGCATTTTTAATCTTGTTTTACTTGAGCCTGGTAAATCTTTTGTACGAGTTATACAAAGCATTGGGCGGGGAATACGTCGAGCAGAGGACAAAGACTTTGTACAGATCTGGGACATCACGTCCACCTGCAAGTTCGCCAAACGACATCTAACCAAGCGCAAGGCCTACTATAAGGATGCTCGCTATCCTTTCACACACGAAAAACACGAATGGATGACAATAAAATGACAATTCAAGTTAAAGACTTCGCCATCGGTTCAGGGCAACCTTTGTGTGTAATTGCTGGACCCTGTCAAATTCAAAGCCTGGATCATGCACTAATGATGGCCACAGCTTTGAAAAAACTCTGTGGAGAACTTGGAGTAAACTTTATATACAAGAGCAGTTTTGACAAAGCCAATCGCACAAGTATTACAACTCAGCGCGGAGTTGGTATAACTGAAGGATGTGAAATACTGTATGAAGTACAATCACAACTCAAGGTTCCTGTACTAACAGATATACATCTTCCTAGTCATGCTGACCGTTGTCAGTTCTGGGGTATTGACATGATACAGATACCTGCATTTCTATCCAGGCAAACCGACTTGCTGATAGCCGCAGGTGAATCGGGTGCTGCGGTTAATATCAAAAAAGGCCAGTTTATGGCACCAAATGATATTAGCCGGGCAGCAGAAAAAGTTGCCAGCACTGGTAACAAAAGAATATTACTTTGCGAACGAGGAGTTACACATGGATACAATAATCTTGTGGTTGACATGCGCAGTCTACCTATCATGGCACGCACTGGCTATCCCGTGGTATTTGACTGCACACATAGTGTTCAACAACCAGGAGGACTGGGAACGAGTTCTGGCGGGGATCGCGGGATGGTACCCTACCTCGCCCGAGCAGCAGTGGCCACGGGATCAGTAAATGCAGTGTTTATTGAAACACATGAAGATCCAGATTCAGCCCCTAGTGATGGACCAAACATGATTCCATTGAACAAGATGTATGAGTTAATTGCACAACTCAAACAATTACACAGGTTGGTTGCAGAGTATGACAAAGGTATAGTATAATAGAGTTATGAAAATACTAACCCTTGACAACCAGTCATACGACTTAAACACGCTGCCTGAGCAGGTAGATGATCTTAGATTTGCTATACTAGACAATAGTAATCCAAGCGATCCAGACTATCATTATATTCCTTTGATATTTTTGGAAAGCTTTAATTCACCATCGCTTGTGCTGCGTATAGGTGAACACAAGATCAAGATGCCTGTTGATTGGCAAGTGCTTATAGGTGAGCCAGACTTTGGTGATCTTGAAGTGTTACCGCTTACATCAATCAACGATCGTGGATTTAATGTGTTTGAATTCAATCCACTTACCAGCTTTCGTCCTAGCTTTCCATCAATAGAAATCATTGATGTGTATCATGATGTAAATTGGTACTCGCCTAAGCTAAAAAATGGTCAATTACTAGCAGTACCACTAAATGATGATCCTGAACCGCCTTGTATATATTTTGTTAAAGACATTTCTCGTAATTGTGAAATAGTAGATTATCGTAGAGCATGGTAGTATATCAACCGTGGCCTAGACTGCGAATTAATTTTGATAACGACGGTGCTGTGTTTGTGCTCTACCCCTGGGGCGCCGGCGGCAAGTTTGTTATCAACAGTCTAGCTGTAAGTACTCGAGCTGTGCCACAGGATGCTAGCTTGGCCGAGCAGCAACTCAATAAAGAATTATCAACAGCACAAAAAAAGCAAATAATTCTTGACAGACTTGCAGCGGAAAAAAATCGCTGGCAAGATCTGCATTTCAGTGTAGACGCACTCACCGGAGTTAACGAACGCTGTTACATAATTGAACCACCTAGTACTGCACAGTATTGGCCATGGAATCATTTTATGTCACAGCTATCGCGAACGGCTATAAAATGGTTTGCTGACATACACGACGCAGGTCACCTATCAGCTTATCTAACTGTATGGCCTAATGCTCGCGTGATTAACATGGTAAACAGCAAAGCATTTTTAGAATGGCGTAGAGTCAACTACAATCGTGATTTGGTACAAAAATTTTGGCAAACAATTCGTGATCCCTCTTGGCCTATAGAGGCGCCAGAGACCTGGAATGAATTTATTACATTACCTAAAGATATTCAAAAAGAATTACTGTTTGTCCGACACGGTGATATTTTCCAATTCATCCAACATCCTGAAGCACAAGATCAATATGAGCACGCCAGACTTAAACATATAGCTCAGGTGTGTGAGGGGCGCGAGGTGTTTGAATTTGACACACAATGTTTATTAGATACTAGTCAGTATCTAGAAACCATTGCTAGATGTTATAGTTGGACTGGCTTATATGATTTTGACAAAACTTTTTTAGAATGTTATCATAAACAATGGCTAGAAAAAATACAGCAAGTACCAATATAAAAAGCGACAAGCTTTCCATTCAAAATGAAATGAATAGCTTTGATCTTAAGGATCGATCTTTTTATGACAGCTTGACCGATGAAGAACGCAAAAAGTTTTCTCCTTATCTTATGATTCGTTGGGGTAGTGCTGTTGAAAGCGCACCCAATCGTCCGGCGTCGCCTGACATGCAAAAATTCTACGTAATTGCTACCAATGAACGATTAAACAAACATTTTTTTGCTGTAAATCGTCATCCTAAACTACAATGGCTCATGGCTACATCTGTGAGTCCCGGATACGGAGTACTACGTCACAATTGGATAGCCCCCAAGAAAAAAGAAGGTAGCAACAGTGCCCGCAAAAAATTTCTTGCTGAAATTTACCCGCAATTTAAAATGTCGGACATTGAAACTTTGTCAGCAGTGATGACTGATCAAGAGTATACACAACTTCAACGAGACCACGGAGTAGAAAAGTGAACACAGACACAGCAGCGTTTACCTGCTCGTTCTGTGACAAGACATTTCGTAGAGAAAGTAGTCTTGAAGTGCATCTGTGTGAATCCAAGCGACGCTGGCGCGAGCGCGATGAGCGCGGAGTACAACTGGGCCTCATGGCTTATCTAAAATTCTATGAATACCATCAAGGTAGTTCCAAGCTCAAAGGATTTGAAGATTTTGCAGCCAGCAATTACTATCGTGCGTTTGTCAAGTTTGGACGTTATTGTGTTGATACAAGAGTAATTAATCCTTTGTTGTTCATGGAATGGTTGTTGAAAAACAATCGACGAATTGATTATTGGTGTCGTGATAGCTATTATGGAGAGTGGTTGAATGAATATATCCGTATTGAATCAGTGCAGGATGCTTTGGAACGAGCACTCCGAGAAATGCAAGACTATACTGATAGAAACAGTGGCCTGGCTATTTTTAGCCACTATTTTAGGTACGGTAATACTAATAGGATCTGTCATCATATTACCACTGGTCGTGTTAGTCCTTGGGTTATCTATAACTGTGGTAGTGGGCGTGACTGGCTTGAAAGTCTTAACCAAGATAGCATTGCCATTGTCCTTCCTGTTATTGACCCTGATTTTTGGCATCGTAAGTTTGAAACTTTCCCTGCTGACGTAGAATGGTGTAAACATATTCTCAATGAGGCTGGACTTTGACTTTGGTGCGTTTGAGTTTAGCAGGTTACTCAAACACTGCTCTAGGATGGCGTGCTCAGAAAGGAATAGAACTCAGTCACTGGTGTAGATCCCAAGGACTTGATCTTGGTTCGGACTATGAATGGTCGTTTCAGCACAGCATGAATGAATTGCATTTTAAGTTTAAAGATCCTGTGATGGCAACTTTTTTCAATTTGAAGTGGGGGCAATAGTTCATGAAGGTCCGTATTCAAGCAACAGATCAATACTTTTTTGGCCAGGATGTATTTGATTATTTCGTGGCTGAATATCAATGGCGTAGTGACTACAATGCCACGCCGGATATTGTGTATGGTGAGCCAGAAGCAGATGCGGTAAACATCGCTTTTGTAAGTATGCCCGAACATGTAGATTCTGCGTTGACGTCAGCAGATATTATTCTATTGGACAACATAGATGAACCCTTTGGGCGTGGCACGCAGGCACTATATGATATTTTTGAAACGTATCCCAATAGCTATCTAAGCTGTAATAGCTATCTAGCTTCTGACCATGTTTACTTTGATCAGGTCAACTCACGCATCATAAACACCATGATTGCCTGGACCTATCATAGACGTTTTTACACTGAGCCTGCGTTCCCTAGTAGTCTAGAATTTAGATCTCAACCCACTGATCCCGCCAGTATGGTGTGGATCAATGGAAAAAATCGCAGTTGGAGAGAGTATCTAAGTCAGTTAATTGCACAGCAGATACCCATGCTTTCACAACACAATGTAATTCATAATCAAACAGTAACGCCTACTGCTTATTGTTGGTACGAAGATATTCATGATACAAAATTTAGACAATGGTGTAATCAAACCTATGCCAATGATCTTGTTAATCTTGTACCACCTGACACTCGTTGGCCCGCATTACCCAGCGGTGTGAACGGAAGACATGGCCAAATTGAATGGCAGGATAGATTTGTTGATGCCATCCGTCATAATGCAGTGATTGTGTTCCCCGAAACCACATGGCAAAACAACGTGTTGGCCATGAATGAAAAGTGTTTGAAATGTTTCTTACACCTGCGTTGGGCAATGCCATTTGGTGGAGCCAATATACATCAGATGCTGGAACAACTTGGATTTACCACAGCTCGAAGCCTGTTGCCTAGAGAATTGCAAGCATTTGATCAAGAGCTTGATCACTTAAAAAGATGGCAAGCGCAGTGTGAGGCCATTAAATGGTTGCAGCAAAATTCCCAGATATTTCACACAACAATGGCAAGACAAATGTTGCAGGAAAATCAGTCTCGCTGTATCATGCTATCAAGCTCAGCTGGAGCTCAACTGTATTCTATAATTGAACAATGCCACAATGAAAAAACCCGACATCGACATTGATCTAGCAGATCGCAGTCAGGTCTTGGCCTTGATTCCGCACGTGGCTGCAACACAGATAGTTGATCAGCGATCACGCAAGCACAACTCTGGAGTGTATGTTACTAGCATACCCTACGATCCTGTACGTGACTGCGCGGCCATTGAATACCGTGAAGCGGAACAGCGTGGCTACTTCAAGTTAGATCTGCTTAACATGACTGTGTATCAAGACATTCGTGATCAAGCACACTATGACTCACTATTACAAAGTGCTCCGCCTTGGTCAAGACTGCAAGAGCCCAAGTTTGTTGAACGCATTGTGCACATCAATAATCATTATGATTTGTTGTGCAAGATGCCAGAGCCTGTGGATTCAGTGCCAAGAATGGCTATGTTTTTGGCTATAATTCGACCGGGTAAACGACATCTTGTGGGGCTGCCCTGGAATGAAGTAGCTACTACAGTATGGGAAGCCACGGAAGATTCATATAGCTTTAAGAAATCGCATGCAATCAGCTACGCAGTATTGGTTACACTGCACATGAATCTAATCAACACGTCTGACTAGCGTGATACTCTTGCGCTTTGTGCGCTTTTTTGAAATATCATTCAAACTGCATACCGGACCATGAATTATGGTCAAATCCCGGTTCATAAACGTGCGCAGACAGTAACGAAATTCGTCCCAGTCCCCACGGAGAAAAATGTTTATGGGTATGCTGCGATTGCTTTCCCACCACCACACGTTGGCTAGTTCTATAAATCTTTGCTTTTGGTCCTGTGATACCAGTACACCAAAGTCATAGATAGTTGTAATAGTATCATCGCGATTTTGTACTATTCCTATGTATTCTAAATCAGCATAGATGCACAGCGTGATAAATGGGTATTTTTCAGCCAATTTGTCAAAAAATTCTCTGCCCATAAATATTATTTGGAGATCCTTATGTATTCAACCACAGCGTACTTATACCAACAAAAAGCTCGTGTACTTTTGGTTGAAACCAATGGCAGCTATTTCACAGCGAGGTATGAACCCGTGTATGCAAAATCACTTACTTTAAACCGTGGCGTTGACAACGTTCTACTGTTTGAGTTTATAAATCAAGATCAAAAACCTGTGAATATCACAGGCAGCACCTTTGTGTTTAGAATAATAAATCAAGACGGCTTGGTAATGCTTCTAGAGAAGCCCATGCAAATCATAGCTCCTAGCCGTGGCAGAGTCAAGGTAGTAATAGATAGTTCAGATACAGATCGGTTGATAGCACAACCTGCTAGCTACAGTATCCTACGCACTCAGGGAAACTACACAGAAGCAGTGTATGTTGATGATGCAGCAGGCGCCCGCGGTGATATCAACATTGTTGACAGTGTAGGGCCAAAGCCTTTGCCCAGCAAACATCTCACTATTCCTGATATCTATGGGCCTCCCGGAGATAGCCAAGGACAAGCCGAATACTTCAGTAGCGAAGTTTTGAATCCTTTGTTTACAACCACGTTTCAGTTGTATCTTGACACCTATACTGGCACTATTAAGTTTCAAGGCAAACAGGATGATGAGTTGGAATGGACTAATGCTAGTTACAGCTACGAATATCAAGCTGAGTCAGGTTGGAAAGTATATGAAGTCACGGGATATTATGATAGGCTACGTGTGGCTTTAGACAATAGACTGGGGTACAGCGCACAGGCCAATGTCACTGCTGCCAATGGGGTGATTACCAGCGCATCTGTAACCGCACCTGGCTATAACTACATTGCACCTCCAAGAATTAGAATATTTGGCAATGGATCAGGAGCAGCAGCAACTAGCACACTGAATGGGGCAGGTGGAGTGGCTAGTATTACTATCACACAGGGCGGTAGTGGTTACACTCCCTTGGCCATTGGTGGCTCAACATGTGGCACTGTGGTAATTGATGGTGGCGGTGTGCTAGACATTTTATATAGGTAAACAGCGTGGCTACTACAACCCTACTACAAAACATACAACAAGGTGTTCCCAGTGGAAACTATGATGGCAGCAGCAGCAGTTTCTATGGTAATGCCGGAAGATGTAACGGTTTCTATCTAGGTTACTCCGGCGTACAACAGGTTGAAATAAGAATTGAAAACTTCTATGGACGTGTGATCATACAAGGGACTCTGGGTAGCGTACCACTCACAGCAGCCTGGGTTGATTTGACTAGTTTTGATTACAACGACAGTTCACTTAACACTCTTACTGCCAGTCAAATCGTACTGGGAGAATATGTGTTTATGCGAGCTTTGGTTACTGAATTTGAGTCTGGTAAAATAGACTATCTCAATACCACATTTGAGGTACGTGAAGACTATTAAACCATTCCGTAGGATCATTGCATTTGGTGATTCTTTTGTCTGGGGCGACGAACTAGTTGATCCTAAGCTAGGTCATGATGTTACTGCTGCCACTGCAGAAAATACTGCTTACAGAGAACAACACTGCTTTGTTGGCCAATTGGGCACACATTATGGTGTACCAACTGAGAATTTCTCTTGGCCCGGCAGCAGCCTTCAAAGTGCGATTTGGAACTACTGCTGGTGGCGCGAACGCACCCAGGATCTAGATCAATACCTAGTGATAGTGGGACTCACATCTGCTTATCGTACAAGTTTTTATAACCCTAACCATGTGATCTATGAAAACGATCCGCCTTGGCACAGATATGTGCACAGCACCTGGGTCAACCATAGTCAAATGATGTATGATCAGCCCTGGCAGGATCTAGTGAAGCTGCACACTGTGTTGACCAACAGTGAACAGAGTCAAAAGCTAAATTATCTCCAAAGTGTTTATTTTTGGCAAGGAGTCCAGACATGCCATGCTGGTGTGTTACAGTTTCCTACCATGCCTGCTGTGACTCAAGTTCAAGCTGATAATTTAATCTGGGCAAACAGCAGTCTACGAGATTGGTTACACACACCGGATCTGACCTGCGCACATGGTCATCCAAATGAAAAAGGTCACCTAGAGATTTCTAATAAGTTGCAACACCTAATCAATCATGCTATACTCTAGCTGTGCTAGATATTAATCTTTATTTGCCGGTTAAACGTAAGAATTCTGTGTCTGGGTGGACCAGTTTCAATGCGGTGTGCTGTGTGCACAATGGCCACAGTCAAGATCGTCGCGGACGCGGTGGCATCAAGACATCCGATCAAGGCTGGAGTTATCATTGTTTTAACTGTGGATACACAGCGAGTTTTACAATAGGACGTAATCTTTCATTCAAGTCACGCAGATTCTTGACTTGGCTAGGTGTGCCTCCAGAAGAAATTGAACGAGTAAATCTTGAAAGTCTAAGACATCGTAGCATGGAGACGCTGTTGAATGATAGGCAGCGAGTGGTCGCAGTGCCGCAAGATATTCAATTTGAAGAACGCGAACTACCGCCAGCAGCTGAATTGGTCACACCCGAGCACGTGACCGAGTGGCAGTATCTAAGAGATCGTGGTGTGCCTGAAGATTTTCCTATCATGACTGTGAAAGTAAATGACACCGGGCACTGGGCACGACCACAGGTGATTGTGCCATTTACCTATAACAATGACTTAGTGGGCTATAGTTGCCGCATGTTGGACAATCGCACGCCTAAGTATATACACAGCACACAACCTGGTTATGTGTTTGGCACAGATCTACAGCACAGCTCATGGCAGCATGCAATTGTAGTTGAAGGTGTGTTTGATGCTCTAGCAATAAATGGCCTAGCAGTGCTCCATGCAGAGATCAATGATGCACAGGCAAGATTGATACGCAGCCTAGAGCGTGAGATTACCCTGGTGCCTGATCAGGATCAATCAGGACTGGCCTTAATTGATAGAGCCATGGAACTCAACTGGGCAGTAAGTATGCCTGAATGGCCCGATGATGTGAAAGATGTCAATGATGCGGTAAAGAAGTTTGGAAAACTTGTGACCATGATACATATATTCCAAGCGAGAGAAACCAACAAGATTAAAATAGAACTAAGGAAAAAACGCCTTGCTCAACGACTACGGAAGTGATGTTCAAAAATTATTTTTGGAAATGATGCTGGAAGACGCACAGAGCTATGTGCGTGTACAGAATATCTACAATCCAGAAAACTTTGATCGCAATCTAAGATCCGCTGCTAAGTTTATCAAGGATCACTGCGACAATCACAAGACCATGCCTGATCGTGCGCAGATCGCTGCGGCCACGGCCACACAGCTAAACAGTATTCCTGATTTAAACCAAGGCCACTTTGATTGGTTCATGGAAGAGTTTGAACAGTTTACCAAGCAGAAAGAACTAGAACGTGCTATTCTCAAGGCAGCTGACTTGCTAGAAAAAGGCAACTTTGATCCTGTTGAAAAGTTGATCAAAGACGCTGTGCAGATTTCATTAACCAAGGACATGGGCACTGACTATTTTGCCGATCCGCGTGCTAGACTCATGGCCTTGAAAAGCAACAACGGACAGAACTCCACTGGTTGGCCTGCCCTGGACAAACTGTTATATGGTGGATTTAATCGCGGTGAGCTACAGATCTTTGCAGGTGGGTCAGGATCAGGCAAAAGCTTGTTCATGCAGAATCTTGCTGTGAACTGGGTCACAGCTGGCCTCAGTGGCGTCTATATCACATTAGAACTTGCAGAAGGACTGTGTTCTTATCGCATAGACTCCATGATGACTAATACAGCGGCCAAGGACATTTTCCGTGACATTGACACAGTGGAAATGAAAGTGAAAATGCTGGCCAAGAAAGCAGGCAAGCTACAGGTCAAGTATATGCCTGCACAGAGTACAGTAAATGACATACGTGCATATCTCAAAGAGCTGCAGGTGCAAACAGGACTCAAGGCCGATTTCTTGTGCGTAGATTATCTGGATCTCTTGATGCCTGTAAGTGCCAAGGTATCTCCCAATGATTTGTTTGTGAAAGACAAATATGTTTCGGAAGAACTGCGTAACCTTGCTCGTGAACTCAACATACTGTTTGTCACAGCATCGCAGTTGAATCGTGGAGCTGTGGAAGAAATAGAATATGATCATAGTCACATATCTGGTGGTATCTCTAAAATCAACACAGCAGACAATGTGTTTGGTATCTTTACCAGTCGTGGCATGCGTGAAAAAGGACGCTATCAATTACAACTCATGAAAACACGCTCTAGTTCAGGTGTAGGACAAAAAGTAGAACTTGAGTTTGATGTAGAAAGTCTGCGTATACGTGATCTTGCTGAAGATACCGACTATCAAGAATTTAAAAAGCGTGCGCCTAGCATTTATGAAAGTATCAAGGCCACTGCTAAGTTGACAGACAGTGAGGACAATGCCACTGTGGCTGATGAGCCAGGCAAGATCACAGCCGATGTACAAAGTGCCAAGCTTAAACAACTGCTGGGTAAAATCAAACAGAGCTCATGAACGCTAACCACTGTGCCATGATCCACGGCGGGCTAAATCTAGTTCTCAAGGATGCTGAGCCTTGGATACAGAGTTGTTGCCTACGTACCGACTTTGTGCCCGTACAAGTGGGACAAAAATTCTGGCAACTTGAACCCTTGCAGCAACTACGCACAGCAAATCAAAATGGTGTCTGGGATCCTGGTTGCTTTAATTGTGAGAGTCTAGAACAGTCAGGTATGCTGAGTTTTCGTCAAGGCATGAATCACGGCTTGCGTACAGAGCCTGGCATGACGGGGCCTGCTCGTATTGACTTGATGTTTGATATCAGCTGCAACCTAGCCTGTAGAACCTGCGGCCCTGCACATAGTACATACTGGCAAAAACATCTCAAGACTCTAGGCGAATGGTCTAGACCTATTTTCACACCAAGAACACAGGATCAAGTCATAGCGGCCTTGAGTGCTATCAATCTTGATAATCTGCAGCAGGTGGTGTTCTGCGGTGGAGAGACGCTGCTAGGACAAGAGTACTGGGAGGTTGCAAAATGGTTGGCTCAACGAGTGCCCAATGCCAAGCAGCAGCTCACGCTGTGTTTTCAAACCAATGGCACACAGCCAATTCTTGAACACAATCATGCAGTGGTTGACAGTGTGCATTTGGTCAAACTACATGTGAGTATTGATGGTACTGGCCAGCAGTTTGACTACCTACGTTGGCCTGCTACCTGGCGGGAGACAACTAATAATCTAGAAAATATTAGACAAACTGTGCCTAGTAATGTGATGTTCTTGATAGAACAAACAGTAAGTGTGTTTAATGTGCTGAGTCTGAATCAGGTTGATCAATGGGCGCAGCGTGATTTTAGCATGAACCGTGAAGGTGATCCTGTAGAAGTAACCAGACACCTGGCCAATGGAATTTTTGGACTGCACAATATTAGTCAGGAACTTCGAGATCAGTTATTAGATCATGGACTTGGCCATTTTGTGCATCCTAATTGGCAGGAACGTAGCAGCGACATTCAACGTATGTGCTCAGAGATTCTAAGATTTGATTATCACAGACAACAAAGCGTGGCTCAGGCATTTCCTGAGATGTGGCAACATTATCAAAGATTCATTAGTTGATTTCAAGATACTGTTGGATTGGCAGACTCTTGATATTGCCACGCTTGACCTGTAGAAATTGACTGCCATCTCTACTTTGTTTTTCGCCTTGTCCTACTATCACTGATCCTGCGTTGTACTTGATTGGATTGTCTATGATTAGATCAACGTATTCGCCCTCATCCACGCCCAGTGTGATAAAGTGAATATATCGTTTACGATCTCTGCGAAACACACGAGAGTTGGCCACGATGCCTGCAAACTCAAACCGATCTAGATACACATTGCGCACCCCCATGTTGGGCAAGAAGCCAGGAGAGTTCCACGCACCGTGTTCAATAAAACTTTCCACAGGATCTTCTGTGACCCAGTTGCCAAACCCCAGTTCACGTAGATCCCAGCCCGCACGTTTGGCTTCGTTGCGATAGACCCAGCGTGCATAGGAACCTTGGCAGTGCATGAGAGCTGCTCGCCAGAACTCGCGAGGATTGTGGGCTTTCTGATAAGCCAAGGCCCAGATCAGCCTGCCAAGATTTACTGCATGAGCACGACACAGGCCAAAACCTGCAAGACTCTGCATCTCCGCACGTATCTGTTCGCGTTCAGTATGATCACCCAAGCGTGCCATAAACTCCATGACCTTTTCTTCGTTGCGCTTGGCAAACGCACGTCGGTACATGTCAGCTTCGTATGCGTTGACACCAATCAACTTCATGATTTTTTCTATGGCGTCATCTTCGCACACTATAGCAGACTCTTGTACAGACTTCTTGGTCCAGTCATGAAAGAACGATGCTTTTTTACGTCCTTCTACAGCCACAGGACGTACCAGAGCAGTGGCAAACACACAGTCGTCAACTGATGTGGGACGTATGGCACGAAATAGTCTACGCATAGCAGGTGATTCGCCTTGGGTAACACCCAGCACATCTCCGCGCTGCAAAAGGTCAGCTGTGAGTTCATCGGTCTTGGGATACTCGTGTATCATGCGTGTGGAATCAATTTCCATGAGCTGACTGAGCCCACGATTGGCTAGGATATCTACCTTAAGGTGTTCAAGATCTTCTACTTCGTTTTTGTCCAGTAGTATAAGATTGTCGTCGCGGAACAAACTCTGTGGCAACTTGCGATCAAACACTATAACTCCTCCGCAGTGTTTACTCAAGCAGCGTTTCTTGCCCATGAGTTTCTTTTCAATGCGTTCAGCTTCTTCTACATCAATACCCAGTTTAGCATAATCAATGTCTTTTGGCAAACGTCCTTTGGCACCAAGTCGCTTGGCAGCTTCTCGTCGTGCTGACTTTTCCTTGTACATTACATAGTTTGATATGCGTGCGGTCTTGCCTGGCCAGGCATCAAATATACGCTGCATAGCTAGTTCTTGTTTGTGATGCGGAACGTCAACGTCTACATCAGGTAGATCGTCTCGAAAAGGATTTAAAAAACGTGCCAATGGTATGTGCCATTCTATGGGATCAACGTCAGTTATACCCATGAGATAACAAACCAAACTGGATCCTGCGGATCCGCGAGTCATGTGCGGAATGTCTTTGTTGAGATCTAGTATTCTGCGTATTTTTAAAAAATATTCAGTGAATCTTTGATTGATTATTATACCAAATTCTTCTGTTAGTCGCTCTTGGTATTCTTCACCCTGGGGACAGGGCCTGCGAAATTGATCTAATAGTGCCTGTATTTGTTCTAGTTCAGTTGCCATATGTGCCTTTGTTTGCCTGTGTGATATTTAATTTGAAGTTGCCTAGGGCCATTAAATATTGCCAGCATGAAATCAACCCAATATCTTGTGGCCTGTGGTGACAGTTTTTTATATGGCAGTGATTTATCATCCCCGGATCAAACCTGGCCCTGTGTGGTAGCTCAACAACTAGAACTTGAATATCAATGTCGAGCTCGTCCTGGGGTAGGCAATGCCCAGATTCTACAACAGATTATTTCAGCTCAAGCTGAGTTTGGTCAACAGGCCGTGTACATAATCAATTGGACCTGGATAGATCGTTTTGATTATGTGAATATTCAAGACAACACCTGGCATACTACAAGGCCAGTATTAGATGACCCCGAGCGAGATCCTGTGTATTATAGATATTTCCACAGTGAGCTCGCAGACAAATTCCATAATTTAGTGTATATTAACACTGCTATCAACACACTTAAACATCATGACTCAATAATGACCTACATGGACTATCTATTGTTAGATCAACGCTGGCACGCACCTGATTACATACAGATTCTACAGCAACAGATTGGTCCCTGCTTGGAGAATTTCAACAAATTAAATTTTCTAGATTGGAGTCGCGAACAGCAATTTCCCATTAGTGATCGCTGGCATCCCTTGGAACACGCACATCAAGCGGCCGCTGCATGGTGGTATCCCCAAGTAAGCAGATTAATTCAAACCCAAAATTCCAATAAATAAAGCATCAGGACGCAGAAAAATGCAAAAAAAGACACGTAGCATCCTTGAAGAACTAGAATCAATGTACACTGAGCGCGATCAGCGCCATGTGGTTGAAAGTCGCGCCAACAATATCATTGCATCGGCTATTAGACTCATGGAACAAATTGATGAGAGTTTTCCTGGCGAGCAAGCAGAAAATCTGCAGCGCAAGTTTTTAAATGCAATAAAATTCCGCGACCCTACAAAATTCACAAGAACTGTTAGAAAAACTGATGAAACTATTTGAAATTACTCAGACTGTAAACGAAGTTAATTGGGGAGCAATACCTGGAGCTCTGGGTGGCATAGCCAAACAGGCCATGGGAATAGAACCCGCTCCTGCGCTACCCGGGCAAGAACGTAGAGCAGCAAAGCAACTTGCCGCTCCTTTGACCAAGCAACAAGCAGACAGCATGAAAAAAACCTGGGCCGCAGCGGTTCAAGCTGAAATGGCTGCTCGCAATGTAAACGATATTCGCCTATTACCGGCTAATCGATTGCGTCAAATAATGACCAGTTATATTGAAAATAGATTGTTTGATGGACGCATGCGAATTGCCGATCTCAATTCTCCGTTTCCCACTAGGATAAATCAAGTAACCCAAAGTATTATCAACAACAGTGCAGATCTAAGCGATCCTTCACTGGATCAAAGTTTTCAAGAACTGGCCAAATATATTCAAAATGCCATGGCCAGTGACGTTTTCACACGTGGCAGGCGTGGTGTGGCAGGCGCACCGGCAGCAGGTGGTGTCGCAGGTGCCAGTGACCCTGAAATACAACAAATACAACAACAATTTGCCCGAGAGATTCAAACAATGCAGTCCTTGGGACGTAGGTATAATCAACCTATACGACCCACACAGAACAAATTGATCAATGCCATTGCTGGCGGACTTGGATTGTTACCATGACCTATCATGTGATCACAGAAGGCGGTAATGTTTTCAAGGATGGCGATGGTAATCCATTGACACAGCGTATCAATCAAACAGATGTTAAAACCACTATAGCCTGGCTGGAGCAACTGCTGCCTGGGCTTGATCTACAGAACAACACACTGGGTACCACAGGACTCAAGCCCACGTCAGGTGATCTTGATCTTGCGATTGACGCTGCACAGATCACAAAAGATCAACTGGCCACTGCGTTGTCAAACTGGGCCACAGGTCATAAACAAGATCCCAAGAGCTGGGTCAAGAAGTCAGGTATTAGTGTGCATTTCAGAACACCTATCAATGGCAAGCCTGCACTGGGTTTTGTGCAAACAGACTTCATGTTTGTTAACAATCTAGACTGGGCCAAGTTTATGCTAGCAGGGTCTCCACCGGATAGTCAATACAAAGGTGCAGACCGTAACATACTCATGAACAGCATTGCTAAGAGCATGGGCTACAAAGTAAATCAAAATGTGGGCATAGTAGATCGTGCCACGAACGATCTGATATCCAATGACCCAGACAAAATAGCCAAGCTCCTATTGAATCCCAGAGCCACTCGTGACAATCTGGTAAGTGTAGAAAGTATTGTGTCTGCCCTGGAAAAAGATCCTAAACGTGATGCTAAACTAGCAGATGCCCGTGAACACTTTGCTAGAGAAGGTGTGCCGTTTTTTGAAGATCGCTCCGAAGAAACCGAAGTCTACTTCTTGGCCAGACTGCGTGACCGTATTGTTAACCAAGGATATTCTCCCTTGATAGAACAGCGTGTGCTTACCGAAGCAGAAGCACGCATACCTCACATCGAAGACATGGTGTTTGATGCAGGCACCAAAGGAGCACAACAGGCTCTACAGATCATTCTAGCCGGTGCACAAGACACCGCAGGCACTACCACAGTTAAATGGGATGGCAAGCCTGCTATTATCTGGGGTCGTAAACCCACTGGTGAGTTTGTGCTTACAGACAAATCCGGATTTGGTGCCAAGGGATATGATGGCAAGGCCACGAGTCCTGCAATGTTGGCTGATATCATGCGCCAACGCAGTGGCGACCGTGAAGAACTAATTGCCATGTATCAGCAGCTATGGCCTGCATTGGAACAGGCCACACCTCAAAGCCTACGTGGCTATCTGCAGGGCGATTTGTTGTATACTCAGACACCGCCTGAAGTAGCAGGTGCCTATGAGTTTACACCTAACACAGTGCAGTATCGTATTCCTGTAAACAGCGCACTGGGTCAACAGATTGCTCGCAGCGACATAGGCATCGCTGTGCATACGCAGTATGCAGATGCCACTGCTGCACCTCAAGCTATTAAAGAACTGCCTGCTAGAAACGTACAGGGTCTACTGCTAATCCCGCCCACGGTGAAAGACATTCAAAGCGTAAAGCCTAGTGCTAAGATGATCAAGGAAATTCGCAGTGTGTTGAGCGCACATGGCAAAAAAATAGATCAGCTGTTCCGTCCAGATCTACTGCGTGCTTCAAGAATCACAGACCTGCCTGAGCTGTGCAAACGTTATATCAACTCTAGAATTTTCACAGATTTTGACAATCTATTACAGGGATTTGGGCCATGGCTAGAAAACGCAGTCACGCCCAGCAAGTACCGTAATATCATAGAATACCTGCAGAGTCCCAAAGATAATACCGCTGGGCTGAGCGCAGCATTTGTGATATTTTCGCTGCTGCATGAACTCAAAATGGATGTGCTGCAACAGCTGGATCGTCAACAGCCCGGACAAGAAGGTTGGGTTATGGCAACAGATGCAGGCCGTGCAAAGCTTGTTAATCGCTTTGCTTTCAGCGCGGCTAATAGACTTAAAAACAATCCAGAACTTGCCTAGCACAACAGGTTTTTTTCAAATTGGCTAAATAAAAGTAGGACCAATGAGTCCACATATCAAGGAGATTAGAAATGCCTACATTATTCCGTCCCAATGGTGACGCACAATCAGTATTTGCGCTTGACGTCGCAAATGGCCACCCAACTGGTAACATCGGTTCAACCGACGCACTGGTGCAGATGCAAGGTCCTAAACTGGACTTTTTCGCAGTGATCATTGAAAATGGTTCAAACCAAGCAATTGACCTGCGTAACGAGTGCGGTAACGTAACCGATCCTGGTGTAGTTCAAACTATCAACCAGACTATTCAGGAAAAAGCAACCATTGCTATCTATCAGGTAGAAGGTGCTTCCACTGGTCAGATCAGCTATGCACTGTATCCTACTGGTGCATGGACAACTGCAACTCTAGACACAGCTATTACTGGTCTAGGCAACGTGCAAATCACCAACAACAGCGGTCAAGTTCGCGGTGTAAACGTTAGTGGTTCACAGACAACCAACGTTGGCTTCAAACTAGCTACATCGTAATCTATTACGATGTATCACAACCCGGCAAAAATTGCCGGGTTTTTTGTTGCCTGTAAATACTAGATGCAACCTATTCAAGCCTGGACAGTGCCTATGTTTTTGTTTAACTGGGACCGTCACTCAGAATTTCAAGATCAATTAACACAAGTTTGTTATCAACATCAAGCACGATCCAGCACCAGTGGTGTGGCTACCACGGTCAAGGCCGGACTGTATGAAAGTGACTTTGACTTCTTACAGGATCCTGATTCCTCTGTGCAAACATTTTTAGAATGGGCTCGAAGCAGTGTATTTCAAGCTGCGAAAACTGTCAATCAAGAACGCTGGGCAGCAGGAACTCGCATAGGAATTGACATACATGAATCATGGTGCCATATTACCCAACAGGGTGGTTACCATGACATGCATATTCATCCTAACAGTTCGTGGAGCGCAATTTATTATGTTAGCATTGGTGAAAGTGATGCGATCAAACGCAGTGGAGTTAATAGATTTTATTCACCATGGAACGTGTCGTACACTGACATAGGCAGCCGCTATGTGAGTGAAACTTCTAGCATAGATATCCCACCCAGTGACGGCAGCATGGTAGTGTTTCCCAGTTGGCTGAGTCATGCTGCTACGCCTTATCAAGGAAACACTCCCAGAGTGATCATAGCTTTTAATTGTCGTTTTGTGGATGGCGGTGTAAATGTCTAAACCTAATTATATTTTTGAAAGTCCAGATGGTGGTAAAACCATATATCGCCGTACCAGTGGAAATCCACATAGAGAACTTCATTATGAATCAAATGAGATAGTTACTCTGCGCGACGAAGTCAAAGAAACACAGTTGTGGCATGATATTCGTCAAGCAGCTTGTAATGATCCTGTACTGGGTGAAATGCTAGATAAAATCAAAATGTATTGGTTCTTACAAAAGTGAAAATTCTAATTAGCACATTATTTGACTGCACCACCACAGGAGTAGTAGGGCGATATCGGGAAGAACGTGGGCGCTTTCAAGACAATGCAGGCCAATGGATTGAAAGCCAGGAACATTGGGAGCGAGCACGCAATCAACAACGCAATTATGAGACCCTGGTGCAGGTTCTGAGTCTGCGTACTCAATTAGATAACGTCACTGTTGCTCGGCATGACAACAACACCTGGAGTTTCAGTGTAGTCACCGATCGTGAAGGTGTGTTTGGGCCTGATTTTGCTGCTCTGCTAGATGATTGTGATAATGTGCCCATGATTCCAGGCCTGCTGGCTCAGGGCAAATTACCTGCTTGTTTACAAGGCACCGGTGAAAACCCGAATGTTTGGTTTCAGCAGATAGACTAAATATTCTACTATGAGCGATACCTCCGATATTGAAAAAAAGAGTCTTGAAGCACACGTTGAGCTGTGTGCGCAACGCTACAGATTTCTTGAATCTCGTCTTGAAGACGTAGACAGCAAAATTGGATCTCTTGACTCATTGGTAAGAGAAGTGCACGACATGGTACAAAAAATGGCAGAAAAGCGCAACGATCAACTGGTAAAGTGGGGTATAGGTATTATCTCAATGTTAACTGGTTTAGTAGGCTGGTTGGTTTCTCGTGTTTTCCTGCAATGACGCTAGAGCAAAAATTATTTGATATAGCTCAAAAAGAACTGACCCGTATTCAGTCTAATATTATCATGAAGTTCGCCCAAGGTTATAAAGCCTTTGGCACATTTGATATACAGCAACAAGACAATTTATTTTCAGTGTATCGTCAAGGTAATCACTGCGGTGATTTTTCCAGTGCAAAAGTGGCCCTGAGTTACTGCATTGCTGAAAAATCTCATCAATTTAATCTTGGAATAAAAATTCAGCAGCTAGACCAGCATGTAGCCAGTGCTCGTCAAAGCGTGATCAGCAGAAAAAACATGCTTGAGCGATTCCGAGATAAACCTGCAAAAGAAATAATATATACCAAAATTCAACACCGCAGACAACAACAACACGAACTTGAAAATCAACTTGAAGATTGTGTAAAACAGGCTAAATATTTGTATCTAAGAGGATTGAACAATGAAACTCAACGAATTAGCAGCGCAGCGCCCGCTAGATCAAGTCGCTAAAGTATTTGAAAATTATTCCGGCACTGCTGCTAGATTTGACTCCCTAAATCGTGCACAGACTCGCCATATGCTGGCACGTGTGCGCACTGTGATCAACGAAACACGTCATAGTCCAAAACTGCATCAAAGCGAACGAGATCCTGGCTATCTCAAGCTTATGATGATAGAGCAAGGCCTAAATCTGCGCTTACAAGAGCTACAAGAAAGCGAAGTACAACAAGCACAGGTTGTATTGGCAGCGCAGGATCTCGTGGACAGTGTGCAGAGTATGCTGGAAGATGTCAGTGAAATGCAGTTCAAAGAACTTCCTGCTCTAGTAGACAGCATTCGTAATCAAGTAGGCACAGCACAAGCAGATCAATTCAACACTGATGCCACTGCGGCTCTACAGGGCATGCTACAAAATCTACAGGGCGGCAAGCAGCAACTAGAAACCGCGCTGGCAGTTGTAACTGGCCAGGGTCCTGCTATGCCCGCGATACCCGGTGCAGACATGAGCGCTGCTCCAATGCCTGGTGCCGAACCTGGAGCTGACAACGTGATTGGCGTGGATGCTGAGGCCGATCTTGACCTTGACGTTGATGACGACAGCGGCCCTGAACAAACACTGGGTCGTGCGAGACGCTGATGCTGATACAAGAAGTTGAAGGTATGGATAATGGAAAACTGGCAGCATTGGCCAGTTTTCTTATGAATCGTGCCAAGGATGCAAATGTTGATAAAACCTTTCCTCTTGATAGCTTCGTTAAATTAGGGTGTGGCCGTTGATCCAGAATCTGTGCGTGATCTCAGTCAACGCCCTCCACTGAACAACTTGATTTCTAATGTCACTGACAGTGAAGTTGTTTTCAAAGGAGCAGACGTTGCTCAAGCAGGTGTTCCACCCATGGGTGTAGATCAAGCACAGGCCACAGTAGATCGCATGGCCAAACGTGCAGCATCAAAAAAAGGCCTTTAGTCGGGGCCTGACTCAATCTTTGCAGGTATAATACGGTTATGGCTTATTCAGATCAAGTAGTTGATCATTACGAAAATCCACGCAACGTAGGTAAATTGGATAAAAACGATCCCACAGTGGGTACTGGTTTAGTAGGTGCTCCTGCCTGTGGGGATGTGCTGCAACTTCAAATCAAAGTAGAAAATGATATTATTACGGATGCGAAATTCAAGACCTACGGCTGCGGCTCGGCGATTGCGTCATCGTCGCTTGTTACGGAATGGCTTCGTGGGAAAACTCTTGAACAAGCAGGCGAAATTAAGAACACTGAAATTGCGCAAGAACTCGCGCTACCACCTGTTAAAATACATTGCTCAATTCTTGCCGAGGATGCTATCAAAGCAGCACTAGCGGATTACACTAACAAGCAGAACGAATCTCAGCCAGTCGTAGACCTGACAGGATCTTGATCCACATCCACCCTTCGTCAAACTCGTACCATTTCAATGAAAGCCTGGCACTAGCAGGTGATAAATGGTGATTATTATGCAGCTCTTCACCGCCAATAACAATACCCCAAGGAAGAATATTTCTAGATTGATCTCGTGTTGTTCCATTTTTATACCCCCACCAGTGTCCTAGACCGTTGATAACTCCCGCTGCCCAAAATGGTATCCATAGCATTTGAATACCCCATACCAGTAATCCCCACCAACTAAAGAACGCTAGATCAATCAATAACATCACGATGATGCCTAAACCGCTGTGTGGCGTATAAAGGTTGGCTTCTATCCAGTCGTTGGGTGTTCCTACACCATAATTGTCAATCATGGCAGTGTCTTTGCCCGCTTCAGCATACAACAATGCTCCACCAAACAGCACACGCCATATACCAAACACATGTGGGCTGTGCGGGTCTCCGGGCTGATCATCGTGTTGATGATGTTTACGGTGTATAGCTACCCATTGTTTAGTGACCATACCTGTGGTCAACCAAAGCCAAAAACGCATGAAATGAGCAATCACAGGGTGAAAAACAACAGCTCGATGAGCCTGGCTACGATGTAGATACATTGTAACCGAAAGAATGGTAATGTGTGTCATTACCAAAAGTGAGATTAGTTCTAGCATTGGTGATATTTAGCTTGAAAAAGCTAGCTAGGTATGTTATCATAAGTAGTTGTGTCTCACCTAACTTACTTTTACCTACTATGATACTTGAAATTATGACCTGGGGTTTTTTCAGCGCCTGGGGCTGGTTTGGCGCCAACTATATTAAAGATCAAATCTGGCCTGAAAAACCTCCTATAGTTGTCCAAGAGCCCGAGCGGAAGGACAAACAGTAACATCATGCCCAGCTGTATTGCGTTGTTTGCTCACCAACCAAGATGTTCAGTACAAAGCATAAACGGGGTAATGCGTGCCCTGGGCACCAATTACCGTTACAAAATATTCACCCGTCATAACCTAGAGTCCGACTTTTTTGATGACGTGGATATGGTGTGTTTTCCCGGAGGCATCGGCGACAGCGACAGTTGGGACTGGTTAATGAGAGAGCATCGCACACGAGTACGTAATTTTGTTCGACGAGGCGGTGCTTACCTAGGAATCTGTATGGGTGCTTATTGGGCTGATTCAGACTACTTTGATATCCTGGATGGTGTGCGAGTGCAGCAGTACATACGCAGGCCCGGCACTTGTACCCGTAGACCTCATGCCAAGCACATGCCTATAACCTGGCGCGGAAAACCGGATCATATGTATTTTTATGACGGTTGTAGCTATGCTGTGTCAAGCACGGTTGATGTGGTAGCACGTTACAGCAACGGCGATCCCATGGCAATCATGCAAGGCAGAATAGGTTTGATAGGTTGTCATCCTGAAGCCGAACATCATTGGTATCAGGACTACAGCTGGATGCGAAAGCGTTGGGCTGGCACACGATATCATTACCTGCGTGAGTTTGTTGATGAACTAGGATCAAGAACATGATTAATTTAACTGAAACAGCAGCTAAAAAAGTACAACAGCAATTAACACGACGTGGCAAAGGTCATGGAATCATGATCGGCGTGCGTACCACAGGTTGCTCGGGGTTGGCGTATAAATTGGAATATGTAGACAGTCCGCCTGTTACTCGCGATTGGTTCAAGTATCAAAGCAACGGAGTTGACGTCTGGGTAAATGGCAAAGATTTACCCTATGTTGATGGTATGACCATGGACTGGCGCAGACAAGGTCTAAACGAAGGATTTGATTTTATCAACCCACAAGAACGTGACCGCTGTGGTTGCGGAGAAAGTTTTAGAGTTTGAATAATAAAAGATGGCTTGTGAGCGGGCCACCTAGAACTGGTGGACATTTATTGTTAGGTATAATACAAAGTGCAGGTGTGTTAGCTCTACATACTCACAATCCAAGATACAAAACTTGCAATGACCGACTAGCCACCTTGATCAAGCTACGCAGGCGAGATATTTTTGCAGCCTTGATGTCAAATTGTCTGGTATGGCACACAGGACAAAGCACAGATTATACCAAGCTTGACATAGAACCGTTTTCAGTACCACTCAGTCAGTTTGAATTTCATTACGCAGGGCATTTGTATCATCATGCAATTGATGTCAAGGAGGCAAGATTTGGCACTGTGGTTGATATGTATTTTGAAGATTTTGTCAACAACCACGACCATGCAATGAAATTGCTTGATCTAAAATTGAACGTACTTAAAACTCACAATCAATCAGTAAAAAAATTAGTGCAAAATAAATCTCCTTATAATTATCGTGACATTGTGTTGAACTACAAAGAGCTGCTGGAGTATTTCACCTGGATGCAATGCCAGGACATAACTACGTTGAATCTTGTAAATCCGTTTGATCAGCCCATTGGGCGATCTCAAAAAAAACAAACTTTCTCTTGAATCATAATGAAAATCATTGTAGGCGACAGCTGGGGTGTAGGTGAGTGGGGTACCACACACGGCAATTACGCAATCACCGGTCCAGGATTTGCACAGTATCTCAGTCTTAGAGATCAGGTATGTAATCTATCTGTAGGCGGCGCCAGCAATGCTGATTGTGTGGCACGCTTAGAAAGTTTCCTACAAAGATACCATTTAGCGCCATCTGATCAGGTGTTTTTTGTAGTCACTGATCCCAAAAGACAACTGTTGCAACCGGCCTTGATATCCTGGGTACAAAATGTCACAGGCACCCTGCATGAACAAATTGCACACATGCTGCAGAATCAATTACAGATTATTGATGATCTTGCAGCACACTACAAGATAAAAATAAATCTAATTGCTGGATTTATTGATCTTGTAGGTCTTGATTGGAATCAATATGCAAATCTCAATGTTTTCGTGGACAGTTGGATAAGGCTACATGTACCAACTTATCAGCCTAGTATTCTAAACAAGACTTGGTGGCCAGAGATAGGTGAGATCATAAAGCATCATAGGCCTGACTTATTAGAGGAATGGATTGAGCTTGGCAATCAAATTAGCAAACGGTGGACTGCTATGAGCTCAAGTTTATTGTTTCAAGAACAAAACATTACCACACGTACCGACGGCTTGCACCCCACACGGTATTCACATCAACAGCTGGCTTTGTTATTAGACTAATGTATAATCCCAACAAGTATCAATACCAACCATTGAGTAGACACAGTGACGATGGCAAGCGTGTGTATCAAACTCCTGATGGCAGTCGAGTACCCAGTGTTACAACTGTGCTGGATCGTACCAAACCTGAAGAAGCTCGACAAGCTCTACAAAATTGGCGCAATTGTGTAGGCCATCAACAGGCACAGCAGATCACGACCGAAGCTGCCAATCGTGGCACAAAGATGCATGCCTATCTTGAAAACTACATCAAGGCCGATATGCTGGTAGAAATCCCAGCTAATCCATTCAGCTGGGCAAGTCACGCCATGGCCCGGACTGTGATTGATCAAGGATTCACTGATCGGATCTCCGAAGTTTATGGTGTAGAAATTCCACTGTATTTCCCCCGACTCTACGCAGGAACCACAGACGGCATAGGCCTACACCTAGGCGAAGAAGCCATATTGGACTACAAGCAAACCAACAAACCCAAAAAGCGTGAGTGGATTGGGGATTATTTTCTACAGCTCACAGCCTATGCCCTAGCACACAACGAAGTCTATGGTTCCAAAATCAATAAAGGCGTAGTTTTGATGTGTGTGAAGCCCGAGCAAGATTCTCAGCTTAATATCACAAAGCCTGCACAATATCAAGAATTCATACTAGAAGGGGCGGAATTTGATCATTATTGTAACGAGTGGTGGAAGAGGTTGGAGCTCTACTACTTGACCAGCTAAATACAGTCATAACGGGTAAAAACACATGGCTATTGTACAGATTTCACGAATAACTCAACGCAAGGGTCTTGCTACAGATCTACCGCAGCTCAGCGGAGCCGAACTTGGCTATGCTATAGACGAACGCAGGCTGTTTATTGGCAACGGTACTCTTGAGGAAGGGGCGCCGGTAATTGGTAATACTGAAATCCTCACTGAATTTTCAAACATTTTTGGTTTACAGGGCACCTATACCTATCAAGGCGAAGCTGGCGGATATGTAGTACAAACTGGACCAAGTGCAGGAGCACCGGTTTCTCAGAGCCTACAGGCCAGACTTGATAGTTTTGCTGTGGTAACTGACTTTGGCGCAGTGGGCGATGGTGTTACAGACGACACCGTGGCCATTCAAAGAGCTATGTTTCAGTTGTACTGCAGAAGCAGTGCTGTAAGTGCTCGCCGCGGTTTGTTTTTCCCTGCTGGTGTATATCTGATATCGGAAACCATTGTGGTTCCACCATTTGCCTATATCTATGGTGAAGGCCCTGCTAGCACCATAATTCGTATGGATTTGCAAAGTGACGTAAGCAGTCTCAATGCCTATGTGGTACGCACTGGAGACAGTTTATTACAGACCGGAGCGCAGATTGGTAACAATGGCGCTGTTAGACCACAGCAAATAACCATGGCCAACATGGGCTTTGACAGTTTGCAGGCCATTGACATTGCCTTAGTTGACTGTGCCGAAGGAGTAAGTTTCCAAAACTGTGCGTTCACTGGGCCTATTACTAGAACCCTATTAAGTACTGGATTTCAAAACAATATATCAGGCATGACCTTTAACTCTGCTGGTAGTTTTGTAACCAATGATATTACTATACATGAATGCAGATTTTTTCAAACCACACATGGTATAAAGTGCACCGATGCCACAGAAGCAGTTTCAGTGGACAGTTGCAACTTTAATACACTGTATGAAGGCATCTACCTAGATACCCTTAACCCAGGAGTGGGTGGCCCTCAGGGTTTCAAAATCACAAACAATAACTTTGATGTGGTTTTCCGCAGAGGCATCTTTATCTCTGATGACACCTCAATGTGCGGATCAGTGCACAATAGTTTTTTTGACGTAGCAACAAGTTTTTCAGGTACACCCACTGATCCTGTCATCAGTTTCAACGCTGTGACCAATTGTAGTCTAGGTGATCTATTTGAGCGAACCACGGTAGCCGTACAAGCCACTGGATTTCCAAGAATACAAAACAACAATCTTGCGATAGTTTCTATTGACAATGGCCAGGTGCTGAGCCTGGGTAACTATCAACTAGAAGCCGCAGTTGTTACCAGTATCCAGGACAATCAAACCAATACCACATTGTTTACCACGGCCTCTGGAGCCAGTGGCAGTGCAATCACAGGCCAATTCAAGGCATTCAATGTGAACTATACTTTCAAACGTGGAACTGCGTACAGAACGGGTGTGCTCACCGTGGTGAGTGATCCTTCAATTACCTATAGCGAAGATTACACCGAAAACGCCGCAACTGGCTTGACTTTTTCAGCAGTACAGGCTGGCAGCACTGTTACAGTGCGATATTCTACCACAAGCACAGGCACAGGTGGTAGCTTGACATACAATATTGAACATTTGGCTTGAAGCAAACAGACGTTTTTGAATCTAGGTTGCAGTCTTGGGCAGATCTTCGCACAAGACTGCGGCAAGACAGCATCTCCACTGCATTACAATCTCTTAACTCATGGTGGTTTGAAATTGCCTGGTGCCCGTATCTATTGCACTGGGATGACCAATCTTCTTGGCCTGATCCTTGGGAACTCTTAGAACAACAGGCACTATGTGATGTTGCTCGTGGACTGGGAATCATGTATACTATAGCGATGTTAGATCGCGAAGATCTAGGTGATTTTGTGTTGTTTGAGGAAACAGAACACAATTTAGTCCTAGTGCGCAGTGAAAAATATATATTGAATTATTCATCAAATGACATCTTAAATACCAGCCTTGAAATTGGTAAAACAAAAAAACGCCGTAGTCAAACACTGGCGGACATTAAAACTCGAATAAAGTAAAACATGGCGATAATCACAGTAGTCAAACGCGACGGGAGTCGTGTTCCTTTAGCATTAGAAAAATGGCAAGCCCAAATTGCCAAGGTCTGTCAAGGCATTGCCGACGTCAGTCAAAGCATGGTTGAAATCAAGGCACAACTGCATTTTTACGATGGTATCACCACAGAAGAAATTGACGCAGTAACACTGCGTGCCTGTGTGGATCTTATTGATATTGATGCCAATCCTGATGTAGGCCATACCAATTATCAGTACGTGGCAGGTAAACAACGTCTCAGTATGTTGCGCAAAGATGTATATGGAAGTTATGAACCTCCACGTTTATACGAGATTGTGCAACGAAATGTTGCTGTGGGATTGTACACTGCTGACCTGTTGACTTGGTATAGTGAAGCAGAGTGGGACCGCATGCAAGAATTTATTGATCACAGCAAAGATGAACAGTATGGCTATGCTGCAATTGAACAGTTGATTGAAAAATATCTAGTGCGAAATCGTTCAACAAAAGAAATCTATGAAACTCCACAAATTCGTTACATGGTGGCAGCAGCAACAGTCTTCCATAGAGAAGAACCCAATTCAGCAAGAATGCGATATATCAGAGAGTATTATACCGCCGCATCTGACGGCTTGTTTACTCTTGCAACACCTGTTTTGGCTGGTCTTGGCACTCCGACTAAACAGTTTAGTTCTTGTGTTCTTATCCGCAGTGATGACGACCTGGATAGCATTTTTGCTTCAGGAGAAATGATGGCCAAGTATGCCAGCAAACGTGCTGGCATTGGTTTAGAAATTGGCCGACTGCGTCCATTGGGTAGTCCTATACGTGGTGGCGAGATAATGCACACTGGCATGGTACCGTTCTTGAAAAAATGGTTTGGTGATTTGCGTAGTTGTTCACAGGGTGGAATACGTAATGCTAGTGCTACTGTTTTCTATCCTATTTGGCATCATCAGTTTGATGATCTCATTGTTCTCAAGAACAACCAAGGTACAGAAGAAACTAGAGTTAGACACATGGACTACGGGGTGGTACTGTCTGCTTTCTTCTGGAGAAGATTCAAAAATCGAGAAAACATAACATTCTTTGATCCCAACGAAGTTCCTGACTTGTATGAAGCATTCTACAAAGACATACAACGGTTTGAAGATCTATATGTCAAGTACGAAAAAGATCCTAAGCTGCGCAAGAAAACTATCGCAGCAGAAGAAGTTTTTAAGAGTGGCATTCTAAAAGAACGCACAGACACAGGACGTATCTATCTTGTGTTTGTTGACAATGTCATGAACCAAGGACCATTTGATCCTGAGTATCACACCATTTACCAGAGTAACCTGTGCTGTGAAATACTTTTACCTACTCGGCCTTTTAAGCGTCTTGATGACGACAGTGGTCGCATCGCTCTTTGTACTCTTGGCAGTATTAACTGGGGAGCTTTCCGTAATCCAGAAGATATGCGTCGTGCTTGCCGTATACTCCAGCGTAGTTTGTGCAACATACTAGACTATCAAGATTTCCTAAGCATACAAAGCAAACTCAGCAACGATGAAATCAGCCCTCTTGGTATTGGTGTTACAAATCTTGCGTACTGGCATGCCAAGCGTGGACTGCAATACGGTGAATCGGATGCATTGCATGAGGTAAAGACCTGGATGGAGCATCAGGCATACTACCTCACCGAAGCCACAGTTGAACTGGCTAAAGAACGTGGTCCGTGCGTAGACAGTGATAAAACACGATACGGTCAAGGTGTGTTTCCTTGGGAACTACGAGCGCCTGGTGTTAATGAACTAACAAATTTTGAGCCTGAATTAGATTGGGAACCTTTACGCAAAGACATGAAACAGCATGGCGTGCGCAATGCCACTCTAATGGCTATTGCACCAGTGGAGTCAAGTTCTGTGGTTATCAACTCAACCAATGGTATTGAAATGCCCATGAGTTTAATCACTGTAAAGGAATCCAAAGCAGGCAGTTTTACGCAGGTGGTTCCGGAATATCACAAGTTGAAAAACAAATATCAACTGATGTGGAATCAAACCGACTGTGCAGGCTATTTGAAAACAGCCGCAGTATTACAAGCCTATGTGGATCAAAGTATTAGCACCAATACTTTTTATAATCCCGCACACTTTTCCAATCGCAAAGTACCAACCACACTGATCGCAAAAAATCTCATGCTTGCACATCATTGGGGTATCAAGACTTTTTACTATAGCTTGATTAACAAACATGGAAGCAAGAGTCAAGATGACGACCTTGAATCCCTAGAACAATTAAAAAGAGAGTATGAAATGCTAACAGTTGATGAATATGAAGAGGATTGCGAGGCTTGCAAATTATGAGCACAGCACAATACAATCTAACAAACAAAACAGATTACCTACAACGTAAAATGTTTCTTGATCCAGCTGGACCTGTAACCATTCAACGATTTGAAGAAGTTAAGTACAACAAGTTAGTAAAATTTGAACAAGAGGCACGCGGTTTCTTTTGGGTGCCAGAGGAAGTTAATCTAACCAAAGACGCACAAGATTTCAAAGAGTCAAGTGAAACTGTGCGTCATATCTTTACCAGTAACTTGCTAAGACAAACTGCTCTTGACAGTCTGCAAGGTCGTGGCCCAAGTCAAATCTTTACGCCTGTTGTAAGTCTGCCAGAGCTTGAAGCACTGGTTTACAATTGGACATTTTTTGAAACCAATATTCATAGTCGCAGTTACAGCCACATTATTCGTAACATCTACAACGTGCCCAAGGAAGTGTTTAACACTATCCACGATACCAAAGAGATAGTGGACATGGCATCAAGTGTTGGTAGGTACTATGATAAGCTGCATGCCATCAACTGTATGAAAGAACTAAGCGAAGTAATGCAAGGCCAGGTCAATGAAGAAGCACACATTGATGCTATTTGGCTAGCACTAAATGCCAGTTATGCGCTGGAAGCATTTCGCTTTATGGTATCATTTGCCACAAGCCTAGCCATGGTAGAGAACAAGATCTTTATTGGCAACGGCAACATCATCAGTTTGATTTTACAAGATGAAATCCTGCATCGCGACTGGACTGCATGGTTGATCAATCAAGTGGTCAAAGAGGACAGCAGATTTGCTCGCGCTAAAGAAGAATTGGCCAATCAAGTCTATGGCCTGTATGCAGATGTTATTCGAGAAGAAAAAGAGTGGGCAGACTATTTGTTCCAAAAAGGTCCTGTGATTGGACTTAATGCAGGCATTCTCAAAGACTTCATGGATTTTACAGCATTCAACGCACTGAAAGAAATTGGCATCAAATATCAACAACCTGCTCCACGCAGCACTCCAATCCCTTGGTTTAACAAACATGTGGACACACACAAGAAACAAACTGCACTGCAAGAGAATGAATCAACTAACTATGTTATCGGCGTGATGAGCGACGATATCAGTTACGATGATTTACCAAATTTATAGAACGGGAAAAACATGAAAGCCGTAGTATGGAGTAAAGACAATTGTGCTTATTGCGACCAGGCCAAGGCCTTGTTAGAACAGCGCGGAATAGAATTTGAAGAAAGAAAAATTGGACATGGGTACACTCGTGAACAATTATTAGAGAGTGTACCCACTGCACGCAGCGTACCGCAGATTTTTTTAAATGATGAATTCGTCGGTGGATTCACCGAACTACGACAAAGGTTAAACAATGCAAATTGAATTAAATGAAGTATACAGTATTAAAATAGCCAATGGTGACGAACTTGTAGCCAAGGTTCTAGCGCAAGATGAAACCACAGTGACCGTCTCTGATCCACTAACTGTGATTCCTGGCCAACATGGTCTGCAACTTATGCCTAGTCTTTTCACAGCGAATCCCAAGAGTGCTGTCACTATAAATACGTCTAATATAAGCATGTTGGCATCAGTGATTGACGAAGTACGCGATCGCTATGTTGAAGTCACAACCGGTATAGCACCAGTGCGCAACAAAATCTTAATGGGCTAGTATGCACAGATTTGTTGTCATGCGGCGTGGTAAGTTAGAAACATACCATGATTATGATACGATACCGCGTGACTTTGATCATGTGATTGAGTTTGTGCCAGAAATACCGCCCGAGCCACACACTGATCAACAGCACCAAGAAATTAATAGCTGGAATGACAAAATGCAAGAACTCATGAGGATAGAACATGCCCGCAGTAGCTCGACAAGGTGACAGCAACGTACCACATTGTTCTGGACACAATGTCCAGTCAGCTTCTGGTGACGTATTTGTCAATGGTCGCGGCGCTGCGCGGAAAGGCGACAGTTGTACAACGCACTTGGTAAAAAGAGGCAAAAAATGCAAGCCACATTCGGCTACTATTAGTGGTGGATCAGGATCAGTATATGTTAATGGTCGTCCCATAGCCAGAGTTGGTGATGGTTACGGTGGATGTACCTCTATTGCTCAGGGTTCAGGAGATGTGTTCGCAGCATGACCACGCCATTACAATTGATAGCATTGGCGGGAATAAATCAAAACACAGCTCTAACTGTGAGTCCTGCGTTGACCAATTCTTTAAGCAGCTGGAATGCACAAACCTGGGTCAGCCAGTGGAAGCAGGCTGTGATACTTGGTGCCAACGTGGTAGCCAACGTAACAGTTTTAAGCAACTCTACTATCAACACCATGACCACTATTGGCAGTACTACATGTCCTGCTCTTGGTGAAGCATTTCCAGCAAACGTCACTGCGTTAACAGGCAATTTGCAAGTGGCGCCTGGTGTCACTGGCTTGGTATCAACACAAGCATCTCTTGTGATTAATCAGAATGATCTAAGTAAATTTTGTCAAGCATTCAGTAGTGCCACTGGTTATGTTGCTGGAACAAATCAAACCATCAATGTTTCTTTAAACAGCGCCACTTTCCTAGGTCCAACGTTCAGTGGCATGGACAGTTTGACCACAGGTGACGTGAGCCGAATGAATCAAGCACTACCTGAGTTTGCTCAAGATCTAGAAAAACTTGGCCGTGTGATTAATTTAGAAAACCTAGGTGACCTTGGATCTCCTGCGCAGTTGTTGAAAAATCTCTTTGCTCAAGGCATATTGCCTGCGGTAAGCACTGCTATGCGTGCAGAAGGTATACCTGCTAACGTGGTATCTGGGCTCGCAGACAGTGACTTTGTGATGCCAGATAATCTACAGCGTCTAGCATACCAGGCCATGACCAAAGTCACCGGTGAAGATCTAGCACAGGTTCTTTCGGTGTTGCAGTGTACTACCAGCAACATCTTGACCATGGCTGATCTACTTAATCCTGTGAAAATTTTCCCCAACAGTTTTAAAACCATGACTACTACCACTGTGGTAGGCATTCGTGGCATTTATCTTGATAGCAACGGAACTGTAAACAGCAATCTTGAACGTCAGTTGCCTCAGTATTATATTAGAGAGGTTCCAGCATGATCACTTATGATCGTTTAAGAACCATGATACCTCCAGATCAGGCATTGGCCAACAAAGCTATGCAGGCCAGTTTTGAACAAGTCAAGAACATAGCGCAAACTCCAATGGCACAGTTTGCCAACACCGTGTCTGCATTGGAAACCAATGCTGGGTTGACTTTGATAAACAATCTTACAGAAGCAGTGCCGGCATCAGTACGAACTTATATCACCAGCAATATTGCCACAGGAACTGGACCCAATGGCACATTGACCATGGGGGACGTTCTAGGTTGCGCAAGTGGTTATAACATAACGCAACAATTAGTAAACGTACAAGCCAATGTTGCCAATATCAACATAGCCAATATCACTGTGGCCTACACCAGAATGGTAAATGTATTAAACGGTACCTATGGGAACTCTAGTAACATAGTGATTCCGCCGGGCCCTGGACAAGGTACCTATGGCAATGCCAATTTGGCCATTGTGAGTTTGTGTTCAAGCGCAAACAGCATTATTTCAGGACTAGTATCGTCATACCCAAATGCTATTGCCAATATAAACAACAACTGGACCTTGATAACCAACACTGTGATCAACCAGGTCACCAATCTATCCAAAGCAGAGATCAATTACGATGATTTAGCCGCTAATCAATTTCCCAGTGTGCAGGCCTTTGCAGATAGCCTACATGATTATGGAACACAACAAGAAGCAGGTGGACCAGCTGAATACATCAATGCCATTGCCAACACGGCTAATCAAGGTGGCCAGGCTGTGGTTGGCGCCCTACGTGAAGGCAGAAATATAGCATCACTCAACAACGGTGGCCTTGTGGCAGATGCTCAAATTCCTGCTACTCCTGCTACACCACCTGCACCGGGTAACATGGGACAGACCAATTATACCACCAGCGAAGCTGCTGCGAATATTGTTGTAAGTTAGTTAATATTTCCAATGGTTGACCAATAAATCGGAGCATGCTATAATGTTTGCCTATACAAACTAAAGGCATTCGATGTCAAATCCAATAGCTCCCCAAATAAGTATTGATATAGATAGCCATCATTTTCAAGGCATTGCAGTGGCAGAAGAATGGATTCGTGATCTAGAAAGTTCAGATAGCCGTTTGCACAAAGAGCGTGTGATAGAAAAAGCTCTCATGGCCTCAAAATTAGGCAGCTACAATGCTCAATGTTTCTTGTTCAATTGCTACCTTGCCTACAATCCATTTTTTACATACAATATCAAAAAGGTTCCAGAAAGCGAGAATCTAGAAAACCGTCCTAACCATTGGCCCCAGTTTTGGGCGTTGTGTGAAAGTCTGCGCACAAGATCGGTAACTGGCAATGCTGCTCGTGCTGCTATTGAAAGAGTTATGGCAGACTTTGATAGCTCAGAATGGAACATGGTGTGCCGTAGAGTTCTAATCAAGGACCTGCGCTGTGGTATTTCAGAAAAAACTCTAAACAAGGTATTGGACAAAAGCGAATGGCGTATTCCTGTGTTTACCTGTCAGTTGGCACAAGACAGTGATGGCAATCCGCACAAGCTCAAAGGCGATAAACGTCTTGAATGTAAGTTGGATGGTGTGCGTGTTTTAGCTGTGATTTCTATCAATAGTTCCGTTACTCTGTATAGTCGCAATGGCAAGGTGTTTGATAACTTTGCTATGATTGAAAATCAGATATCAGAGCTTGCCAACCACATACGCGGTAAACTAGGTGGCCATTTGAATGTGGTATTGGACGGCGAAATTGTTGGTGAAAGTTTTCAAAGTCTTATGAAACAAGCGCATAGAAAAAACAATGCGCAAACAGATAATATGATGTATCATGTGTTTGATTTTATTCCAATGGATAAATTTGAACAAGGTGCATACAATTTAGACCTAAATTCAAGACTTGATGCACTGGAAAAACTCAGTGATTTATTTCAGCAAACTGAATGCCTACGGGTGGTACCCGGGCTGCACGTTGACCTTGATACCAGTGAAGGTCATGACATCATGGATAGATTTGCCAAGCATGCTGTGGACACAGGCTTTGAAGGTATCATGATCAAGGATCTAGATGCTGTGTACAAATGCACACGTAACATAGGTTGGATGAAATGGAAGCCCACAATCACGTTGGATCTAAATATTGTGGGATTTGAAGAAGGCACGGGTCGCAATCAAGGCAGACTAGGTGCTATCATTTGTGAAGGAGTAGACAATGAACGTAGAATTTCCGTTAATGTTGGTAGTGGTTTTAGCGATAGCGATCGGGACTCTTTTTACGCCCGTAGAATGGACCTGCTTGGTCATGTGGTTGAAATCGAAGCTGATGCAGTTACGCAAAACCAAGACGGATCATACAGCCTAAGATTTCCAAGGTTTGTGAGATTCCGTGGATTCGAACCCGGGGAAAAACTCTAAGATGCAGCATAAATTCTTAGTAATGTGGAATCGCGATGGACTACAATATGTGGGTGATCAAACCCGTATTAATGGCGAACAGATTTGGGATAGAATACGCTGTGCAGAATCACACTGGTATCCTGACGTCATGCACCTGCGCACAATAGCTCAACGCCAGCCACATCTACATTTTGAAATCTGGGAATTCATAACAGATCCGGGTATCACCGAAGATCACATCAAACAAATCTTTGAACAAAATCCTCAAAAGTCTGCAGACCTAGTTAGATCCTTGGGACAATGTTTGTACAGTGATCGCATTGTCACTGAAGCAAAAATTACCTAAACACTAGTATTTTCTCTAATGCAGCAGTATAATACACAGGCAGTTCTTGGGTGTATAGGGAGGTGTGGCAAGGATTCGCCCGGGGTATGGATCCATGGCTATGTGACTGTCAATAAATCCTCCGAGGTGCGGCACCGGCCTGAACAAGACTAGACCGCTTTGAGTCTTGTTCAAAACCCATATGAACCCAACAAAACTTGGCTCTTCATGGGACTTTGGCTTTGATAGGACGGTCGCGGTGAAAGCTCTTTTGAGTATTGAAACTAAAAACCACTAATTGAAAAATTATGTCTAGGTCACTCGATCCGCTTAAAGAAACGACTCAAGAACTGCACAGATTTTATTTTATGATACGCAGTGCCGACCAATGGTATGCTATCATGAAAGAATGTAGACAGCACTTTGGTAAGAACTGGCATTGTCAGAGCAAGGTGCTTCGCAAACTCAAGGATGTCAAACGCTTTGGTTATTATTCCATGACGCCTCCAGCAAGACCCATTTGGTTTGATATACCAAATGCTGCTATAGCTACCTGGATAGCAGTGAAGTTAGGCGTAGAAGTACGCAGTGATCTCAAGCATAAACCTTCAATAAATAATTAGGCTATGTTTTTAAGTTATGTAATGTTGATAGTGGCACTGTGTCTCAGCGCAGTTGCCGCTTTTTATTCTATAGTAGGTCTTACTGCTATTTTTGCCGCGGCAGTAATACCTATCATTGTGATGGGGTCAATTCTTGAAGTAGCCAAGGTCACAGTGACCATTTGGTTACATGAATACTGGCCGCAGTGCCGCCTGGCCATGAAGGCCTATCTAGTGCCCGCAGTGGGCTTGTTGATGTTGATCACCAGCATGGGTATCTTTGGATTCCTGAGCAAAGCACACACTGATCAAAGTTTGGTAAGTGGGGACAGCCAGGCTAAAATAGCCATATACGATGAAAAAATAAAAACAGCCAAAGACAACATAGAAACCAACCGCCGAGCATTGAAACAGATGGACGAGGCTGTGGATCAGGTCATGGGCAGAAGCACTGACGAAAAAGGTGCAGACAAAGCAGTGTCTATACGACGAGCACAACAAAAAGAACGCAGTCGACTACTGGCAGAGATAGGTGTAGAACAAACCAAGATCAGCAAGCTCAATGAAGAAGCCGCGCCACTGCGTGCAGAAAATCGTAAAATTGAAGCCGAAGTAGGTCCTATCAAATACATTGCCGCTTTGATTTATGGAGACAACCCAGATCAAAATATACTTGAACGTGCGGTGCGCTGGGTAATCATAATCATTGTTGCTGTGTTTGATCCATTGGCTATAATGATGTTGTTGGCTGCTACAGAAAGCATGAAGTGGGAAAGACAAGCACGAGCCGGTACAGTGATACCAGTGCCAGTACCAGTTGAACCTGTTGTTGAAAGTTTGCCTGATCCCGAACCAAAAGATATTGACGCCAATCAAAGTGATGACCCATGGCCTTTTCCAATGCAACGTCCAGTGGAAGGCGATGAGAAACTTGCGCAAGATGAGCAGCAACTAGCAGAGCAGGCCAATGCAGAAATCAGTGAACTTGATCCACCCGAGCCGGATATTGAAGTTGTTGAGCACCAAGAAATACACGAAATCAAAGAAGAAGTATTAGAAAACCTGTCTGAACAAATGATTGAACCAGCGCCCCAAGCAGATGACGCTATAGATCAATCACTGGCAGAAGATCAGGAAAAAGCAGCTATGCGTGAGTGGAAAACTTCACACCCTGAAAGCACCATAAAAGAACAGCGACGTTTGGTTGAGCGTGGTGCTATCTCTGAGGTACCGTGGGCTGCTAACCTTGCTTTGCGTGCCGACAATGCACTATTAAATGGAAACATTTCAGGTTTTGGTATTGCCTTTCCAGACAATGCAAACAAAGGAGATCTATATCTTCGTGTGGACATGCTTCCTACAGTGCTATATAAACATAATGGCAAAAAATGGATAGAAGTTGATAAAGACCTAAGTGATTCATACGCCTATGATGAAGCTTATATTGACTTTTTGATAGCCAAACTTGAATCTGGTGAATACGACGCTGAAATGTTGACTTACAGCGAACGTGAACAGATAGCAGCTCGTTTACAAAAATCATAAAAAATTATGCTTCAAGATTATGCTTCATCCTGCTCGTTCTGTGGCAAGCACAAGGACGCAGTTAAAAAACTCATAGTTGGAGACAAGGTTGGTATCTGCAACGAATGTGTGCACCTATGTGATGATCTGCTGGAACAAGAATCACCTCTTGACAGTGAAGTGTTACAAACCCCTGAACTTGATCCTAAACAGATAAAACAATTTCTTGATCAATATGTAATAGGCCAAGATCAAGCCAAGATCATGTTGAGTGTTGCTATTGTTAATCATTATAAGCGCATCAACAATCCAGACCCCGGGGTGGAAATTGACAAAAGCAATGTGCTTTTGCTAGGTCCCACAGGATCAGGAAAAACACTCTTGGCTAAAAGTGTGGCTCGATATCTTGATGTGCCTTTTGCTATTGCAGATGCTACTAGTCTAACCGAAGCAGGTTATGTTGGCGATGATGTGGAAAGTTTAATTAGCCGATTGTACATAGAAAGCAAAGGAGACATTGAAAAAACTCAACGCGGCATTGTGTTTATTGACGAGATTGATAAAATAGCCCGCAAAAGTGAAAGTACCAGCATCACACGAGATGTATCAGGCGAAGGTGTGCAACAGGCGCTGCTCAAACTAGTAGAAGGTACTCGTTGTAGAATCGCTCCTAGTCTTGGAAGAAAGAATCCCAATCAAGAATTCATTGAAATTGATACCACTAATATTTTGTTTGTTGCAGGCGGCGCATTTGAAGGGTTACAAGACATCATACAGACCCGTGTGCAAGGTACTGCCATGGGATTCTCTGCTCAGATCAGCAACAAACAGGATCAAAATTTCCTCAGCCAACTCAATCCTGATGACCTTGTGAAATTTGGCTTAATTCCGGAGTTTGTAGGAAGATTCACTAATTGGGTGGCTTTGCAAGAACTTGACATTACACAGCTAGTCAGTATCATGTGCGATGTAAAAAATAATTGGATAAGTCAGTACCAATGGATTTTTGCACAAGACAAAGTAGAGTTAGAGTTCACTGAACAGGCTCTGCTATTAATAGCGCAACGAGCCAAGACCACACGAACCGGAGCGCGAGCATTACACAGCGAGCTAGAACGCATCCTGATGCCACACATGTATCATCTGCGCGATTACCATCGTGACCAGATTCAAACAGTCAATATAGGCATAGATTTGGTAAATAACCCTACACATTTACAGTGAGGAGTTCAGTGAGAAAAGGTAAAACAGTAGTGGTACACGATGGCAATGTAGAAAAAGCTCTGCGCAAACTCAAGAAAAAAGTTCAAGAGGACCGCTTGCTGATTAACCTACGTGAACGAGAACAGTATACCAAACCCACAACACAGCGCAAACTCAAGGCCAATGCTGCCCGTAACCGTTGGCGCAAATATCTGGCAAGTCAGAAATTGCCTGCCAAAAGATATTGACCAATCCTTAAAAATCCTGTATAAATACACTTGTAGCGCCGAAGTCGGGCTACTTAATGTCATTCTTGCTTAATGAAAGGAGAAAACAATGACTAAAATCACATCTTTTGACCTTACCCCGTTCTATCGCAACACAGTTGGCATTGATCGATTGTTTGATCGCATCACTGCACAGATTGATGCAACTGCCACAGGTAACTATCCTCCCTATGATATCCTACGCACCGGCGATGATCATTATGAGATTCGCGTAGCTGCTGCGGGCTTTAGTCAGGGAGAAATTGACGTGGAGTTTCATGAAGGCAAACTTACCATTCGTGGACAGCATGCTCAAACACTAGACGATCAAACGGTTGAATATCTGCATCATGGCATCAGTAATCGTACTTTTGTACGCAGTTTTACCTTGGCTGACTACGTGGAAGTCAAGGGTGCTGTTATGAAAGATGGTATTTTAACTGTGCAGTTGGAACGTGTAATACCTGAGAGTCAAAAGCCAAAATCTATTGCAATCACATACGCTGGTTGATATTGTGTAAATACAGGGGGAGGCAACTCCCCCATTATTCAAGGAACGTAAAATGTCTAATGCTGAAGCTGCTACAGAGACCAAAACAAATATCAACGCAGAACTCAAAGAACCGCCAATGTTTAAGGTGATCTATCTCAATGACAATCAAACTTCCATGGAGTTTGTGGTCGCAAGTCTAGTTGAATTTTTTGATTATAGCGAAGAAACAGCAGCCTCTATTACTCTTGACATCCATAATCTAGGCGCTGCTACTGTTGCAGTGCTGCCCTATGAAATCGCTGAACAAAAGGGAGTGGAAGTTACTATGAGTGCCAGGGCTAATAACTATCCGTTGCAACTACGTCTGGAAGCCGACGCCTAGGCTATCTGAATCCGTTTGGGATAATACACCGACTGTTTGAAGTCGGTGTTTCCTCGTCCTCTACAGTTGTTTACGTAGCGCACATTGTCAATCATGCGATCCACGGGCAAATGATAATGGCCAAAACACCAGGTGTGTAGTTTGTTTTCAAGATCGTTTGTTAATGCGAGATTCATTAAGGAGTTAACCATGCAGTTAAATCTATAATTGCCGTTCAAATCTATGTCGTGATCAATTAGATCGCTTCTTGGTACTGTGTGCGTGATCACTACAATGTGTTTGACATCTTGATGTACCTGTAATCGTTGAACGCTGCGTATGATATAGGCAGCATCTGTTCTACTAAGTTCTTTGATTAGATGGCTATCTGCATCATAACCATCCTTGAACATTTTTTGCATCCACCAATGATGAGTTTGATCCTCATCAATTGACTGGTCCGCATCAAATCCCCACCAGCCATTGGTGGCCAAGAAAGCAACATTGTTCATTACTACAACGTTTTCTTGCAGATACACTACATTTTTTAAACGTTTGATATCGTTAGTAAGAGTCTTATAACTATAGGCTAAATCGGACATGTATAATTTGTGTTCGTCATTACCATCTATGTAAAATACCATATGATAACATGCGGCCAGATGTTCCAGAGTCTTGATAAGGATATCTCTATCAACTGCTAGATCACCGGCTACTACAGCAAAGGGACTGGTGGCCTGTCCAGTCCAATCAAACTGATCCCAGGTTTCGTGATGTACGTCAGAAATTAAATCGAATGACAAAGGCATAATACATATTTAAAAGGAAATGCAATGCACATTATATTTGATGAAGCTGCTAGAAGCGAACTGTCAGACAAGCACGTAGTACTAGAACTAGACACAGTGCGGGTGAATGACAAGTTTGTAACTGCATACTGCGTAGTTGAACACATACCATTTCAAGATCTTGGCCGAATAGGTCAGCTCTACGATCATCATCATGAAATGTTGCTGCTTTATAAAAATAGAAACTGGATTGAAGCTTTAGACATTGCTTCAAGCCTGCTAGGCCAATGGGGCGGCCGAGTAGACAGCTTCTATGAAATCATGAAACAGCGTTTAGAAGATCTAATGCTTAATGATCCAGGGCCTGATTGGCAACCTGTGATTGATCGTACACCTGTTTAGAAACATTGCATCACTGCTGACTGTACCTGCCACAGTGGCATGGCATCATTATGAGTTTTGTAGTCAGGATATTGATCATACAATGCAAGATGTTGATGCCATTCGGTACCTTGTCTGCTGTTTAATGTATTCCGTATGGCCTGTTGCATATTGACCATGTATTCATTAACAACCTGAGAAAAGAAAACTTGGCTGAAAAAATGTTGTTGGTTACGTTCTGCAATTCGTCTAAGAGCCTGATGTAATTGAATTTTTTTCGCTTGCGGCATACGCGAGATTCTTTGCATTTCTTGAGCAATACATCTTAGGCGTTGCACTGGGTCAACTTCTTGGTCATAGCTTTCATCTATCAATGTGTCAAAGGTTTCAAATCCATAGTTTTGCAAATAGCGCAGACTGCCCGCGGGAGCAACCAGTATAAACGGTTGAGCACATGCTAGAGGCCTAAGAGTTTTTTCGGTCAAATATATACGTGATTCATCAAATATGGTTTCAAGTACAACGTCAATAGCACAAGAGGTGTAATGATCTGCGTCATAGGTGGCACTATTGTGACTACTAACTTGAGTATTACCAAATAGATTTTCAAGGTCCAGGTTGTGGATGTCAAATCTTGGGTTAACAAACTTATGATCAAGATAACACCCTTGATCCTGCGTGCTAAATGTTACCCTGCAATGATGTGCAATGTCTGACAACATTGATAACAACAACAGTCTATACTCTCTTGATCCTGACCAAGCTCTGGCATAGATATTAAAATCATATGTCAAAGTATTATGCTGCTGAAGTCTTGGATCAACCATGGCATACCTATACCAATCACGAGCTAATAATGCATGACTCCATACATACACCGGTTCAAATCCATTTGCATGATACTGTTCAACCTGACTGCTGTTATATTCACTGTGAGTTAGAATACATCGATCATGAATGTTTATTTCACAGGCACTGCGCAGATTACGGGCAAACCAAAACTGTCTAAACTGTTCTGGCCAGTCCTTAAACCATGTGACATCATTAAGATTATTAGCACCATATAGATCCCAGTTCAGTGGTTCTTGATCATGGCATATCATAATAGGTCGCGTAACACAGTCAAACATTGTATAATCACGCTTGGGTGTGAGATGTTCTAGGTTTTTGGAACCATGAGGCCAAAAGCGATAAATTACAAGGTCCTGTTTGATTACATCATCAAGGTAATCATATAGAGTATCCAATGGAACAAACATAAACCTACTTATAGGAACACTAATGAAACTACAAGTTTATCAACACTGGGATCCGTTAAAAGTTTGTATTGTGGGTGCTTGTTGGCCACCAGAAGCATTTGCTTATATCAAGGATGCTAAGTTACGATCAATATTTGAACGCATAGCAATTGAAACCGAAGAAGACCTTGGTACACTTTGTAGGTTTTTAGAACAACGAGGCGTCACAGTTCTTCGACCTGATGTCAATCGTTGGCAGGAACTTGATTTGCAAGGGGAAATGCCCATGCCTCCGGTCACACCAAGAGATTATCATATCATGATCGGTGATACGTTTTATTACGCAGGAACCTGGAAGCGTGTGGTATATGCTGATCATTTTGATGAATGGCCCGGATGGAATAGATTTTATCGTGATATTAAACAGCCAGACTGGCCTAGCTGTCAAAACGAACGCGACTTTGTTAACCTACCCACACGAGTTCAAGACCTAGTATATAATTGCGGATATCTGCGTATACGAAACAGCGAATGGTATCGCATGGCCGAAAAGCATACCAATCCTGTGGGTGTGTTTGATTCAATATACCGTTACATAGATCAACGCGGAAACGATCGTAGATATACCACACATCATGAGTTTGTTAATGGTAGCATGGTTACGAGAGTAGGCCGTGATTTGTTTTTTGCAACAGAGTGGTATGGTGGCATGACCAACGGTTTGAGTATGCTTGCTGGAAAAATTGCAGGCAAACAGTTTCGCCCACATGTGATTGACACCGGTGGTCATAGTGATGGAACATTTTGTCCTGTGGCCCCGGGTCTAATTATCAGCTATCATGATCAAACCACATATGAAAAAAGTTTTCCAGGTTGGGAAGTAGTGTATGGCAGTGATCGTAGTTTTCTTGAAACCGTAGCTGACTGGAGAGAACTGCGTAAGTGGGGATATGGACGATACTACTTACAGGGACAAGAACAAAGCTCACAGCTCAAAGACTTCCTTGATACCTATATGCGGCATTGGACAGGTAATGCAGTGGAAACCAAATTTTTTGTAAACATCTTAATGGTTGATCCCAAGACAGCAGTTGTGAGTCAGTATGATGAAAATGTTGTACGTGCCATGGAACGTTATGGCATTACATGCCATGTGTTACCAATGCGCCATCAGTTTTTCTGGGACGCTGGCACACATTGTCATACTTGTGATCTAGATCGGGCGGGTGATATGCAAGATTTTTTTAAAAAGGCCTAGCGCCATAAATTACGCCAACTGTCTTCGATTAATGTAGATATGGCACTATGTTCTAAATTTATTACAATACCCACGCGATCCCGCTGGCTTCGATTATGCACCCAATGGGGATGATTAAATGTATCAATTAGTCCAACCCAATCTTGTTTAATAGGTACCATGCCAAATCCCGCTATACCAAAGTCGTTTCCTTCATCCCACTGTGCTCCCCAAAAAATACTGCTTAGGCCAATCTTCATGCCTTGGTTATAGTCCATGTGAGGATCAAGATACTCTGTGGGAGGTAACATAAACGCTGTAACTGAATAAAGATTATGCTCTTGTACCAAATTTTGAACAAACAACCTTATGGGATGATTTGCATCCAAGGCCCATGCACACTGCATCTTATTCCTAAATCTTCGAGCCATTGTATATTCAACATAAAGTGTGCCTGTATATGTTTCGGTTAGCCAATCTTCTGGACCAAAAAGAATTCTTCCTTGCCATAGGCGCTGTTCTGGTTCAGACTCTAACCTTTGCGTGGTGTTATGTCCTACCCAGTTAGATTGAGTAAACGCAGTATTTTGTAACGAATCAATGGTCAGACCTTCAGGATAAAACCATTTTTTTATGTCTGCTTCGAACTCATTTGCATCTAACTTTGGCGGGTTGACAGACAAAGGCAACCAAGGAATGCCTGAAAATATTATTTTGTTAAAATCAACATCTTGGCGATCAATGTGTGCTTGACGCAAGCGTTGCACTAGCGGAAACTGATCATGAAATATCTCTGTTTGATTCATAAAGCGACTTTCTGTATGGAGTGAGTTTGGCGAAAGCATACAATGCCCAACGCCAAATTGGGGTTTCTATATCTAGAGTGTATAATCCAGGATAATCAAAATGCGTGCCAGGCTCATAGTATTCAACTGGATTTTGATGATTGAACAAGGTATGATCGGGGTATTGTTTGCCTAAATGAATATCGTGTGGATTGAGATCAATACCGTCTGCGATGATTCCTTTAATTTGCACTCGGTTATCAATAATCCAAAGATTATTCAAATCTCCTACATGTATCTGAAGTTGGTCAAACCTACCTAGTGTAAGTTCTTGTTCAAGCATGTTTAAGCCATTGCTCAGTAATTGAGTTGTGGTGTTTTGATCAAACCTTGATGAAATTTTAATAGGCACTGCATCCAGGGTACTAAGTTCTGAGTAAAACCATACTTGTATCTTGGTAATTTTTTTGTCTTGGTGTGTCATATGCAATAATTATTGATAACCTTTACATCGGGAGAATTTATGAACAAAATTGGTTTTATAGGACTAGGCAAGCTAGGGCTTGATTGCGCTGAGGTTTTCGCTGAAAAATATCAAACTTCAGGTTATGATATTTATCCACGATCAAGCCATTCTGTGCAAGTGTACACAGACATAGGTGAGATGATCAACACCAGCGATTGGATATTCATTGCTGTGCCTACACCGCATGCCGAAGGCTATGACGGATCAGTGCCTAGTTCGCACATGGAGCCTAAAGACTTTGGGCATGATGCTGTGATAGATGCGATCAACAACATCAATGCTCATGCTACATCGCCAAAAAAGGTAGTTTTAATTTCAACGGTGTTGCCCGGAACCACACGACGCAAATTTATTAGTTTACTTGATCCCATGCACTCGTTTTTGTACAACCCATATTTGATTGCCATGGGGTCGGTTAAGTGGGACATGTCTAACCCTGAAATGGTAATCATTGGTACTGAAGACGGCAGTGTCACAGGTGTTGCGGGCGAGCTAATTGAGCTTTATCGTGGCATCATGAAAAACGATCCAAGATACGAAGTAGGTACCTGGGATGAATGTGAAGCAATCAAGATCTTTTACAACACATTTATTTCGGCCAAGGTTGGCTTGGCCAACATGATACAGGACTTTGCTCTAAGGATCGGTAATATTAATGTGGATGTTGTAACAAATGCTTTAGCTCGCAGCAACATGCGTATCATGGGACCTAAGTACATGACCGCAGGCATGGGCGATGCTGGTGCTTGCCATCCACGTGACAACATAGCACTGCGTTGGTTAGCGCAAGAATATGATATTGGCTATGACTTGTTTGACACCATCATGCATGCTCGTGAAATACAGGCACGTAATCTTGCTGAGTTTTTAGTGAAACAATCTTATGGTGCACTAGATGGCAAAGACTTACCCATTGCCATACACGGCAAAGCCTATAAGCCTGATGTTGAATATTGTATTGGCAGTTATTCAACATTGGTTGGACATTATGTCAAGCAAATGGGCTACAAGGTCAAGTACATTGATCCCTTGGCTGACGATACCACTGATGTTGTTACAGATCTTGGTGATGTTCCACATGTGGTGTTATGGGCACACAATCGCAAGATCACATACGAATACACAGGTGATCAACAAGACACACAACCTTACTGCGCAATACCGCAAGGCTCAATTATTGTAGATCCGTGGCGCAAACTAAAACCAACAGCAAAGCACACTGTGATTCATTATGGTAATACCAGACACTAACATGTGGGCCCAAGGGTCTATTTCAGATCCTTGGTGGGGCACACAACATCGAAGTCTTGATTACATCAATGAACCTTTTAATAATTTAGACTCAGTCGCTCGCTGGCGCGAACTTGGTTACACACAGACCAAATTCACAGGCGATATGTATGACATGCGTCAACCAGAACCTGTTTGGATATCTGGATTTCGCGAAATGTTTCCGTTGCGATATTTCAGTTGGAGTGTGTATCGTATGACTCCGGGTTGTACCCTCCCGGAACATGGAGACACCTATGCGTTTTTCAAGAAAAAGCACAGGCTGGCAGAAGATACCACAATCGTTCGCATAATAGTGTTCTTAGAAGAATGGCAAAGCGGTCACTATCTTGAAATGAACAAACGTCCTGTGATAAAATGGGACAAGGGAGATTGGGTATGCTGGGGCAACCAATTTTTGCATCTTGCTGCCAATGTTGGGCAAACCAACCGTTACACTCTACAAATCACAGGAATCTAATATGACTGTTTACAGCCGCAACGAATGGGATCCACTCAAACGAATTCTTGTGGGATCAGCTACCAATGCAAATTGGCCTAGCGCAGATCCGGTATTCGCCGAGGAATCTAGCCGTACCAAATGGACCAAAACTCCAGTGCCATCTGGACCAGTTCCACAGCACATTATAGATACCGCCAACGCAGAACTTGACAAATTAAGTGAAGTATTGTATAATCTAGGAATTGAAGTATGGCGACCGGATCCAATTGATTTCGTGGGTCGAGGTGGTATGTACAACTATTGCCCAAGAGATCGACTGTTGATTGGTGACGACGTGGTTGTTGATCCAGCAATGCTGTATCCCTGTAGAGACATGGAAATTGAAGAAATGGATTTCATACTCCGGGATGCTGCTGACGTGTTGCGAATGCCAAGAGATCAGGGCATGGTACTTGACGCTGCAAACGTGTGTAGGCTTGGCGACAACTGGCTATATTTAGAAAGCCAAAGTGGTAATAAAGCAGCATATGATTGGTTGTGTGAGAAGTTCCCGCACAAGAACATTGAACTAGTAAACTTTTACGCTGGTGTTCACATTGATTCTACCATAGCACCTTTACAAGAAGGTTTGGTGTTACTAAATGGTGATAGAGTCAACGAAAACAATCTACCGCACTGTCTTGAACGCTGGGACAGAATTTATGTTAATCAAATAGTGGAGCGGGACTTTTATCAGTACCCTTATGCCAGCAAATGGATAGGAATGAACATCTTGGTAGTACGGCCCGGACTAGTGGTGGTGGACGAAATACAAACCACACTGATACAGGCTCTGGAAGCACGCGGAATAGAGTGCATCACACTACCACTCACACACAGTCGCACACTAGGAGGTGGCTTTCACTGCACCACTCTAGACATCTGGCGCCAGCCTTAGACTACCCAAAACTTTATTTTGCCTATGGCAGCAATCTAAATCATGATCAGATGAGTTGGCGTTGTCCAACTGCTCGGTTCGTGAAAAGATTTGATCTGCGAGGTTGGCAGTTGGCATTTGGTGCTCATGCCACTATTGTACCCAAACGAGGTGCACGAGTTCCCGGAGCATTATGGTTGGTACAACCGCAGGATTTTCAAGCTCTTGATCGGTACGAAGGCTATCCAATCTATTATACTAGGCGTCGTTGGCGCCAAGATGGTGAGCACTTCTTTTTCTATGAAATTACAGGCCCTGCACAGGGCTACCCCAGTCCAGGCTACATTCAAGGTATATTAGAAGGCTACCAAGATTGTGGTATAACCGAACCTCAATGGAGCCAAAATCTTGCACCATATATCCCATCTAGTGTATAATCAGGCTATGACTACATCTAGTGTAAAACAGCGTATTGGATTCTGTTGCAAATGGCTAACTGATCCTGCGGAGGTAGCAGGCAAGCGTGTAGCCGCTACTGATCATAACACTCGCACCACTACTGTGGCCTGGCTTAACCGCCAGAATCGAGATGATGCTGTGGAAAAACTGTGGAGTCTGGTGAAGTTTAACATTGATGCAACCAAACGTTTAGTTGAAAGAGTAGGAGCACAAGATGCACGATGTCATATGGTACGCATTGGCAGTGATATTCTTCCTATGTACACTCAGCCTGATTGGAGCTGGTTTTATCGTGAACCGGATTTTAGATCTTACGCCGAGACACATTTTGCAGAAGTGGGACGGTTGGCTCGTGCCCTTGACGTACGGTTGTCTTTTCATCCTGGTCAGTACTGTGTTCTTGCAAGTGATAATGACAACATCGTTGAACGTAGCATTGAAGAGTTTGAGTATCATGTAGACATGGCTCGCTGGATGGGTTATGGTAGTGCATGGCATGATCATGGATTCAAGATCAATATACATCTTAGTGGGCGCGGCGGCGCCGAGAAGTTTGTGCGCACACTAGGTCGTTTGACACCCGAGGCTCGCAACCTCATAACCATAGAAAATGATGAAATTGGAAATGGCCTTGATACTGTTCTTGACATGGTTCAGCATTGCGCTGTTGTTCTGGACATTCACCATAATTGGATTAAAACCGGCGAATACATCGACCCGCAGGATTCTCGGGTCATGCGGGTTATTGAGTCTTGGCGTGGTGTGCGCCCTGCTCTTCATTACAGTGTTAGTCGCGAAGATCTTTTGTTGGATCATGATCGCGGAGTACGACCCGATCTTAATTCGCTTATTGATCGAGGTTTTAACAAACAAAAGCTCCGGGCTCACAGCGATTTCTACTGGAATGATGCTGTGAATCAGTGGGCGCTTGGCTTTGCTGATAGCTTTGACATACAATGCGAAAGCAAGGGAAAGAATCTTGCACGCGACCAACTTTTGGCCTTGATATAATGGAATGGTTACAAGACATGTTGTACTTTTTAATGTTGCCAGGGCTAGTATTGGTCATGGCAGCATTTACCATGAAAGGCAGCACACCCAGACGTTACAAAATTGTTAAAGAAACTAATTCAATAGGTGAAACTCACTGGGAGGTTTGGTTTGAATACGCAGCTATGCCGTTTAATTCAGATACCTGGCGCATGGAAGAAAGATTTGATACTGAGCAACTGGCCACTGACTTTATAGCAAGACGCAGTGTATTGCGCGAAACTGTAAAAGAAGGCACATTATGATGTTAAAAAATGATTGATCTTTTAAAACCCACGTTTGACTGGATACGGGATGATTGGAAGTCATATCCAATGCGCTTTATTCTTGAGCTGTTGGCTTGGGCCGGATCTATTGCCTGTTCACTTATCATGGCAATTACAGTGCCTAATCCTCCGCTTTTGGCTTTATATCCTTTGTGGATCACTTGTTGTGCTATCTACTCTTGGGCCGCTTGGACTCGTAAATCCTTTGGGATGTTAGCTAATTACATTCTGCTCACTACTATTGATACACTTGGGCTGGTAAGATTACTCAATATATGAATTCAAATTGTTACTGCTGGGAGTGTTGCAATAATCATGCGATTTTTGAACTAGAGACCAAAGGCATTTCCCATCATGTCACCGAAGGCATGAACCGTATGTTTTTATGCCCAAAGTGCGGAAACAAGCGGTGCCCTCGAGCCACAAGTCATAGAGAACCTTGTTCAGGCTCTAATGAGCCCGGACAGCTAGGCAGCCGGTTTGGGATTTACCCTAATCCCAACAAACGTTTATTTGATTTTGTTGAGGGCAAAGATCAAGTAGATTCTTGATCTGTTTTCTTTTTGCGACCGGCGGACTTGGCTTTGGTCTTAACTACTTCCACAGCGGCTTCTGCATCTTTGGCATCCACTTTACCATCTTGGTTCACGTCAAGCTTTTTCGTGAATGATTCCAATGGATGTCCGTTTTCTTCAAGGTTGCGCTCTTTCCAGATCCACCAACCAACACCACCCAAAACTATCAATATGATAACTAGCAATTCCATGGCTATTTCTCCTTTAACGATATATATTTAACCCGTGGAAAAAGCTATGAGTCAATTAATAATAACACTTGGAAACGAGCAACAAAGCATGGATTTGGTATTTGACGTGTTGGATATACCAGTGGCTCAAAGATGGCTAGACCAAGTTCGTATGTTCTGCGCATTGGGCAGTCCTTTTGATGATCGAGAACGTTTTTATAATTTTCCTCACACAAGATTTACTCGTGAGTACTGCGTTGAACATTTGAACAATTTGGTGAATATACTACGTCCCTGGGTGCCAGAACTACACTCACTAGACTGTTCTGATCTAGATCAAAACACACTTAATCAACTACACCATGTGTTTGAAATCTATCATGGATTGTATGATGATCAAAAAAATAATGCTCGTTATCAACGAATGCCTGTGTTGGCTCAAACTGCTGTTTCCGATCTCAACATCTGGATACACAGGATAGAAACACTGGGTTCGGATCCTAGATTTGTAATGACCTGGCATACCAAGCCCATTAGACTACCATTGTCCCAACAAGATTTTGAAATTATGACATTAGAGGAATCCTGGGGAGATCTGCGTCTTAACTATTGTGAAATTGGTAAAACTCTAGAATGTCTTTGGCAGGACAATGACACACACATTTCTCCTGATGCTTTTAAGCCCATGCGGCACTTTAGTTTAGACTTTGTGGTTAAATTTGGAGAACACAACTTGTTTTATTATCAAAATCGAGCCAGGGCAATTTGGCAGTATTTTGAGAAGAACCAAAAATTTTTTGCTCAAATTGGCTATAACAAACACACACCCGGCCTAGAACTTGGATCAATTACTGTGGCACAGATACGCTACACAGGCAAACGCAATCAACTAATACAAGAAATTGGACAGCATGCTAGGATACATGCGGTTACTGTGATAGATTAATCTTTCACTCTACATTCAGCACGTATATCAGATTTTACCAAAGTTAATCGTTTGTTCCAGACATTTTCTGCGTCACGACATTCGCGCTCGTTTTTGAATAGTTGATGTACCGCGTAATTTTCGGGGTAAGTTAACCAAAAAACCAAAATCCAAGTCATGTAATATACCCTCTTTGGAAAAAATATTTAGCCAAAATTCAGTGCTTTGAGCATGATAATTGTTGCGTCGCAACATAAATACCATATATAATAACGCAACACACAAGATGCCGCAAGTGGCGGGTCTTGTAATAATTAACCAAGGAGAACAACATGTTTACATTTGATAGCACCATTGACGCAATCCAAAACGGTAAAAAAGCATTGATCAACCAATACGTTACTGACAACACTATTGCCAAAAGCCTCAACGAAGTAGTTGATGCTCAAACCGGATACGTCAAATCCGTTTTGGCCACTAGCCGCAAAGCTGCTGAACAAATTGGCAACGAAGTTCTGGCTGCGCAACAAGAAGTAGTTAGTCGCGCCAAAACCACTGCTGAAGAGATTTTGAACAAAGCTTCAATCAAAGAATTAACCGAAAAAGCAACCAAAGATCTGTTTGATAGTTTTTGGAAAGATGCATTCAAGTGGCAGGTTCCTGCTGCTAGCACTTCCAAAAAATCAGCTGCCTAATTGGAAAAATCCATGAAATCCCGCTTTGGCGGGATTTTTTTTTTGATAAAATTTGGGTATAAAACAAGTTGACCAAAAATATCAATGTGCTGTAATATACACACATGAACATTAGCAAGGAGTTTGTATGAAGCAAATTTTGTTGTTTTTAGTAGCCAGCATTTTGGTTGGCTGTGGAACGATCGGTGGCGCAGTATCCGGTGCTGGCTCTGATCTTAGTAAAGCCGGGGAATGGATCAAAAACAAATGAAACAGAAACTATTAGTAGTAGCCGTAGCTGCCGCTTTCATAACAGGTTGTGCATCTAACAAGCCTGTTCAGCCTGGTGCTGGTGTGGACATTCCTGCTGGTCCTCAACAGGCCATATCCGAGCAGCGAGTTGTGAGTGACTTTACACGTCAGGGTGTAAAGGTTGTGTATGACCTCAAAGGCAACGTACAGGCCATGGAAGTAGCAGGCTATGCTCCTGTGTGGGGTGGTAGCGAAAATGCAGTGCGCGAGGCCTACCGAGTGGCTGAACTTGAAGCCAAAAAGTCACTTAATGATTTCATCCACAAAGAAACTATCACTAGTTCGGTGTCAGTGGCCATGGTGAGTCGTAACCTGGAAAAGGCACGCGACAACAAAACCAACAACTTTGCTACCAATCGCAATCGTGATCAAGTGGCAGCACGTATCACCGACGCGGAACTAGAAAACAATCTGGATCAACCTGTCACAGATGCAAACAAGGACGATGTAAACCGCGAAGAGAACACCGCAATCCGCAACGATGCCATGAACATTGCTAGTCGCGTGAACACAGTGATCACCGCCACCAACAAAGGCATCATCAGTGGCTTGTATCTTGTGGAAGGCGAAGCCATTAATGGTGGCAAGAACGTGCGAGTGCTGTATCGTTGGGATAGTAAGAGCGCCGCAGCACGCCCTGTGATCCGTAACCTAATGAGCCAATAATGCGCGGCCTAGTAGCGGTGGCACTGTGTTTGAGCATGGCCACCGCGGCCGCTCAAAGTGGCCTGGAAAAGCTGCTGATACCCAGTCCTTGGACCATTGGTATCATGCTAGTAGATATATTTCAGAAAGAACAGCGCAAGATTGTGTACATCGAAGTTGTGGCACAGGGTCGTGATCTTAAGGACGCACAAGCACAGGCCTTGAGAATGGCAGTGGAGCGAGCTGTGGGCGCTGTGGTTAGTTCCAGCACTGAAACTCGCGATAGCCGACTCATACGTGATGAAATCATTGTGTATGCAGCAGGCTATGTGGACGACTACAAACTAGAAGCACAGCAGGTGGTGGGCAATCAAACTCAGGTCAAGATGAAGGTCTGGGTAAGCCACAACAAGCTGGCCAATCGACTGCTAGGCGAAAGTCGTGCGGATGGTGCAGTGGAAGGCAATCGTATCTCCGAACAGATCCGCAGTTTTCAGAACACAAGAAAAACTGGTGACCAATTGGTTGCTGAAGTGCTGCGGGATTTTCCAAAACGAGCGTTTGATGTACGCATGGACAAAACTCGTACTCGTGTGGACGAAAATCGTGTGGCCTGGGTAGATGTGGGAATCTTTGTGGCCTGGGATCCTGAGTTTATTAAAAGCATGCAAGAGGTTATGAAAGCAATCAAACATCGCGATGACTGCAATAGTTTTTGGTACGACTGTGATGCCCAGGGCTTAGTTGAAATCAAAGACCGCTGGGGATTTGATGATACCAAGGCCCTCAAGGTGATGTTTGATCAAATGATAGTGTCAAGGCCCACTCTGCTGTTAAAACTCCGAGATAGCACAGGTCGTACTGTGTATCAAGACTGTTACGCTACCGACGACTTTAATCCTTTAGACAATAACTATGGATTCATACAATGGTACAATACCAAGATCACACTTGTTCATGACAAACGTTCTAGAATGAAGCTGAGTTTTTCCAGTAATCAAGTACCGGTGGATCAATTAGACAGTGCTCAAGTGGAAGTTGTGCGAATCAGCAGTTGTCCTACGCCACTGAGTCGTCGCTAACTACCAAAATATCATGACCAATCAAGACAAAACCAACAATTATTACAACTCTAGTGACACTCTAACTGACACTGGTATCTATGTGCTTATGGATGACATAGAAGCCGAGACAGTAAAGCCTGTGATTGAATGGATCCTACATGAAAATCATGTGCGCAAGAAAAAACACAAAGAACTCTTACTAATGATCTGTAGTCAGGGAGGTAGTCTTGAACATGCGTTTGCTTTAATTGATGTAATAACCAGCAGCCGCGTGCCTATCAAAACCGTGGGTTTGGGGGTGGTGGCCAGCTGTGGACTCATGATATTTCTAACCGGTAGTACTGGACGCCGCATGCTCACCCCCAATACCAGTATTCTTAGTCATCAGTTCAACTGGGGGAGCTCTGGCAAGGCGCATGAATTGTTTGCGACTGTGAAAGAGTTTGAACTTACCGAACAGCGCATGGTTGATCACTATCGTAGGTGCACCGGACTTGATGATGCAGTGATTCGCAAGGTGTTGTTGCCGCCGCAAGATGTGTATCTGTCAGCTCAGGAAGCCTTGGAATATAACATCTGCGATCACGTAGCAGACCTACACTAGGTTCTGCGTTTTCTTCCTAGAGTTTTTTCTGTGCCAACCGGCTGTTCAGGTTTAAAGGCTTTGACGGTGCTGCGTTTTGGTTTCAAGTCAGGTGCATCCATATCTGCATGTGCTGACTGTGGATCATCTAAAGATTTCTTTCTAGGCTTTACATCAAAAGTAAATTTCTGTTTGATTCCTGTGCTGTAATATGACTTGGAAGGATCAAGTGCAATGGGACTGAATATAGATCCTGGCCATCGGCTGCTGAACTTTTGTAAAGTCCATTGCTGACCGCGTGCTGATACCTTGGTATAGATCTGAACCACTGCACCGTTGTTGAGAATAACAGCAGTATCTTTACTAAAATCAGTTTTGTTGTTTACATAGTCAGCTACCTTAAAAGCAACACTGGCCATGAGATGGTAAAAGAAGTTTACTTGCATGGGTTCTTTAGTGTTGCGTTCCTTGGCTAGCTTCACAAGGTTTTTAGAAGGCTCTTGACCACTGATGCTGACATCTTTGAACGAGTCCAAGGGCAACGGTCTAACCTTCTTGAGTGCTCGAATAAATTCCGCGTCTTTTTCTGTGATTATACCAAACTGTTGTGCCAACACCAACGGGCCTTCAGCCTGGCCTGTGTTTTTGATTGTGTTGAGAATTTCCACTGTGTTGATTAGTTTTTTAGTTAATTTGCGTCCGTTGGCTGTGCGTTGTAATTCGTCGTAGGCATCAAGAATGTTGATCACTGAAGCTGGTGCACCTTTACCTCCCTTGCTACTGACTTTGATTGATCTACCATCAGGAGCGGTCATTATTGAGTCACTGAGTCCTTGAGTCTTGCTCTTACTAAAACTGATCACGGTGTCAGTATATCCGTCCTCGCCAAGAAACACACTGCCTGCTTCTTGAGCTTCACCTGTGAATTGTCCTGTTTGCAGTGCAATTGGTTGCAGCAGCTCGCAAAAATAATCTTGAAACGCACTTATATCCATTTCAGCTGGGCGTAGGAAACTAAAAGGCAACTCGCCCCCTGAAGCCAAATGTTGTGCAACCGTAACCAATGAACTGCCTGGAAACTTTTGTTCAATTTGCTGCACAATATCTGCGGCACTGAGATCGTCTGGTTGTGAAAGTATGTCTTGTGGTGTGGCGTTGCTTTGAGTTTTTACAGCAGCCTTGCCTTTGTAACGATAATTACCTAGACCGGTTTGATTATCCCAGTAGTTGCCACGTGGATCTGGACTTAATTCTTTGTCAAAATATCTAATAAAAAATAGTGGACGACCTTCAGCGTCTTGGAATTGTGCAATACCAAACGAGCGAGTCTGTTTGCGGAACCAGTTGGTTTCAATTGGCTGCGCACCCAGCTCTTGAATGATTTGGTTTATAGCCTGTTGCGTTTCCGCAGCATCTGCATATTTGCCACCGCCTTCAGGGAAAAATTGCACGCCTTGGAAACGAATTTCATTGTTTTCGCCGTCGGCAAATATGTCGCCTGGTTTGCGATTGGCTATACCAGTGCTTTCTGTTAGTAAATCAAATTTGTCAAGAAGATTGCGTATCATGTGTATTTTCTGCTATAATACAGTACTTATCAAAAACAAGGAGACCCAATGCCCAATCTAGTGCCCATAGTGTTAGAACAAACTTCCAAGGGAGAACGCAGCTACGACATCTACAGCCGTTTGCTGCGGGACAGAATTATCATGTTGGATGGAGAAGTAACACAGCACACAGCCAGTCTCGTGGTGGCTCAAATGTTGTTTTTAGAAAGTGAAGATCCCAAAAAACCCATAAATCTGTACATCAACAGCCCAGGCGGGTCTGTTACAGCAGGTATGAGTATCTACGATACCATGCAGTTTATTCAGTGCCCGGTGCATACCATTGTCATGGGGCAGGCAGCGTCCATGGGATCACTGTTGGCCACAGCCGGGGAAAAAGGACATCGTTACATACTGCCCAATGCTCGACACATGATACATCAACCCTTGGGCGGAGCAAGTGGACAGGCCACTGATGTTGAAATTCAAGCACGAGAATTGCTGCGTTGGAAAACAGTGTTGACTGATATCTATTCAAAGCATACCGGGCTTGATGCCGAAGCTCTCAAAGCCGACATGGAGCGAGACAACTTCATGACAGCTGAGCAAGCAGTAAGTTATGGATTAGCTGACAAATTGATTACCAAGAGAGAGTCATAATGTTCTTTTGGATCAGTAAAGAACCCAGGGCCATGATGAGCAAACAAACACGCTACTTTCATTGGTCAGTGGATACCGACGAAGGATGGAAGCACGTCAGTACCCGGGATAGATTTCTAATTTACAAGGGTTATACTGAACAAGGTCAATTGCCTAATCAAGTGCGCGAGATAGCTGATGCGCCTTGGGCTTCAATCAAAGGCAACTTTTGTATACTTGATATACAAGAGTCAGGCATAAGAGTCATACACAACGACTGCAGAAGTTTTCCTCTTTGGTATGATGATAAACAAGGCTTGACTAATTTAGTGCCCTTGACACACAGTGTCTGGGCCGACAGTTCTGTGCATATTAATCAAGATCTTGAAATCACTGAAGTCAAACACGATATCATTGGTGACTTGCCGCAGAGCACAGCACTTGTGAATTATGTATTAGATACTATTGATGACATTCTAATCACAAAGTTCAAGACCTTTTTTGAACACAACAGTTTGCCCGTGCGTATTTTTCTCAGCGGTGGTATTGATACAACCTTGATGTGGAGTTATCTATGCAAACTTGGAATCAAACATGAAGTTGTACTGGCTGAACATCTTGAGTTTGACAAGTTCTGGGTACGCAATCATCATAGACTCACAGAACAAAACTGGGCATACAAACAAATACATCATTGGCGTGAACCAACTGTTCTAGTCAGTGGCTGTCCTGGTGATGAATTTAGTCTGCGCAATCCTGGCATGGCCAATATGTTGAGTCTATGTCACGACGGTCGTATGTTGCATGAGTGTATTGAACCCACTGATTTACACTACAATTATTTCAATTCACTGAAAAATCGCGAGTTGTTTATACAACAAAGGCAAGATCCCGAAGTTGTAAAGCTAATTCGTAATCCTGACACGCTCAACAGACATCTTTTAGATCGTGCTGCAAACGATCACCAACACTGGCATCTTGGTAACACATTGACATTTACACCCATGCGTGATCTTGCTATACTCAAAGAATTATTGAGCATGCCCTTTGATGTCATGCGCTCGCAGATGTTAAACAGTGAGATTAGTCGTTTGTTGATAGCACGCAACTATCCAAAAGCTCTAGATATTCTAAGCACACAAAAGAATCATGAGAACTATTTGGAAAATTTAGCTGGATTAGTAGCCTAGAATGTCAGCCAGCACAGGCATGCTTTGCTTGAAGTCAGTGCGCTTGACACGATCCATTGCTGCCACAAAATCAACAAAGCGTTGATACTTGATAGCATCAAATGGCATGTCTTGTAGTCGATCAACTATGGCACTTAGAGCATTCTGCGCATTGATCCGTTGATACTGTTCGATGTCTGCGTGGTCTAGGTAGCCCACGGTGTTTTGCAAGTTTTCTACTATCCAGGCACGTGATAGCAAAGGCAGCACACTTTCATCCATGAACCAACTGTTGTTCACAGTGCTGGCCACTCCAAAACTCACAACCTCAGGCCAATCCTGCGCCAACCACTCTACCAACTTGCCTACCAAGTGAAAGTTATAAGCACTGACTGTGATGTTGACTCTGGTGTTTATATCAGGTTGACTTCTTGAGTACAGATAATTGTCGCAGACTTCTGACCAACGTGTGCCAAATCTTATGTACTCAGCTGCTTCTCCCATGGCATCAATACTGAATATCAAGGTGATCTTGCCGGGATAATTCTGCAACATCTCTCGATCAATACAACTGCCATTGGTAAAGATCAACAAATTAGCCGTGCATTGCTGTTCAACCAACCATGTCAAGAGTTTTTTGCAATTAGGATCATAAAAAGGTTCTCCGCCAAGGATTACTATGTCCTTGATCCTTGGTAGCACTGTTCCAATCTTGTCTAGATCAAGTGGATGTCGTTCTTGAGTAATTGTGATGCTGTGTTCGTCGCTTGCTGTCCAATCCTGTGTGGTATCAATACCAGCTCGTTGATAAAAGTCAGTAACGCGACTGCTGGCTTCGGGCCAGCAGGTTTGACAGGCGAAGTTGCACACATTGCCTGGACGTATTTCCAATGTAATATCTTCAGGTTGGTAATGAGCGTAACTGCTTTGCGCATTGAGTCGCATGCTGTCTCCGCGTCCTTGAGATTCCAACTCCTTGCACACATGACACTCACTGGGCCATTGATCGTTAGACAACTGGTCGCGAAGTTCTACCAACTGTGATTTTTGGTGCCATGTAACCAGATTGACTTTTTGAATTTGATTTTGATCGCGCCAGGTTTGGTTGCCATGGAAACTACAGCAGGGTCTAACCAACCGATTGTAATCAATGGCCAGCCCGTGTTTTAGAAATTGACATTGCATGGGGTACTTATTGTGCCCGGTTGACCATTATTGGAAAAACCCATATAATTTGGTATATTAGATAACAAGGAGCCAAAATGATTTTAGCAGAAGAACTTACTAAATTAGTAACACTAGATCGTTACGAACTCAGCAACATTCTTGATCTAAGTGGCTACAAGAACATGAGTTTTAATTCTGTTAAGTTTTTGGGACTTACTAACAGCGGTACTTTTTGCTATTCTGTTAAGTATTTTGATGATCACCGCGATGGCGAGCAAACTTCCAAAGTATATGTTAACAAAAACACAACAGGTAATTTGGTAGCAGATTTCTAAAAACGGTTGGCCAATAATCCCCGTTTTGCTATAATATGTGTATAGTGAATAACAAGGAGCACAAAATGTCCAAACTTACTGCATTTACTGTTGAGCTGTACAAAACAGACAAGCGTATCAAAAAAGACGAGCGTTATGGTCGTAACCGAGCAGGGCTGCGTTTTGTAGAAGTAGTAGATTTTGCACCCAGCACTCGAGACTACATCAACACCGTTAAGGCTGATATGCAGAAGCGTGGTTTTGTTGTGAATGTGTTTGAAACTTTTGTTACAAAAACCAACATGATGTCAGGCTATGAATATAAAGAACGTTATGATACACCCAGCTTCTGCTCGCCAAGTTCCGAATCTTTTTGGAGTATGTAATGTTAAGAAAACTTATTGATCGGATTCCTACCCTAGATCCGGAGTTTGGAGACAATATGATTAACCTAGCCTTGGCATTTGTAGCAGGCTTTGTTATTGCCATGTTTATTTTTATAGATTAATATGTCAAGTATTCAAATACCCATGCCAGGTAGTGAAGTAGAATTTGATTTGATAGATCACATTGGCCCAAACATGATCCCACCAAGACCTGGAACCAAGGCTTTTCGTGGAGAAGTGCTGCCAAGTTATCGTTGGCTTACCGATAGGGAATTCTGTGTTAGTGGTGATGACGCTTGGCCTGTGCGAGTTATCAATGTGTCTAACATACGAAACTTGCGTATAACTTCTGGGCAAGCTCACTCAGTGAACACCAGCACTCAGACCTATACCATTGCAGGCAGCAAGGGCGCATCGTATTGTGTAACTAGATCAGCAGCGGGCTGGCATTGCCAATGTAAGGGCTTTGAGTTCCGCGGACGTTGTAGGCACATTGAAGAAGCTCAAAAACAGCCATAACGGCAAAATCACTTGATCAAACGTGTTGCTTTCTGCCTAACACTTGTGTAATATACACACACTGCGTACAGCAGAAATATTTTTTGAAAGGTAAACAACCGTGAAATTGATCAATCCAGAAACCAAAACCTACCGTGTGTTCCAGGCTCTGCAAGCCGGCGAAGCAATGAGTGAAAGCAAGGCAAAGAAAATGGGTATCGGCAATCTTGCTGCCGAAGTTAGCCGTATCCGCCAGCACGGATTCGCTGTGTACACTAACCAGCGCACTGCTGGCAATGGCGTGCGTGTTACTGAATACGTTCTTGGTAAGCCCAGCCGTCGTCTAGTAGCAGCTGGCTACAAAGCTATTGCACTTGGCTTGGCCTAAGTATTGATGGCATAACAATCAGGGCCGTAAGGCCCTTTTTGTTTGGCCAAAAATTGCAAAAAAGCTATAATCATAAGTAGATTATCCTGTGTGGAGGTAACATGAGTTTGTTTGATTTCCTGTTGTTGATGGCCTTGTTGTATGGATTGACTCAACTGTTCAAAAGACATGTTGAGCGTGGACTAGAACGTGAATTGCAAGGTTTAGAAAAAAATATTGAATACCTACGTAGAATCTACAAAAAAGTCACAGTAGAACAACACGGCGACATGTTATACATCTGGGAGTACGGCACTGACCAATTTTTGTTTCAAGGTAGTAGTGCGCAGGACTTTCAAGAGCGTGTGCCTCATGACATGGTATTGAGCGTAGTAGACGGCGATCCCGAAGTTATTAAACAATTCAAATTGATGTTCCCCCGCGAAGAATCTATATGATTTATGTGTTACAGCCAGAGTCGGCTGTGAGATTCCAAAAAGCTCTTGACCTGCTTGAACACGATCATGCATGGTGTGATACCTGGAATGAACACACTTGTAGGCATGAATTACCTCAACATCATCAAGATTGTCTTACCATGGTTGAGCCTTACTTCTTGACACAAATGGTACAGACCATGGGCCTTGATCATGTGCGTGGCTATGCTGACCGTAATTGGTTGCTGATTGGCAACGATATCATGAATAGCAGTTGCTGGCGCTGTATGAGCTCTATCAGTCCCGCCTATGCACCATTGGAGCCACTGTTTAGTCATCCTAGAATATGGCGCTTCTGCGACGATGCACATATGCAGCCGCAGGAAATAGAAATTCTAAGTTCGTGGTGGTACGCTCTAGACATAGGTAGCTTGGTAGCTCCTAGATTACAACATCATGTTGATAGGAAAAATCAATTTTTTGCCATGGTAAATGGTTATAGGCCTTATCGTCAACAGATTCTTGACCTTGTACACAGCAAAGGACTGTTGGAAACAAATTTTGTGATATATCACGGGCATCAAGGCAGTGCAGACATGACATCGCGATTGCAACAATTAGAACCCTTTGCTGACCTAGTGGGACGCAGGTTGACTAGAGATCATAATGTACAATATGAGGAAGCCGCTATTAGTCGTTATTATTCTGAGTACTCTTGTGAGCTGGTATTGGAATCCTTGGTTCAAGAAAGTCTAGTAACTGAAAAACTTGTAAGGCCAATTCTAGCACAGATGCCATTTGTGTGCTTTGCAGGCGCAGGGCATTTGGCCTATATTCAAAAGCTAGGATTCAAGACATTCCATGACATGATTGATGAAAGCTATGATCAAGAAAACAGTATCACTAAAAGAATTCATAAGATTGTGGATGTCTTGGTTAACCTGTGCAAAATGCCCAATGGCGTTCTTGAGTTTAGATCCGCCAGTAAAGATATCTTGCAACACAACTTTGATCATTTGTTTTGGTTGAACGGTAGAAAAGATCTTGACTATGCAATGTCGTTGCAAAAGTTTTTGAATCAGTGTAAAATACCCACAAGTACCACTATACATCCAAGCTGGAACATGAACAAGGGTGAATATTATTCAAGTCAGGCAGCTGCAAAACGCGGTCCTTGGTTTGATTATCCCAGCGGCAGAGATCATTATCTCACAAACAAGGACAAGGCATGAGGAATCACTATTGGACCTGTAGCAAGTTTGCAGACTGGCTTAGAGGCACTGCTAAACCCACAGCAGAAACCAGCAGCGGCTGGGCTCGTTGGCATCGAGAAGCAGAATCTCAACATCCTATTCGTTATTGGTTAGCCGACGAGGGGTTGGATTATCTACAAAATATATTTTATTGGCCCACAGACAAACTCTATGCTATCAAATACTACATCAACAATCGTTGGGTGAGTCGTACTCATGCTCTCACTGCTCATCCCCGCGACATACCGCGTGGCCAATGGCGCGACGTTGGCAATCGTTTTTTGCCCTGTTTATTCAATGAACTGGTAGACTTTGTTGAAGTGGAATTGGCCTGGTGGCACCTAGCCTGGGAAGGTCGTGAACAACGTGAGAAATATGCCATGCCTTGGTGGGCTGTGGGTTGGTGGCGTGTGCGTACCTGGCGCTGTGTACAAGCAGGTCTAGACAATCTTGACTGGCAAATGTCTCTAACACACGACCACCTAGCAGATGATCATCCAGATCGTAATCAACCCAGCCCACAGGCAGAACGTGCTCAAGAGATTTTGGCCTTATACAAATGGTGGACTGAAACTTATCCAAATCGCCCAGATCCCTACGAAGTCAGTGGGTGGAGTGCTTACTGCGATCAAAAGCGTGAAAAAGGCAGTCTTTTCTTTGATGAGGATGATGACAATCCTGATGTTGAAAAAGTAGATACCAAGCCCATGATAGACAAAATACAGGAACTAGAAGCACAGTATGAACAAGAAGACGAAGACATGATGATTCGCCTAATAAAAATACGCCAGTCGTTGTGGACCTAACATGAACAACACGCCCAACACTTGGTTGAATATTATGCAAAACACTTCTACAGTTTGTAAAAATGTCACAAACAAACAATATCAGCAGTGGCGCAAGGCTGTGGTGTTTGACTGCTGTCGTGGATTAACTCAAGGCCAAAGTTTTTGTGAGTATTTTAACATTCGCGATAACTTGCTACTATATAATGTCATACATGATACGGCTATAGACTCATACATTCGTGACACATATCTGGAAACAAAATTCCTGGCCCACTGATGATCCTTGGCACTGGAGATTTGGTGACAACACACAGCCAACCCGTGGATTTAGACACGCGGTTGAAGTTCATTTGCCGTTTGGTAGACTGGATATGGCTTTGGCATGGTGTCGTGAACAAACACAAGATGACTGGCGTTGGCAAATGATTGAAAATGCCACAGATCATATGCCAGGACGATATATCTTTTATTTTGATCATGACAGTGATCGTTTGGGGTTTGTATTAAAATGGAGTTAATAGTATAATGCAATGGCAACGCACAGGTGAACGCACACATGAATTAACTTTTACCAATCAGGTACGTATGCTGTTGGTAGATAGCAAGCCCTGTGCTGCTATAGTAAATCGAGTGAACGCAGGCCCAGTGGTTATACGTAGTCAACGAAGCCATCCTGAAGACATAGAAACAATCATCAGCGCATGGGTCAATCATCAACCTGTTACATCTGCTATAGTAGCACAATCAGTGCTGGACCGATTACTAGATCAAGAAGGTAAATTATGAATTGGCATAGAATGCTAGACCGTGTGCAACAATGGTGGCGTTATCCTCAACCCAATTGGTTTCAACGTAGACTCACAGGTCAATATACTGATGTAATTGACACTGAATTCACAGCCCTGCGGCAAGCGTCTGAAGAGTCTGCTAGGTATGTGCAGCTTCACATGCGCACAGTTCCTAACTTTAGCTGCGACTATGACTTGCACGACTGGGTAGTTAACACTCAACTTGATGTCAACTTGGTGTCCCGTGGCATTGTATTGGAATTTGGTGTGGCCACAGGACGCACACTGAACCAATTTGCTAGGCTGCTGCCCTCGAAGTTTATTCATGGGTTTGATAGCTTTGAAGGCTTGCCCGAAGACTGGACCAGTCGTATGCCTCGAGGTTTTTTCAAGAGAGACAATCTTCCTAGAGTACGAGACAACAGTTATTTGTACGTGGGTTGGTTTAATGAAACCTTGCCACAGTGGAAGGCACTCTATGCCAATACGCCGCTGTTGTTGCTGCACATAGACTGTGATTTATACTCCAGCACCAAAACAGTATTAACTGAACTGCGCGAAAACATTGTTCTGGGCACTGTGATCATATTTGACGAATATCTTAACTATCCCGGATGGCAACAAGATGAATTTGCTGCCTGGAAAGAATTCTGTAGAAACTATAATGTGAAGTATGAATACATTGGTCGCGTGAGCAGACACCAACAGGTTGCTGTTCGAGTAATCAGTGTTGGCTAAATCGGACAAATCTTGGTTGTAAAATAATAGTTTCTGTTGTATACTAGTTTCTGTAATACTAAAGCTAACCAAAAAAACAATCTAGGCATAGGGCCAACGATTGTACTGGTTACTAACAAGGAGAAGCAAATGGCAAGTGCCACACCTACCTACGCAAATCAGCGTAACTCGCGTTTTCATAACACTCAATCTCATCTAGTTGATCTTAAACAGCGTCTGCAGGACACAATCTCGGCTCTGCCACCGCAGGCACAGCGCAATTGGCATGCTGGATTGGCCAAGGCTCTCAGAGACTTCAAGAAGAGTCATCCTAAGTTAAAGAATTTCTTTGATCGCACTCAGTTTAAATTGTGTGCTGCTCAAGAGATTGATGCAGGTGATATCATGATTGATACCACTATGCAACGTGAACCCAATCTCAAATGGATTCTGCACATCATTGGCAACTTTCGTGCATTCAAGGCACAGCCCATACAGGTGTTCCGCACTCCCAATGGCAAGTGGGGAGCCTGGGATAGTCAGCACACTGCATTGGCCTTGATGCTGATTGTGGAAAACTTTTTTGGATTAGACATCAATGATGTAAAGTTTCCTGCCAACATTTATGACATCACCAGTCGCGCGGATCTAAGACAGTTGTTCATCAGTCTTAACACCACTGTGGGTAAAAATGCAGGCAAAAAGCCTTTGGACATCATTGATATCTTTGCACAGATGGTGTATGGTGTTGAGGTAGATGGCGCTATTGATCCTGAATGGGTAGCTGCATGGGAGAAACAACAGTACATCGCCAAGGCTGGTATGTTTGTCACAGCTGAAAAGTTCAACGACACTGACCAAGTTGGTGCCATTAGTCGCCTTAACGAGCTTGACGCAGCGTCAGTTGATGTGGTCAGACAGTTTTGTATCTACGGTGCCTTTGTTGTGGCCAGCCAGCAACGGCCAATCAACTCTAAGGAAATTCCTATTATCATAGAATTCCTCAACATGTGTGAACAGGAAAATATCACTTACAGTGATGCAGAAATTCAAGAAATGGCTGGCATCTGCATTGACTTGTTTGATGCAAACTTTGATGCCAAGGGTCCTTATTGGGAACAGGTACATCGTGCAAACGTCAATGCATACAATTCTGCACACACTGCCACACAGTTACCAAAACACCTTTGGCCGGCTGCTCCTGCGAATCTAAAGAACACTCCGATTGGTACATCATTTTTCTGGCATCAAATGCGTCAGAGCTGGGCAGTAAACAAGCCTCGAAGTTTTAGGTATCCCAAGAACAGTTTCAACGTTTTTGTTCCTGCTGCCACTGATCTGTTCTAAGGAGTATGTAATGAGTCATTTTTTTTACCTACACAAAGACTTAACTGGTGAACCAGACGCTTGGAAACTTGGCATTGCATTGACACCATATTCGGCAGTTAGAGCAAGACAAAAATTTTGTTGGAATAAGTTCAAACTTGACCATGTGTATTTTGGAGAATCCTATCATATAGGGGTATTAGAAAGTCTGCTCAAACGTCGTTTGTGGAGATACTGTGCCAAGTATGTAAAGTATGGCAGTGCTCAAACTGAAATGTTCAAACTTCCCATAGAAGACCTTATGAAAGAAATTGAACTAGTTATTGCTGAGCGGAAGCTTCATATTCACAAGTTAGATTTGCCCAATGGATATTCTGCAGCCAAGATGTCAGAATGTCCATTGAATCTGCCAAGTGAAGCAGAAGCCAGCAATTATTGCCGCTGGCTTTGTGAACAGCGTTGGAAATAAACATGAAATCGCTACAAGAACGTCTAAATGGTTTCAAACAAGTGAAATACACCAGAGTCAAACGCGATGGGGCCAGTTATGCTCAAACCGAAGCATTTGCTCAACGAGTGCTGCGAATCTGTTTGTGGACTTATTGCAGGTTGGAATCAGCCAATCAAACTGCGAGACTGGTGCGTGATATGATTGATATTGTTTTACGTCGGTATCATGGATACTGCATCAAAGAAAACATCGGTGCACACTATCGAGAGGTAGGACTTAAACCTGACACAAAAACCGACTTTGAACATGTGTTGCCTGCTGCTGTGGCTAGGGATCTGCTGCTTAATGATCGTATCACTATACAAGAAGCATTGAACATTCCAACTTGCGTTGTGAGTAGAAAAAATCATAGTAAACTTAACAGCCGTAGTCTAGCCAGCACCACGCCTGATATCTACTGGTTTTGGCAACGGTATCAGAGTCTAGGCATACAGATTGAAACACATGACGGCCTAGCTGTAAACACAACAACGTGGAATTTAGACAGCCATTACAAGCATTTTGGAATTCACTAACGCAATTTAATACTTATATTGATTCCATTGAAAAATACAATGGAAAAATGCCAAAAAATAGCTTGTATTAATGATATATAATCTGTATACTTTGTAGTGCAACAATTTTTTTTTAGGAGAAACCCAATGAAAGTAAAAGGAACCAAAACCGAACTCTGCTTGAAAGAAGCATTTGCTGGTGAATCAAAAGCCAATCGTCGCTATCTGTATTTCGCAAACATGGCAGATATTGCTGGTGCAACTGACGTGGCAAACATTTTCCGCCACACTGCTGAAGGCGAAACTGGACACGCACATGGTCACATGGAGTATCTAGTGAACGGTGGTGCAGGTGATCCTGAAACTGGCTTGCCAGCAACCAACATTATAGAAGCACTGGAAAGTGCTATCTCAGGTGAAACACACGAGTACACAGACATGTACCCAGGCATGGCTAAAACAGCACGTGACGAAGGTTTTGACGAGATCGCTGACTGGTTTGAAACCTTGGCCAAGGCCGAACGCAGCCATGCAGGCAAGTTTAAGAAAACACTTGATGCATACCGAGCAGAACAAAACATTTGATTTGCAGTATGACACCACTGTAACCGATGGTGTCATAACTTTAACCAACCCCAACACCACGTTGGGGTTTGTTCGCTTCAAACCAACTGGCGCTATAGAATATATTTTTGTCCAACCCAGGTATCGTAAACTAGGTTTGGCAAAGAAATTACTAGGAAAAGTTAGAGAGATAACCGGAAACAATCCTGTGCCCGAACCTCCTATCAGCCCGTTAGGACACTGTTTATTCAAAGATATCTAAATGAAATATTTTTTATCAGTAATTTTATTTGCCAGCAATGCTTGGGGCTCAGAGGGCGAAGCACTTGCCAAACAACGGGCCTGTCTAGGATGCCATAGTATTCAGCACATTGGTATCAGTTATCCACCTGCTCTTGAACGGGTGGCAGAAAAACACAAGGATAATCCAGATCATGTCCAAAATGTGATCCGAAATGGCAAAGGCAAGATGCCTGCTCATCCCACGCTTACAGACGCAGAGATCTTGATATTGACCAACTGGATTCTAAATCTGGTAAAGTAAAGCTCCTTAGGGGGCTTTTTATTTGACACCACAACAGTTGACAGAAAATTCTTGAAGTCTTACAATATAGAGTCGTGATTAATCAAGGAGTATCAATGCTGAAATATGAAAGTATCTATGCAGTCAACCATGCCATCCTGCGATTGCAAGACAACAAGAGAGATAGATATGGATGGAGTCGTGAGAAGACCCGAGACTCGGACCAACTAACAGTGTTTACTCTTGAGCCACAGGCTGAAAAAGAAAGCCTGAGTAATCTTGCAACGATGCTGGATCTAGGACGCAGATTTAATCAGAGCTATTTGGTGTTTACCGATCGTAAGATACAGTTGCTGGGTACTGCTGATACTGATATTGATGGTGTTAAGGCGCAACTTGATCCAGAAGACTGGCGTAGACAGTATGAACAATGGGGACAAGACACTGGATTGAGTCGTGTGCGATCAAAATTTGAACGTAGCAGTCAAGGTGTCATGGCTCAGCTGGCCACTTGGAAACGCTGTTTGGCGTTGGCCAAACACCAAGGTGTTTACAGTATAGAGTCAGGTAAAAAATTAACCAATCGTCGAGAAATAATTACTGAGTTTTGGGATTATGGTTTTGCTGCCATGCGTGGGCGTCCGTTGTCTGTGGCCCCGATATCGCAAGTTGGTGAACGTAGCGAACTAGAAGAAATCACCAATCGCGCTGAAACTTATCTCTACAGACGAGGATACAGTGAAGCTGCCCGTAAAATGGTAACCAATTTTACAAGTCTAAACAGAATCGCTGCCTGGCCAGGTGCTTGGTAACGTTTGGCCAAAAAATACTGCTATTGTATAATGTGTGGTTACTTAAACAGGAGGATATATGTTTGCACGCAATTATATCGCAAAGTACAATGTAAGCAGTAACAAAAAAGCAATTGTGCAATATTACAAAATACCCGCCACAACAAAATGGGTAGAATACATGCTAGATAGGCATGAGATTAACAAAATACTAATGGATAGCGAATTTGCAACAAAAATGGACTTGTTAGAAACACTACAAATTTTAGAACGCAAAATAGACTACATGTACAAGCATCCTAATTTTAATTTTAAAAAAGCAACAGATTTGTTTCATATTTTGAAAAATGCAACAAAAGTTAAAGAAGTTGCAATTATAAGCAAAAACACAACCAGCAAAAAAAGCAAGAATAAAAAATAAAGATTTGACCAGAATTCTCCAATTTGCTATAATGTTTGTACATTAACTAACAAGGAGCAAACTTATGTTAGCAAACACTAAACAAATTCGCGCTGTTATTAATCAAGCAATCGCACAAAATCAGGGTCGTGTAATTAGCACATATACCGATGCTCCTATATTATCAAAACCAAAACTTACAACCAAACGCTATGTATCCTATTACATGCTTAACACTCGTGCAATCAGCCTTGCAATTTTAACAACAGCACAAAATATTGCTAAAAATCTGGGTTACACAAACACAATTACTTGTGTAAATCGCAACATTCGTGCAGTAGCAGTTCTTGCATAAAACGGTTGGCCTATAATCCCCGTTTTGCTATAATATGTGTATAGTAGCTAACAAGGAGTGCAAAATGTCAGAACGTATAATAAAAGCGATACCAGACGTAGGATACGTTGCTGTTGACAGCGAAGCAAGCCCCGGTGTAGGACGTTTTGCTGTTGTACATTTTGCAACAGATTACGATGCTTGCGGCTTTGATACGTTTGAAGAAGCCTGGGCTGAACTTGAACTTTTGGTTGGCCAATAATCCCCAATTTGCTATAATATGTGTATAGTAACTAACAAGGAGCACACAATGAGTAAAAAAGCAATTTCCGGTGAAGTACAGATGTTTGGCATGTCCGAAGACGCAATTCGCGAACAGTACATGAATTCAATCTCGGCTAAGTTAGTTGGCCTTGAGATGGTGGTTGCAGGTATTCTTAGTGATTGTCAGGAATTGACAGAGCGTGGGCAGTTAGAGCAAGTTCGTAAGCAGTTGAACGTGGCAAAGTTCATCTTGTTTGAGATGATGGATCAGAAGGAGGCAGCATAATGTCCATGCTAAGTGCCTTTGCTTTTATCGCTGTCTTGCTCACAATGCGGGCTTATTTCAAAGGTTGGAACTGGGAGGCAGTATAATGAACACATTAGCAAAGTTTGAAGAACTAGGCAATCGTGCAAGTTTTCATTATGCAGATGACTCGTGTAAAGAATGGGATTTGGCTCGTGATTGCAAAGATCAAGCAGAGAAGCTGTTTGTTCAGCATCCAGAGCTGCGCGAGGAAATGATCAAGATTTCCAAAGGCTTTTTGTGGACATTGTCTCCAGCACTGAAAGGAGCATACTAATGAGTATTCAATACATCACTGATGGTCGCAACGGACGCGGCGAACGTGTTATTTTGTGGCGCACTGGCGAATACACTTACGAGCTTGACGTTGGTACAGGCATCTACAAGAAGAATCTCAAGTTTTACGAAACTGAATACTATGAAGCGTTGGAATTTTTTAATTCTGCTGTCTTGAACTATCAAGACTTGGAGAGTGTATAATGGAAAAGATATTCATTGTGGTAGAAAAAATTGAGTATGAAGGATACACGATTATGCGTGCATTTTCACGGTATTCAGATGCTGCGGCCTATTCAGATGAGTTAACAGCAAACAATACCGTGCCTTTGTTTGAGTACGATGTATTAGAACGTGAGGTGTACTAATGAACTTTGATCGCAAGGTTAAATTTGTAACTCGCACCAACGGCAATGGTTATTGGTCTGACAAAGCAAAAACAGTTCGAGTCAATCGTGTAGAATTGGCTTCTTTAACCACTGAAGAGTATGCTACATACGGTGAATTGCGAGTGTACTTCAACACTCAAGATTGGAATGTTGAATCAGACGGATTGATCTATTCGGACATGGGATGGAAACACTCGTTCCTAACCTGTATGGAAAAAACTTTTGGTTTTAGCCCAGATGCTATACTTGACGTTTCTTACACTGAACAAGGTATGCAGGGCACTGACTATGTTAGCCTGGATGTAGGACAGACGTTTTTAAACGAGTGTGCGCCGCTGTATCGTTTTGCAGTACACAAAGAAGCAGTTAACCTTTAATACACAATGAAATTAACATGGCAGCGTGATCCAAAACCGTTGTACTTGTGTGCAAGAATGGCCTATGAGCACGGCGCGGTCACTCCCACTGGCCTGCGCGACGAGCACCTAGATCCTGTTGCAGCATGGTGCCAGGAAAATCGCTGTGGTGTGAGAACTGCATTTGATCAGTTTCGTTTTCGCAATGAACAAGAAATTGCAATGTTTTTGTTGAGGTGGTCTTGAACTCAAGACAACGCAGACAACTTAGGCGCCAGTATCCTTATTTGGTGATCACCCGTTATCATGACTATGGTTCGTATCTTGACGCATGGGAATGGTTAAAGGAACGATACGGCGTAGGCAGATTACAGCCCCAAAATCAAGTTGACGCAGGGTGGCATGAGGAATTTACATCAGAGAACGATCTTGACAATTGGAATTTTGGCGTAAGATGGCATTTCAAACGATCGCTTGATGCCACGGAGTTTGCATTGAGGTGGTCATAGTGTATTATCTAAGTCGCGCAGGCTCTCATCATCATAATCTGCTGCAATACTGGCGAAAAAATAGTTACCAATTTCAAGACACTGATTTTTGGTCGTGGTTGAAAGACACCCATGGTGCAGACCTAGACAGGAAAGCCAATCCTGTACGTTGGCAATTTAAAACTCAACAGGAATTACTGTGTTTTGCACTGAGGTGGGCATGATTTATCGAGCAAAGATGCCTGAAGCATTTGCCAGGATTGAGTGGTGCAAAAAAACATTTGGTGAAACCGATTATGATCAAGAGTGGTGGCGTGATCGCGGATATGTTTGTTTCCGCAATAAACAAGATTATATGTTGTATTTGCTGAAGTGGACATGACCAAATCCAATAGACTAGATCACAGCAATCCTTTAAGCAGACCTTATTCTGAAAGATTGAATGAATCGGGTTTTGTGCATTGTGTGCCTATGCGCATGAGCATTGAACCTTTCACACTTGATGATGTTCATTTCTGGTTGAGTGATCATGGACAACGTGTTAAAGTAGACTATATACTCAGTAATTGGTCAGTATATTTCAAAGACAGAACAATAGCTATTCTTTTTGCACTGAAATGGAGTTAGGGCCGGAAGCTTAAATGGTATAAGCGTCCGACTCATAATCGGGGGATAGAGAGTTCGAATCTCTCCCGGCCCACCAAACATCATGGAATCTGAATATCCCAATCTAGATCAAGACGTTGAGGCCTGTGACTGGATCTGCGCCAAGATCCGTGCGCGAGATGACTATGCACAAAATTTCTATGCTGCTCTGTGCAACAACGAGTTTCAGCGCAATGAAGTTTGGCCCATACTGAAAAATCAAACCTGGGGCTGCACCTGGCGGTATGCAGGTGGTATTGTGGCCTATGTGCGTGACCAAGGCGACTACATTGATTGGTATTGTTCGGGAATTCGCAGCGAAGTTGGACAAGGCAACAACGGATACGTAAGTGAAGGTTACATAACAGACGAAGTCCGTAAAGATCTGCTGCGTTTGGGCTGGATAGAATTTGAGCCTGAAAACTCAGATTGACCAAATAATACCAATACCGTATAATTACGGTATGAAAACTAAAGCCAAACTTCCAAAACTGCGCAATTGGGTCGTTAAAAACGATCACAATCGAGCTGTTCGTCATCGTGATGCCACACAGTATCAGCGCAGGGCCAAGCATCAAAATCGTGGGTTAGTAAGCACTTACCTAGTTCAGGTTGACCAATAATTCCCGTTTCTATATAATAGCAGTACAGTAAACAACAAGGAGTTAAAAATGAAACAAAAAGAACTAGATACCCTCAGCGCAGGTCAGTATGCCTGGGCTGCTGCCCAAAATGCTAGAATGCGAGCCATTGCCATGTGGAGTCACTATACACACGCCGAGCGCACTCGTGCAGAGCGCATGCGGCTGGCACTGGAACTTTGCTATGCTGCCAAGGGCTTTCACGTTAATCCACGCGAAAAGTTCATTTCAATCAAAGTGGACAAACCGCAGATACGTGATCGTAAACAGTTGCGATTGCTTGAAAGCGATTGGACTGAACAGGGCATTGTTAAAATTGCAACTGCACAGGGTGTAACATACCGTGTTGCTAAAAAATAAACATTGACCAATAATTCCCGTTTCTATATAATAGCAGTACAGTAAACAACAAGGAGCCACAGTATGTCTAAGAAACACTTTGAACTGCTCGCCCACTACATTTCAACCATGCTTGATCCACACTGCCGTTTGAATGCGGCTGTGGCAGTGGCATCGGCCTGTAAAGCAGCCAATCCTAGATTTAACGAGCAGCGATTCTTTGCTGCCTGCAACATCAACACACCAGTATCTGCTGAGGTTTAACATGACTTATCGTGTGTTCAAACATGGTCAAGAATTTGGTTCACGCAAAGGCCTAGAAGGTCCATTTTACTTTGGCAATGGCAGGGTGTTATACTATGATCCAAAAGCCGGAGATTATTGGGATCCGCTTACAGACTTTTATGTGGATCGTGAAGAAATCAACCAGCTGCACGAGTACATGGCAAAGATACTGTCCAGATAGACGGTTGACCAAAAAATGCCCATTTGCTACAATATTGGTACAGTAAAAAACAAGGAGTTTCAATGTTGTCAGAAAAAGAGCAAGTGTTTAACATTTTGAAAAACAGCCCGCAGTTTGATCGTGAGCGTCATGGTAGCTTGTATGATCGTGGATCGGCGGACAGTTACTATCATCGTCCACGTAGCCCGCATTGGTGGCCCGAAGGCACCAGTATTGGCAAAAAGATTGTAGATCTTACTGAGGCAGAACGCGAAGAGTACTATGCAGGTTACGATTATAATGAACAATTTGGTGACAAGAAAAGGTGGGATTAACATGGGCAAGATGAAAGACATGGCTGTTGACATCATGGCGATGGCTGAAAAACTCAACGATCCATATGGTTTTGAACATGAAACTGTGGAATATATTGCAACTGAATTTCAAATCAGTTGTGACGAAGTGCAAGCGGTGTTGGACATGATTGTGCCGCAAGAGTATGCTGACATTGACGCTGAATATTATGGGAGTGTGTAATGGAAAATTTTCTTATTAGTGTAGAACATGATCCGGTGTCTGGCGCATACATGGCCAACTTTTATCAAGGACAGTGTATATTGCTGGGTGCCACTAGCTATCATGATGCAGTGCTAGAAGCCGACTTGCTTGAACCTGAAGAATATGAAGTGGGGTATAACTAATGAACCGACTTGAACTTCTTGCTAACGAAATAGCCAGTCTCAGCAACACCAGTCTTGAACGATTGGCTTTTATACTGGCTGAAGACTACAATCCAAGAGCCACGGTGCTAGAACAGCAGCTCAATCATGCTATGTTTGACAATGATGTAGCTCAGCGATTGGGAGTTATCCATGGGTAGTTTTAGCTATGTGCTTTTGGCAATAGCCAATTTAAGTGGACAGGTACAAGGCATGCCAGACGCAGAAGTGCGTGGCTACCACATGTCTGCCGCAGACTGTGAACAAGAGCGACTGCGTGTTCAATTGCTTGACCGTCAAGGACGTGTGAGCTTACAATGTATAAAGGTAAACAACAATGCAATTAAATGACTACAAGATAAACTGGGAAGAAACTGGCGAGGTTTTGAAAAAATTTCATGTAGCATGTAATCAAACCCACGGATGGCCCTATGAAGCAGGTTGGTTGAGTTCCACCCTGCAAAGACTTATTAGTACCTTGCCATTGGATCAAATGGAACAAGAACTTGAAATGTTTAAATCGCAAACTCGACAACTTGAAGCTATTGCTATTGTGTCTAAATTAACTGGATAATCATGAACCAACTCATTATTGATCGTTTAGCGGCACAAAGCACTGATGATATACTAGGTGTACCCGTGTTAGACCGATCTCGTTTTGCCAAGTTGATTGTACGGGAATGTATAAGACTTTGTGATGAAGTTGACCTAGCAGGTGCCGATGATTGTATTGATAAAATTCAAGATCATTTTGGAGTTGAATCGTGAACGAAGCAATTGAGTTCGTTATGCAGTTTTACAATATTTCCAAGGAAGATGCCGTGAATCTTTATTGGGATGAGGTTGAAGCATACATGCAATTACTTAATCATGGAGTTGACTAATGTTTTGGTTTATGATATGTTTGGCACTTATTTTGTTGAGTATGCGATGAACGAAAATGTTAAAGCAATGTGGGCTGATCCACGGTTCAAACTGTTAGCAGACCTTGATAGACTGCTGGACGGTGATAAGATATGGGGTGGCATGGAATGGGTATATCATCCTATTCATCCTGCCAAGTATCGTCCTATGGCAGAACGGATTCGTGCAGAATTGCGTAACCTGTATACCGAATATGGAGTTGAAGAATGAACGAACGAATTAAAGAACTTATGGTCAGGTTGGTACCAGATGCCTTTATGACATATAAAGGATATCTATATCACTCCAGCGATCCTAAAGTTTTTGAACACAGTGATCCCGAGCCACTTTACA